ATCTCGACATTGAGAAATTGATTGTCTATGTAAGTCAAGACCCCTTGGAAGAGAGCAAGAACATGGTATTTACGAATACAGAATTTACTGTAGAATAACTTCCATCTCAAAAAAAAAAGCTATGGCTGATGTAACAAAAAGCTACGTTATCTGTACCCCCGGTTCGGGGTCGGGTGACACCCAGCTCACGCTCAAGGCGAAAACCGCTAATCTGGGCAACCGTCTGAATCAGACGGACAACTTCACAATCACCGCTCCCGGTGTTTCCCCCAACAAGCAGTTCGCTGCAATCCTTCAGGCTGCTGCCGAGTTCATCTCGTTCGATGACGGCGCCGAGGCTGCTGTACCCAAGGAGGGTGGATCGGTAGTGCTGGACGGTATGTCCAATGCCGACACCATCACGTTCTCGAAGGCTGCCGGTGCCATCATCACGGAAGACATCGCAGCAATTTCGTATCAGGCCAACGGCGCTGCCGCTACGTCGGGAACCGCTATCCCCAGCGACCCCGGTGCAACGAAGAAGTTCGCGTTCGTGCTGACGCTCGATGCCGCCGAGAACACCACTATCTCGGAGCGTACCCAGCAGATCACGGCGACCACCAAGGGCACCAAGACCGCTACCATTACGCTGAAGCAGGCTGCCGGCGATCCGTACCTGAACATCGACAAGACTTCGGTCAATGTACCGCAGGACGGTTCGGGCGTGACGATCGCTGTAACGACCAACACCACGTTCACGGTATCGTAACGTTTCAAACCCTATCATCCCGGAGGCAGGGCGACCTTCCTCCGGGAACAATTAAAAACGAGTATGGCTATTCAGGAAACAACAATTGCTTGGGGAGATGGTTCTGGCGACAACTTCTATGTGTCGTTCGATTCAGCAACGCTTCCCGGTACAACTTCGGTTGAAGTAACGTCGGACCCTAACTACACTGGAGTTCAGCGCGAAAAGACCGTTACCTTCACAACCAATGCGCCGGGGATTCCCGTAGCCTCCCAAGATTCACGGCAATTGAAGGTCATACAACTCACCGATAACCTCGTTATTGCCACTTGGGACACTGCTCAAACGGTGGGTCTGTACGGTGGTACTACCAAGGCCGGATTCCCCAAGAATTAGAAACCTTTCATTAACATTTAATAACAAACTATTATGGCAAACACCGAGAAAATTCAGGCCAAAGTCGCCAAGATTCGCGAGAGCCTCGCTATCACCCCCTACGCCACCATGGAGACGGTCAACGACCTGCTCGAGATCATCGACATGAAACTGGAAGACGTCGCATCGGCAAGCGCCGCTGAAGCCAGTGACGCCAACGCCTAACCGAAAGTAAGGCAATGTGGGTTATCTACAACAAGTGGATTCCCGTCGGGAAATTCTGGATGATGACGCTCTGGTTCATGATCTTCGTTCGCGAGGACAAACACGGGCGCATCATGCCTCCGGAAATTTACCGTCATGAGCGCCGCCACTGGCATCAGGTTCTCCAGATCATGATCACGTCGTTTGCCGTGTTCTTGACTACTTGGCTGATCTACGATTACAACCCGTGGTGGTGGCTTCTGTGGCTGACGTCGTATTATGCCGTGTATGTGGCGTGTTGGTTCATCGAAATTTTACTTCCGCCGCATGACATGGCGTACAAGAACATCTGTTTCGAAACTGAATGTCAGTACACTCAAGACGACCCCGACTATTCGCGCCACTTTTGGAACCATTGGTTTGGGTGGTTAAAGTACATTTCGAATAAGAAATACCCACCCAAGAGGTAACGATAGACGTTCGTAAAGGAGAGGCCCGGTTCACGCCGGGTCTTTTCGCGTTTTGAGGCCGAAAATCTCATTGGCAGCGAGTTTTCTTATACGCGCCTATACACGTGCCCCGTCAGAACGGTTTGCGTCGCCTAATGGCCTACAACGTTTATGGTGGTACCAAAGCGTGCAACGGTGTTCGGGATAAACAGGGGTAAACCACTTCAACGACACGCGACCCATACAGCAAGACTTCCTATTGGCAGTAGGGGGAAAGGGGGTAAACCTCCTTCGCTATATCCCCCACCAGCAAGAATGATTCTTGTGTGCGTGCGTGAGGATGTGATTGTGAAACAAAACTGTTGAAAGAAAATGACTGCAAATGAATGGAGATTTAAGATGTGCGTGTTGGCACGTGATGAATGGCGTAAAAACTGTGATGAATATCCGGGACTGTGTCATCTGTTCGTGGATATTATTATGGATAACGGAAGGTTGACGACCGATGATGAGGCGTTGAATGCGAAAATTGAAACCTATTTCACACCTCCTCTGTACCGGGCCACTGATGTTTCTATAAAAGACGTTATCCCAGAATTTCGTCGCCCTGCTGGAGGAAATCGTGAATCAGCGTTCTGGTGGCCAAAGGGCGAAAAGGCAAAACGGTTGGAGTTCTTGAACAATTTGGTACAGATTTACGCTAACTTAATCGACAAGGAGAATTAATCATGGTATTTCGTAGAACAAAGACCAGCGTTACCGCTTGGAGCGTTATTCGCGAGTATATGTCCAAGTGCTCGTATGGCAGTTTGGTGACTCAAAAGGCTATTCGCGCCATATTGGAAGAACGCGCTGAAAATTATCGTAAGTATGGTTCGTTGACGACAATGAACTCATACTTCAACCTGATGGCGGGCGCAGGTTACATACGTCATTCGCCACAGTATGGCGTTTGGGTGGTGGTGAAGCCTATGCCCAGCGATCTGACGGCTTCAAAGTTAAAGAAAGAGTATGAAAATCGCCCGCAGCGGCGTGGATATGCTTATGGCAGCGTACAGGATAGAAATAGTTCGCGTAAACTTTTTTGAGTACTCGTTTGTCGGGTCTGATAGCTTGGGTAAAAGTATCGTGGCGAAGGCGCTAACGTACCGCAACCCAAGCCCATTTGCGTATTCGGACCAGATTCAAATGTTTGATCGTCGTGCGTTCACGTTCAAGGTTGGTATGCTACCTACGTTGGTGAAGAAGCTATCGTCTGCAGGGCGGGAGTATCGCTTGACGGACTATGACTTCAAATTACCGCGTTCGGTGAAGATCGACGAACGTTTGTCAGGAAAGTACATCCACCAGCGACGGGCTGTTGAGGCATTCTTCAGGCGCCGAATTGGAATTATAGTCGTCCCCACGCGTGGCGGCAAGACCTACATCGCCGGAGAGTGCATACGAATCTTCCTGAAGACCGAAGCCGTATCAAACAAGGCTCTTTTTCTGGTAGACAGTAAAACCCTATTCCAGCAGGCGATCGATGATTTTAAGCGCTATTTTGAGCCTTATGGCGGTATTGAAATTGGCGAAATACGCGCCGGGCGTATCGACACCGAAAAGCGTGTAACTGTTGGCATGATTCAGACCGTTCAGTCTACGCTGTCAAAGCGGTGTAAGGAAACAGGCAAGAAGAATCAGTTGAAAAACTTCTTGAAGAGTTTACGGTTCTTGATCGTTGACGAAGTACACGATAACGCATCAGCGCCCAAGTTGAAGATATATCGAAGTTGTAAGCGCCTCACACATCAGCTGAGCCTTTCGGCCACGCCGTATCGCGCAGAAGCGTTTGTGGAGAACTTACATCTGAAGGCTTGGAGCGGTGATGTCGTTTATCGTATTCAAGAAGAAACGCTGCGCGAACGTGGTGTATTGACTGAATACAAAGTGTTCCTACTGGCTTTGGAACAAGACGCTCGTGCCTTGCGTGCAGCTACCTATGCAGCGTACCAAAAGGCGTTGATATTCAACTCTCAAATACGCGACGCCATAGTCGTTAAGGTCATTGCCATGTGTCGTGAGCGCGGGTTCAAGACGTTGGTGATGTTTCAATCCGTCGATCACGGTCGTCACATCAGCGAACTTACAGGTCACACGTTCATTCACGGTGATACCGATAACGAAGAGCGTGAGCGCGTAAAGAACGAATTTCTGGCGCGTACTGATGGCGGAGTACTGATGGCGTCGAATATCTTCAAGAAAGGTGTTACGCTGCCTGAAGTAGAGATACTGTTCAACGTCGATGGCGGGTTGGAGAACGCCAACACTATCCAGCGTAAAGGTCGTGTTCTTGGCGCAACCGAGGCTAAAACGCGCTCTGCCATAATAGACTTCATTGATATTGACGACGCATATTTTTCTGAACACTCATCGACACGGTTAAATACCTACGTTAAGGCCGTTGGCGAAGAAGGAATTGGAATACTCGACACAGCGGTTGATGATTGGTTAAAAACGTTAGAACGATGGCTGACGATTTGGTTATCCGTAAACCTGCACTCTACCGATACGCCGTGAGGCTGTTGGTGGATGTGTTGTATCAGATGGGATGTGATATGCGTCAAACGTTTCGCGTGAATGATACCGACATCCACACATGGAACCACTTCACTGAACGCTATCCCGCAGCCGGAGAGGACTTCGTACGACGGTTCATTCTGTTTCAATTACAATGTCGATACGGCGATCGCGCCAGTGTGAGTCGTAAGGCGTTAAGCCGGACGCGGCTGACGTGGATGGTGAGCAAGGCTGCTATAAAGTCTTGGGAGAAGATTTATCCCACTACAGCCACGCGCTATACCGCTTCAGGCTTGAAGAGCCGTTTTGACGTTTCTACGCTCAAGAACGAAACCGAGTTGCCAGCGTTACTTATTAGGCTTATCGATCGCGAAGAAAAGGCCAAGGCAGCCTTCTACGGAGTGAATAAGGGCTTTGCTTGGTGTATCATAAATACTACGCTCTACCATCATCGAAGCCCGTGGTGTGCGACGTGTAAGTTCAAACAACAATGTAAAAAATTACTGGGTATGAATTACCCTCTTGTATACAAAATACGAGGATATGTTGAAAGATAGACTATCGTCAAGCCTTATCACCGAACTGTTTTCAGTGGCTATGCGTAAACGCTCGGTGTTCGATATATTGAAGCAATATTTGCGCTTTTCGTATCTTCAGGTTGAGGCCGAAAAGAAGGTTTGGAAACTGATGACCGAACGTCATTCAAAAACCGGGCGTGTACCGACAGTGGGTCAGTTGCAGCAGGCGTTCTTGGACGATGAAGGTGTACTGGAGTTAATCGAGAATATTCGCGACGTTGACGTGACGGATGAAGACGTACCGTCGTTGATAACTTCTTTGGAAGCGTATATTCGTCAAATGAAGTTCTTGGACGCGAACGACCGTATCGCTGATGCCTACAATTCCGGCAACAAGGAAAAGGCATACAACATACTCATCAATTCAGCTGAGGAAATATCACACTTCACTATCCAGAATGCCAAATACGACCGCGTGTTCAGCGACTTCAACCGCCGCCAGCTGGAGCGCCGCAGCAACGATTGGAACTACCGATTCCGCATTCCAACGTGTATTGACGAGTTGGATTACAAGTTGGGCGGTTCTAACGGCGGTCCCGAAACCGGAGAGGCGTGGCTGTGGATGGGTATATCGGGTGCTGGTAAATCGTTCGCGATGGTCCATTTAGGCATAGCCGCCTCACGTCAGGGGTATCGCGTGGCGCATTTTCAGTTGGAAGGTACTCGCGAGCAGGCTATGGCACGATACGATTCAGCGTGGTTGGGTGGCGTCTACCAAGATGTGAAAGTCGGCAACATCTCAGACAATAAACTGAAAATGGCACAGCGCGTTGTAGCCAAGTTAGGAAAGACCGACATCATAGTCATCGCCGTGGAAAGTTTCGGTGGGATGACTGTTACCCAGATGCGTCAAGAACTTCAAGACATTGAACGCGCCTACGGCAAGGTGGATATGATTATTTGGGACTACCTTGAACTGGCTGAATTGGGCGATGGTCACAGCTATTCGATGAACGAGGAACGGTTCCGCCAGATGAAACTGGCTCAACAGGCCAAGATGATGGCTATGGAATTCAACGCCGTGGTTCATGTCGCTACGCAGGCCAACGGCATTCCGCCCGAGTTACAAAACGACCCTGACTTCGTCATAACGCGCTACAATCTTTCAGAGGCCAAAGGTAAGGTGAACCCGATGGACGGTTTTGTGACGATGAACTTCACCTCCGACGAACGCAAGGAAGAAATCATGCGGTTGTACTTGGATAAGGCACGCGAGCACAAGGCCGGGGACATTATCCGTATTTGTAACAACATGACCTACTCGCGGTTCTATGACCGCAAGCGCACGCTGGAAATGCCGTGGGAGGAAATAGCTGAAGAGCAACACGCCACTAAATCGAAACGCGGTCGGCGTAATACGTCGGTAGATGATGACGAATAAGTGGGGCATAGACGTTCGCGAGTTGTTAGGTACGAACGGGCGTTTCAATTCGCGCCGTACCGAGTATATCACCACGTGTCCTTTTTGTGGCAAAGAATCTCATTTTTATGTTAATCTTTCCACGCTGCGCTTTTCGTGTAAGAAGTGTTGGGAAGAGGGTGGGGTCTATAAACTGTTGTCGCATTTCGATAAACTGTATCTATTAGACGGCGCCACCATCGAACAACGCGATGTAATACCTAAAATACGAGATTTGACTGTCGCTGCTGCCGAAGACGTTAAACTGGAAGCCCTCCCGCCGCGGAAGATGCCAGTGGGCTACAAAGTATGTTCTCACGACCGTTACCTCGAACACGACCGCAGGCTTACTCCAGCTGTCATGAAACGATACGCCATTGGACGTACTAATCTTGTAAAACGCTATGCTGATTATATCCTGATCCCGGTCACCACGAACGGCGTTATAACGGCCTTTCAAGGGCGTTATGCTTCGAAGCGTGTACCGCCAGAGGCTTTGCGTTGGCGTAATGACACGGGGGCAGACTTCGCCAAAATGCTGTATGGGTATGACGATATAACAGCGCGTGGCGCTACGGTGATATTGGTTGAAGGGGTGTTTGATAAAATAGCTGTTGATCGACGTTTGAGGCTTGACGAGTGCGATGATGTTAAATGTTGCGCTACGTTTGGTAAGAAGATAAGTGATTATCAACGTGCCATGTTACAGTCTAAAGGTGTCCGCTCGGTGGTGCTGCTGTACGACTTTGACGCTATCAAGGAGATCAAAAAGTACGCATTCGAATTGGACAAATACTTTTCTACAAATATAGTTTTCACGACCAAGAAGGATATTGACGAATGCAACGAAGTCGAAACATTGGAGGTTTTTGAACACTTGCAGCGTCCTCGTGATTTTGCTTGGAACGTAATAGGAAAACTTAAAAGGTAGAGCCATGAACAATAATTCACATAGCCTTTCGGTGGCAGAATATTTTCATGTTATTCAGCGTGAATACCTCATGGCTGAATTTAGGCGCAAGATATATTTCTCCCCCAAGGATAAGCGCTATTTTTCGCGCATTATGGAGTTCAAGCGCGAAAAGATCGAAGACATCGCCAACCGCAACAGGCTTACTTCTATATTTTCTTCGCCGGATAAAATGCGTGATGTGCGCGCTGAACTGTTCGATGCGCTTAACCGTCCGCTGTTTGCGTTAAACGCAAAAGATTTGGCGAGTTACTATTCAGTGAACAGCGATTTTTCCTACCAAGGCGAAGTGTGGAAATTAGACGCCGTAAAGGGCGACTGCGTTACACTTTATAACGAGCGTGCTCAGGTTTATGCCGATGGCATACCGAAGAGCGAAGTTATACGAGTGTTGTAAAAATTTTGAAAATTTCTTGAAAAGTTCTTTGTACAATGGAAATTTTCACCTACCTTCGTGCTGTGGATGTATGAAAACATCTTAAATTGTAAAACAAAATCGGCATGAAAGCGTCTGAAAAAGCCTACAAGGAATTAGAGTTCTTGGCAGTTAAATACGCCAACAAACTCTACTCTTACGGGGAATTATCGTTGGAACGCGATGATCTGTTACAGGAATTTCGCCTCAAAATCTTCACTTCTATAAAGGCATACGGACGCCGCTGGTTGGCGTATCGTCGAGGTATGGCAGTGCGGCCTGTTCCGCTGCGGTACTACGTTGAGTGTGCTTGTTCGAATAAGTGTACTGACCTTATGAGGGCTATTCGTAAAGAAAATCACAAACTGCGTATCGATCAAACGGCTTACGATTGTGGCATAGAGGATATCGTTACAACCGAACCGGAACTCAATCGCTTTGTTATCAACGGTGTTGACGTATTAGCCAACCTCAAAGGCTTGAAGCGTGTTATATTTTCGCTTCATATTCGCGGTCGCGGAAAGGCTATGATGGCGCGTATGCTGCGTACACCACGTGCCGCGGCTGAAGGTTACGACCCCAACATGATGTTCGCTGACGCTTGCGCACTCGTTGATAAAATAATCGCCGATCAGCAGGCCTATTTGTTGGCCAATCACAAGTCAGCGTTATATTATACGCCAACACGCTATGACTATTACCGACTCAACGACGAATAATTCATACAAATTGTTTCACTAAAACGTACAAGAATCATGGCAACTAAAATTTCGAAAGTAAACGCCGAGCGCCTGAAGAAACTCGGTATTGTCGCCAAAAGCGAAGAAGAGGCAAAGGAGGTTCTTCTCCAGCGTCTTGAGCAGGCCGGCATCCCCGGTATGGACGAGGAAACGCTCGACAACCTGATCGACATCGTGGGGTCGTTCGCCGAACTGGAAGGTGAGGAATCCGAGGCCGCTGCCGAGGAACCCACTCCCGCCGAAAAGCAGGCTGACGAACTGGCTGAAGAGGCCGCCGAGGAAGAGGAGGAGGCCGCTGCCGAGGAACCCGAATCGGAGTCCAGCGAAGAAGAGGAGTCTGAAACCGAGGAGGCTCCGGCGCCCAAACCGAAGAAGACCGCTGCTGCCCCCAAGAAAAAACCCGCTCCCGCCAAGAAGGAATCCGAGGCCGCTGAAAAGCCCGCCAAGAAGACCAAGAAGGCTGAGAAGAAGCCGTCCAAACGCAACGACAAGGGCATTCGCCTGAAGCCTCAGACCAACCCCGAGCACCTCGATCTGCTCCGCAAGGAGCTGAGCAAGTTCTTCCCTGAGAAGGAGTTCCAGTACGTTGCCGTGTCGCAGGGTATCTCGATCAAGTTCGGCGGCGCCAACTCGCACCCCGTGGCTATCATGTTCGAGAACGTATACTCGAAGGACGGTGACTTCGCCACGACCAACGTCGTCCTGAACACGTTCCGCAGTCAGGCTTCGCAGGACAAACTGGCTGACGACGGCGTGGACTTCGTTCCGACGTGGAACAACCTGCCGTGGCTGAAGGGTATCGCGTGGAGTGAGGCCATGGAAATCGTCAAGACCTATCTCCCCGACATCAAGTCCGCCGTTTCGACTGCCGACAACCGTCTCGGTAAGAACCGCGAGAAGATGGAGGCCGACCTGAAGGCCACCGGCAAGAAGGCCGCTCCCGCCCCGAAGAAAGCACCCGCCAAGGCTGAACCTGCCGACGACCCCAAAGCCAAGGCTCGTGCCGCACTGGCCAAAGCCGCTGCTGCTAAAAAAGCCAAAGCCGCCAAGAAATAGACGCCCTTCATTGTCAGTTTCTTTCCCGCCCCAGCCATTGCGGCTGGGGTTTTTAGTATCACACGCGCCAGCGTTATTAAGGGCGTATAAAACTGATTCCATATATGAAACAAGAGTCTATTTCCCAAGACGCTGTGGGCTTGAGTCGCTTTGATTTTAACTTCGAAAGACGCGTTGCGTTTACTGATACATACGGGTCGTTTGCGGAGGTATATCCCTACATCAACAAATTGATGATGAATAATCTCCCACTGAACCCTTCGCGCGGTGGTAACGTTCGCGAACTTTTAGATGTTAAGACCATCGTCAACAACCCGTATCGTCGGTGCGTGGGAGGGTATGGCCGCAACATCAATATATTCTTCCTGCTGGCTGAAGCCATGTGGATAGCTACAGGCCGCAAGGATGTGGAATTTCTTACGATCTTCAACAGCAAGATGGCTGATTTTTCCGACAATGGTGAAACGTTTCATGCTCCTTATGGATGGCGTTTGCGTCATTGGGGAATAGCTTCTGAAAGCGAGTCGATGGACCCCGGCTTTGACCAGGTGAGCGAGGCTGTGCGGCTGTTGTCGGCTGATCCCGAAACGCGACAGGTGGTGATGTCGATTTGGAACCCCCGCTTCGATTTGGGCGTGAAGTCGAAAGACTTGCCCTGTAACGACATGGTGATGCTCAAGATACGCAACGGCAAACTCGTTACCACTGTTCAGAATCGCTCGAATGACCTTCACTGGGGCCTTCCTACGAACATCTTTCAGTTCTCGTTCCTGACGGAGATAATGTCCCTTTGTTTAGGAATTGAGTTGGGCGTTCAGACCCATAACTCGCAGTCGTTACACATCTACGAGTGGAATAAAACCGCTGAACAAATGGCGAAATTATTCATGGCTGACGAAGCGCGGAGCAGTATTTACAACGCCCGCGAAGGCGGCGTCGCATATATGATGGACTTCAAGTTCGAATCTGAAGTGGCGGTAAACCGTCTGCGCGAAATGACGGCCTTCATGGACGAACTGATCTCCCGGTTGCTTCATCGTAACGCTAACGGTACTGACCCCGATGACGAAGCGGGGTTTGAGCAGTATGTGATGGAGAAGTCGACCTACTTCTGGGGTGTGTACGAGTTGCTGAAACTGTACGTCTTTTACAAGCGTAACCGCCATGCGTGTCTCGGCGAAGACCGCGATCAGCTGTTGAACGAATGTCACGGGCTGCTCGGCCTTATCAACACCAGCTGTGAAGCCGACGAAAAGTGGGACTACATGATGCTGGCGAGAAACTTCTTCGAAGCAAGGTTATCTAACGCAGAACCCAGTAAATTGTTGTAAAATGACTGACGCACTACGCCGTTGGGCTGATGATAACTGTTTGTCTATTGAAGAAAAGCGCGACGACGAACTGAACGTAATTTCAATTGAAGGCGTGGGGGACTTTTTGTACCTACACCCCGACGATAAGGGAAAGATAATCGACGAACGCTTCTCGTTTGCGGTAACGGCCGACGAATTTGACGCCTTGTATGACGGCGTTGTAAAATATATCCTATTCGAGTTTGGTGGAAAGTTCTACTACTCGAACATCAAAAAGGATCACCTGCGGTTGGATAAAACCGTGGTATTTCGCCCTGAATTCCGCGACTTCAAGTACCTTGGTACGAGTACGGCTGAAGAACTGGTGCCGTTTGTACACCTCGGTGTCCACAGCGAGTACGAGTTCTTGAACGGCTCTTCGAATTGCGATGAGTGGGCTACGAAGGCTCGGTTCAACCGTATGACGGCGTTGGGTATATGTGACCGCAACACGCTGGCCGGAACGCTGGCTTTCCAGACTGCGTGCTTGGCTAAAGGTGTTAAACCTATCATCGGCGAGACCATTACGGTGGCGTGTAACTACGACCCGGCGGTGGAAATTCAGGAAACGTTCTCGCTGAAACTATACGTCATGAACGCCGCCGGATGGCGTAACTTGTTGTTGGTAAATAAGGCTATCAACGTCGATTATCAAGGATTCATCCCCGCGGAAGAACTTTACAAACTTGGCGGCGGGCTGGCGTGTGTCATACCGTCAGATTCGGAACTGAACTATTTCAAGGGTGATTTAGATCGGTGTAAGCGCCTGCTGACGGCGTACCATGCAGCGTTCGACCGAGTATATTACCAGATCGATACTGTCGAATATGCGTCGGAAAGTCTTTTCCGTGACCACCTCGAAAACTTGGACACCTACATCTTACGGTGCCGCAAGATGAAGCTATACCGCGACACGCTGCCGTTGGTTATCAACGATTCGTACTACTTGGACGCTGAAGAAGCGCCTCTGAAGTCGTTGTTGAATAAGGTGGCAGGGGTTGTAAATGCTGAAAGCGCGACGCAATACTTCAAAAACTCAAAAGAGACGATTTTAGCCTATGAAGAGTGGATGGACGGAGCCGCGCCCCTTTACGAAAAGATAATTGATGGAATGACCAATTCCACGACGTTGACGGACAGTATTGACTTTAAGATACCCACCGGCATACGTCATCTTCCGAAATATGAGTTTGTAAAAACTACGGTTGAAGACGCTTTCTTCGAGAAACTGGAAACAGGCGTTCAGGAACGGCTGGTAGGTAAGGTCGATGACCTTGATCGCTACCTAAACGAGTTGGAGAAGGAATGTGCCATTATCGTCCCCAACGGGTTGTGTGATTATTTCATGATTCTTTGGGACATCATGAACTGGTGTCGCGAACAAGGTATCATGACTGGATCGGGCCGTGGTTCAGTGTGCGGTTCGCTGATTGCGTATTGCCTGTATATTACGGACGTTGATCCGTTGAAGTACAATCTGATGTTTGAGCGTTTCTTGAACGAGACGCGTGTATCAGGCGAACGTGCGAAGTCAGCCGATAGTCTTCCGGACATAGATTGCGACTTCCCTGTGGCGTTCCGTGATACGGTGAAAGAATACATGTCGCGGCGTTATGGCGTCAACCATGTGTGCTCGGTTGGTACCTATACGCGCATGAAACTGAAGACATGTCTGAAGGACTTCGGCAAGGTCATGGGTGTACCGTTTGCGGTGATGAATAAACTCACCAAGGACATCGACGACCAAATCGAATACACGTGGGGCGACCTGTTCAATTACGCCGCTACGTCGCGTGAATTGTTCCGTTTCGTTCAAGATCATCCGGAGTTGGTACATATGACGAAATACGCTCTTACGCAATGTAAGACAGGCTCGGTTCACCCGTCGGCTGTTATCATCGTACCAAAGGAAGACGAAAATGGAAACCCCATGGACCTTTACAGCTGGATGCCTATTAAGCGCATGGGAGACACGTTGGTGTCGGAGTGGGAAGGTAAGTACATCGACAAGTCAGGGTTCTTGAAAGAAGATATTCTGGGGCTTAATCAGTTGGATAAATTCTCGTCAATCATAAAGTTGATAGCCAAGAACCGCAAACAGCACATTGACGTCAACACCATTCCGTTCGGCGACGAAGAGGTGTTCCGGTATTTCCAACGTGGATGGTGCGAAGATGTATTCCAGTTTGGCGCTATGGGGCTTATGAACTACTGCCGCGAAGCCAAGCCGCATACGCTTGACGACCTGATCGCTATGACGGCGCTGTTCCGTCCAGGTCCTATGGATGTTAAGGCACACGAAACGTTTGTTGAAATCAAGAACGGACGTAAGAAGCCTAAATTCGACCCCGGAATGGAGGAAATCACGCGTGATACATACTCGCTGTATACCTACCAAGAGCAAATCATGAAAGCCGTGGTCGTTGGAGGGTTAAGTCCTGTAGAGTCAGATGTTCTCCGCACGGCTATCAAGAAGAAAAATATGGACCTTATCGAATCGTTCCATGGTAAATTTCGCGAAGGATATTCAGCCTTGTTGCGCGAATCGGGGATAAAAGAGCGAACGGAAGAAAAAGCCGATGAGGTATGGTCTAAATTGCTGGCCTTTTCAGGCTATGGATTTAACAAGAGTCATGCCGTGGCCTACACCATGATGTCGTACTGGTCGCAGTGGTTCAAGGTCAATTATCCGTTGGAGTTTTGGACAACGTCACTCCAGTACGCTTCAAAAGAATCGGATATTCCGTATCGGTTGGTGGAAATGAAGAAGACTGGAGCAGGCATTGAAGTTCGTCCGCCAGACATCAACTTCTCAGATGAAACCTTCACGTGCGACCCAACGACGAACCGTATATTCTTCTCCTTGGGGAAGGTGAAGGGGATTGGCGAACGCGCTCTTTCGTTTTTGAAGGCTATGAAGCAAGAGCACGGCGAAGTGTTTTCGTTTGAAGACTTCATAACATCTGCACCCAAGGGTATTAATCGTACCGTGGTGCTGCGGCTCATAACCGCCGGAGCGTTTGACCTCGTAGAGGGTATACGCAATCCACGCCAACGGCTGGACATCGTCAAACAATATCTCGACCGCCGCGGCGAACCACTCCCCGAAGAGTACGATACGCCAGATGCCCATACCAACGCTTGGTGGGTCTTTAAACAGCGTGAATTAACCGGGTACGGCGAAGTGGACTACGAGCGTATGATGAACGAATACGGACTCGGAAAACGAATGGTTCGACTGTATGTTACCGCGCCGGAATTCGAACGCAAGAACGAAGGCGACGAAGTGTGCATTGTGGGACGAGTGAACAACGTATTTGAGCGCCAAACCAAACGAGGTGACGCATACGGCGTTCTTCAGCTGGAGGTGAACGACCTTATCATACAGGTCATGTTGTGGTCCGATTTTTGGGTTCACCAGTCAGAAACTGAAGCCACGCTGCTGAACCGCGTTGTGGCCGTTACGGGGCGTGTGAATTACTTCGCTGGAAAGAAAACCGTGCAGTCTTCACCATCTACAAGGTTAGAAATACTGCAATAGTTAAACAATATCGTTATGGGAATCAAAGGGGATTTAACAAAACTGTTTAACCGCGATTATTTGGCGCGGTTGGACAACATCAAGCAGTGGCTGGAATACGACCGCCATCAGCAGGAAAGCGTATCCCAACACTCGTTCAAGGTGTCGGTCTTCACGATGAGCCTACTGGACTACTTTTGGCCTACCGGGACTGAAACCAACGCCGTATTGACTTTCAAATACCGGACGTTGAAATTGGCGCTGATGCACGATTTCGATGAAGCTATTTTGCGTCGTGACATCACTCACGAGGTGAAATACAACGCCTACAACGGCATGGAAATACGATACGCGCTCGATAAGTTCGTCGAACACCAGATGGCGGATGACTTTGGCGCGGATTCAGAGGTACTTCAAACTCTCTCCAAGACGGGTGAGTATTACGACATCACTCACGCGGTGGTGAAGGTGGCGGACTGGATGGCGCTGCTGTATTTCCTGAACCGCGAACTCTCCATGGGGAACCGTTCATGGCCGTTGAATCTGCTTCCGTACTGTAACGACAATTTCCGGAAAGCAGTGACAACGTTACAAAATGCGTGTGAAGTGGCTGACGTATTTGATGCTGTACACACGCTTTATGTACCGCGCGAAGCCGTAAACGCTTTACAAAATAACATAATTTAACATGGATAACAAACGACATCAAGAACTTATTTCGCAGGTCGCTTACAACATTGAGCGTATCTGCGTCGCCGAACCGGAGGCTGCCGAGGCCTTGGCCATGACTATTGACCACATCGCCGGAACGTATTCTGATAAGTACGCTGACGGCCAAAAGGTGATCGATACCAAGAAAATGCTGTATGGCGCAGATCACGGCGCAGCCATCAACATCTATCAGGTGACGCGTTATCTTCAGCGGTACATCACCGTCGGCCACAAAAAGAGCCGCCTGATTCGCGATCTGGAGAAAGCGGTTCATTACCTCATTATCGAAATCACGCGCCGTGTACGCGCCGGAGACATTAACCAACAAGAACCTAAAGAATGAAACGGAAACTGCTGATTGGAAAAGACGTCTACGAAATCGAATTTCAAGAATTCGAAGAAGAAATCGACGTCGATGACCTGATGGCTATTCACTACGACAATCTGGTTGGGGAAATTATCACCTTCCCAGTTGTTGTGAACCGATTAGGTCTGCTGTTGGCTGACGCTGAACGCTCGCTGGCTGAAACGAAACTCAACTGCGCCATCGTAGAGGCAAAGTTACGCGAAGAAATTCGTGTTTTACTCAATACTGAAGAAGATCGCCGCAAGCCCCCTACGATTGACGAGGTGAACACGGCTACCTATCAAAACCCCGTTTACAAGGCCAACCAGATAAGGCTTTTCGAGGCCCAAAAGACGCGGGACTATGTTGCGTCGCTGCTGTTTTCGGCCAAAGACAAATCGGCCAAACTGGATAAGCTATCGCTGTCTATACCCACGGGCGATATCGAAGAGCACCTGCTTCAGAGTAAGGTAAATTCGGTTGTGAAAGTTCGTAAACGCCCGAAACTGATCCCCGACGTGGAAGAGTAACAAAGTTTATATTAACACCTTAACAAAATCAAAGTATTATGGCAAACGATTTGAGGAGCCGCCTGAAGGCGACGCCGATCAAAAAACTCAAAGCCCGCATCGACGAGGACAACTCGATGCTGAATAACGGCAACGCCGAGTTCTTGACGCTTGAGGACGGTAAACTGATGAAGATTCGCGTGTTCCCGGCTCACCCCGATCACGACAACTTCTACGTTCCGCGCAAGTGCTACTGGCTGCCGTTCACTACCGACTCCGGCGACGAGCGCCGTGGCACGGTACTGGATTCGATCTTCCACGGCAAGACCGCCATGGACATCGTTCAGGAGTATGTAGCCTATGTGAAGACCCACGGGTCGGAAACGGCAGTTGCGGCTGTAACTGCCCAGCGTGATGGCCTGCTGCCGTCGCTGTCGTGGCTGTGCTACGCCGCTGAAGTCCGGGAAGACGGCATGGAGCCCAAACTGTGGGAGCTCAAGAAGAGCGTCCGCGACGCCATGAACCGTCTGGCAATCACCGAAGACGAGGACGAACCCATCGAGACCGATCCGTTCACCGACCCCGACGAAGGCCTGCCGCTGTTCGTCAAGTACATCAAGAACCCCAACAAGAAGAAGGGTGAGAACTACTACGACGTGTCGCTCGGCAAGAAGCCCAAGGCATGCCCGCTGACCGACGAATCCATCGAGAAGTTCATGAAACTCAAACCGATCGAGGAGGTCGCCGGAACGTACACCATGGAAGTGTTCGAACGTGCACTGGAGGGTCTCCAGAACTTCGACGAGCAGCACGGTATCGACTTGTTCGGTGACGACGAGTGGCTGGAGATCGTGGAGAAGGTACGTGCCCAGTACGCTGAAGGCGACGACGAACCCAAGAAGAAAGTCACCAAGAAGGCCGCCAAGCGCCGTACCGACGACGAGGAGGATGACGTTCCGCCCGTTCGTACGAAGAAGAACCGCCCCGGCGTTCGCGTTCCTGACCCCGAACCCGAAGAAGAGCCTGAAGAGGAGGAAGAGGCTGACCCCGAACCCGAAGAGGAGGAAGCGCCGGCAGCCAACGACGACGGCCTCGACGACATGGACCGTGTCGAACTCAGGGCATTCATCCGCGAGAACGACCTCGGTGACACGGTGAAGGTCTACAAGTCAACGACCGACGACCAGATTCGCGCAGCTATCCGCGCCGCGCTTGGACTGGACGGCGAAGAAGAAGAGGAGGAAGAACCTGAACCCGAACCGGAGGAAGAAGACGAGGCTCCGGCTGCTACAGGTGGTGCAGCGCGTTCACTGGCTATGATTCGCGCCAAATTGGGCAAGAAATAACCCCCGTGATAACTTTCCCGCGGCTGGCTGGCTTTCGTGGTTGGCCAGCCGTTTTTAACTATCAACATTATGTCTAAAATTTCAAATGTACTGAATAAACTCACGGCGAAGTTCAACTCCGACGACGTCATAACGTTCAAGAAGAAGGACGGTTTTTCGGAGATCAAGTCGTGGGCCCATACCGGCAGCGCGGAACTGAACTGGAATCTGCGTACGTTCGGTCTTCCAACGGGTATCATCGAAATCGCCGGGCGCAGCCGCAGCGGTAAGACCACCGAGGGTTTGGAGGCTATGAAGTATTTTCTGGCTGAGAACCCCGAAACCGGGTTGGCGTGTATACTTTCGTCCGAAAACCGCGACAACAAGGACTACGCCATCCAGCTGGGGGTTGATATTTCGCGCGTGGTCATCATCAAGATTCGCTACGTCGAGCAAATGTTCGTGCGTGTAAGCAAGTTCGTCAAGGACGCTCACGCGCTGTTCGAAGAAGCCGATATCAAGGAGAAGCCGCGGTTCTTCTTCCTTTGGGACTCGCTTGGCGCTACGCTTTCGAAGGCGGAATACGACGCTTTGAAAGTTAATACTGAAAATCTTGACAAAGCAGCGGCAAAAGGCGAAGAGTTGGATAAGTTGCAGGAGCCGAAAATGATGGCGTTCGCCAAGTCAGCAAAGATGTTCGCCAAGGGGTTGATCGGTTTGTGTTATACCAACGTGATTCATTTTGTGATGCTCAATCACCAATACGAGCAAAATACGATGGGAGTCACTTCACGCAAAAGCACAGGTGGCGAATGGGTGTCTCTTCTTCCGACATTACGCCTTCAGTTTTCTCTAATTGGACACGAGAAAATAGATGACGAAGAAGTGGCGCAGTTAACAGAAGTGAAGGTAATTAAAAATGACTTTGGCAGCCGCAAGAAGACGATTATCCGCATTTTGCTCGGCTACGGCATAATCCTTTCTCAGTCAGATATTGATTATGCTGTTGAAAAAGGCATTTTGAAAAAAGAAGGTGTACGAAAACTTTCGTTCGCCAAGGGCAAATTAACGTGGTCAACAAATCGTGAATTTTTTCAACATTACTATGACCATGACCCTATGATTGAATTGTTGGAAAAATCTATCGCTGTTGCACGCCACAAGGACCTCAAAGATTGGCGTAAACGAATGTTTGAAGTGGCCGAAGAAGCAGGCGAAGAGTAAGTATCAGTTCTACTCAAGTATAAATCCGTAAATCATTACAACATGGCTTACGGATTTATTTACAAAACTACGAACCTCATCAACGGTAAGATTTACGTTGGACAGTCAATCCACTTCGAAAATAAATCGTATTTAGGCAGCGGTGTATCTTTGACGAACGCAGTTAAACATTACGGCCCTGAGAACTTCAAGCGTGAAACACTCCGTGTATGCGATACCCAGTTACAACTTGACGCCTGGGAAATGCTATATATCAAGAAACTCAATTCAACCAATAAGAGGATTGGCTACAATATTCTTCCCGGCCCGGCGAATAAGTTTGGACAGATAAACCCTATGAAAGTTCCCGGTGTTAAAGAAAGGATGATAAAAAATCGTCGCGGTAAGTGCGCTGGTGAAAAATGTTATTGGTACGGTAAACACCTGTCTGAAGAAACCAAGAGGAAGATATCAGAAAAGGCCAAACAACGTCTTTCCGACCCGAAGAACAATCCGCGGTACGGTAAACACTGGCCGGAGGAGTTCAAGGCGTATATGTCTAATAAAATGACAGGTAACACAAATAAACGCGGAAAATCGCCAAGTCAAATCACTCGTCAACGTCTTCGGGAGGCGGGGACAGGCATACGGTGGATAACAAATGGCGTTGAAACAAAAAGATTGCTCCGAGGAGCGCAAATGCCTGATGGTTGGTGGATAGGGCGTACAACGTTAAAGAAAGTAAACTTTGCAAAATGAAAAAGAAAACGCAAAAAAGTCCCGTGGCCATCTTGGGTTTCGACCCGCACTTGTCGAAAGACAACGTGATGGTGGTGCGGGATTTATTCAGTCAGACTTTTGCGTTGGCTGAAGAAATAGGTTGTAATATTGTGATTCTGGGCGGTGACGTATTTACGTCCCGCTCGGCACAACCTTTGGAAGTCCTTGATGCTTGGCGTGAAATCACCGAAGACGCTGAAGCGCGTGGACTGGAAATTGTCGTTATTCCCGGCAACCACGACAAGACAGACCCCAACTCGGACCGCAGCTATTTGAGTGTGTGCCCCGGAGCGGCTACGGTTGTGAGTCAGGCATCGGAGTTTGAATGGGACGGCGTATCGTTCGTGTTGATCCCCTATTATGGAGACGCCAAGTGGCTTGAAGAGAAATTGGCTGTGGATAACGGCCTTGAACGGGAAACGTTCACAGGACCGCGTTTTATGATAACGCACGTGGCAGTGGAGGGTGTTCGTAACAACGACGGCACACAGGTTGAAAGTGATATTCGTCCGGATATGTTTCGTAATTACGACGCGGTGTTTGTGGGTCATTATCACAACGCTTCGCGCGTTGGCGAAAAGGTTCACTATCTGGGTTCGATGTGCCAGAATAATTTCGGCGAAACGGCTGACGATAAGGGTGTGACCGTGGTTTACGACGACGGTTCGTGGGAGCACCGCCCACTGCGCTTTCCGCGGTATATCCGTGAAACTGTTGTAGCGACCGATACAACGACTTTACGGAACTTGATGGATAAATACTCGGGCGAAACGTTTGATCGCGTCAGAATCGTTGTAACTGGCTCTAAAGCCGACTGTGAGAAACTGAACGCCTCGGAGTTTTCGGCCGCTGGTATTGAAATCAAGTTTCAAGCCGATGAAACCGCCGCGGCGATGGCTACAGCGGCTGACCCGGAGAAGATCGTTACATTCCGTAAATCTACCATCGTTAAGAACTTCATGGAGTTCTGCAAGGAGCGTGAAATACGCGGCGAACGCATGAAAGAAGGCTTGGCGATGTTAAAAGAATTGTGATATGTGGTATCCTGTAAAAATAGAGTTTGGCGGCTTGTTTGCGTTCCGTGACCGAGCTGAAGTGGTGTTTAACCGCGGTGAGTGTACGGTGATCTTTGGTGACAACCAAACTGACCGCGGATCGCTGAACAACGGGTCAGGTAAATCGACGCTGTTTGAGGCTATCGCGTTGGCGTTGACTGGTGACCTGTTACCACGCGATACGCCTATAACGCGCGATAAGGCTATCAACCGCGATAGCGATGAAGGATGGGTCGTTATGTCGTTGGCGAACGACGTTCTTCACCAGACTATGGAAATTCGGCGCCGTTTCTATCGTAAGCGCAGCGCCAAGGCCGTACTGTTCGAAAACGATCGCGAGAACACCCAGTTGACGTCGGTAGCCGAAGTTGATAAGCGAATACTTGAGTTGCTGGGGCTGAGCCGCGAAGACCTGCTCCGGTACTACATAATCAGCCAAGACCGTCAGTACAACTTCTTGACCGCTCCCGACACTACCAAGAAGGAAATATTGAACCGTATCACCAACGCCGATATGCTTCAGCCCGTTTTGGACGCCATAAAGGCCGACCACAAGGCCGCTGACGACCGCGTGGCTGAATACGATACGCAGGTTCTGATGTTGGAAACGAGGCTTGAAACCCTCGAAGAAAACCTCAAGGAGTTGAAGGCCAACCACTCCGCTGAAGCCAACATCGAAGGGTTGATTGGCCTTTTGGAAGGCTATATTAACGACGCCGCGGCACTCGGGCTTCAGGCTCAGGCAATCCGCAATGAGTTTGAAACAGAAAAGACGAAGCGTACCGCGCTGGAACAACAGTTGGAAACTGCACCTAACTTTGCAGAGGATATCGCCGCAGCGGAAGGTAATATCACCGCAGCCCAGAAAGAGCGCAAGAAGAACCGTCGTGCCAAGGAGGAATTGGCGTTGGCTCTGGAGGGAGCCATCGAATGTCCCAAATGCCACGAACGCTTCATACCCAACGCCGAGTTCGATCTCACACCGGACCAGATTCGTAAGATAATCGCGCAACGCGAGGCTGATGATGTGAAGTTGGCTGCTGCCGTGAAGAAGGCTGAAGAAGCGTTGGAAGCCTTGGAGGACAAGCAGCGCGACTACGATCAACTTCAGTCGGAATTGAGCCGCGTTAAACGTTCGATGGCGGCTATTCGTGAACGCGCTGACCGTTTGAAGCGCCAAATGGATGACGTCGAACGCCGGAAGAACGATCTCCAGAAACGTATCGAAGAAGCCCGGCGTGCCGCCAACGAAGACGCGTCGATAAAAACCGCTGAAGCCAAGATCAAGGCTACCAAGGCAGAACTCAAAACTGCCAAGGCTGAATTGGCCGACTTCCGGTACTTGGCTGAGTCGATGGCGTTCTGGGACTTTCACATGGGTAAAAACGGCTTCACTACATATCTCGCCAACAAAGCAATTGACGCCTTAACAGGTAGCGCCAACCGATTCTTGGAGATAATGGACATGGATTTTCGCCTACATATTACTCCGTTTCAAACGCTCAAGAATGGCGATGCGCGTGATAAAATGGAAGTCTTCATATCTTCAGATGGAATATCTACTAACGGTTACGCAACGTACTCTGGCGGTGAGCGACAACGAGTAGGTATCGCGGCTCTTTTAGGAGTTCAGCGCTTGCTTAATATGAGTACCGATGGACGCGGCTTGGACATGCTGTTATTAGATGAAAGCCTGAGCGGGGTTGATTCATTAGGAACTATGTCTATCGTTAAAACAATGAAACGGCTTAAAACAACTATTTTGCTCATTACTCAGAATATAGAAGATCCTTCTTTCTTTGAGAGCGTTATTTGTGTTCGTAAAATAGACGGCGTTTCTATACTTGTCTAATAAGTCTCCTAAACAATTATAACCGTACAAAACTGGTAATATGTACGGTATAATTTACAAAACTACGAACCTAACTAACGGCAAGATTTACATCGGCCAACACGTTTGCGAATCCGACGAATTTGATGGGTATTTAGGCAGCGGAAGGAACTTGCTCTTGGCTGTTAGGCATTACGGCCCTGAGAACTTCAAGCGTGAAACACTCCGTGTATGCGATACCCAGTTACAACTTGACGCCTGGGAAATGCTATATATCAAGAAACTCAATTCAACTGATAAGAGGATTGGCTACAATATTCTTCCGGGTTCATCAAATATGTTTGGCCAAATAAACCCAGCTAAAATTCCTGAGGTTAAGTGTAAAATGTCGATCGCTGCTAAACGGAGGTTATCTTCTCCAGAAGCACGAGAAGCGATTAGGGTTCGGATGACAGGAATTAAGCAATCAGAAGAGTCAAAAGCCAAGATATCACAGTCTCTTGTCGGAAGAATTATCACCACAGAACATCGCGAAAAGATATCGAAAGCGTTAAAAGGAAAGAAAAAAACTAAAGAACATATCAACAAAGTTGCTGAGGCATTGCGCGGTAAACATCACAGCGAGGAATGGAAAAGAAGACATTCGGAAATTATGTCAGGGCGCGTACGAGGCGCGGTGTCGGATGATACCAAGCGCAAAATTTCTGAAGCCAACAAGAAATATTATAGTAAACATAAAAACGTGGCGTCGGAACGGATGAAGAAATACTATTCTACCCATCGCCATCCACTAACCGGAACAGAATTTGTGTGGATTAATAATGGATTGAAAAATAAACGTTTACCAAAGGGAGTTGCAGTTCCCGATGGGTGGTCCAAGGGTATGATTCGTTACAACGTTATTATCTTATAGTTCCAAATAAGATATAACGATGAAACAATCCGTCACAACCTATTACAAAGACCGATTAATAATCGGTATAGACCCCGGTGCCGCAGGCGGCATAGGCATATATTCCATCGACAAAGGTCGGCTGGTGGCGGCAGTAAAAATGCCTGAAACACCAACTGACCTTTTGGCGTTTCTGAAACTTCATTCGCTGAACTCCAAATGCTACCTTGAAAAGGTTGGCGGAATACCCGGTAATGGCGCCAACGCCATGTTCAATTTTGGACGTGGATATGGGCACTTGGAAATGGCGCTGTTGGCGTGTCGTATTCCTACTGAAACTGTTACTCCCCAGAAATGGCAGAAAGAGTTCCAATTAGGGGTTCGTGGTAAAATGACCAAGGTGGAGTGGAAGAACAAACTCAAAGCCAAGGCACAACAGCTATTTCCCCAATTCAACGTAACTTTGGCCACTTGCGACGCAATGCTGATTGCGTTGTATGGTAGCCGCCAATAAATACGCCTTATGGAATTTGTGTGTAAGAACCCCGAGTGTCCGCGCTTCGATCAGCGCGACTACTATTCATCAGTGAGTCTTGTGTTACGCGACGGCCAGACGTTTTGTAAGCAATCGCCGTGTCCGGCTTGCGGCTGTGTGCGCGAGGAGATCAAGAAGGAAACGCCTACAGACTTGAAGGGTGTGTATTTTGGACGCTTTAGAGCCATGTCCAAGGAGCAAAAGCAAGAGTCCCTAAAGCGGCGCTCACACGAGCACTACAAGAAGCAGATCGCCCCAGAACGTCGCGCCAAACTGGCTGCGGTACGCGCTGAAGCAAAGTCGATGATGAAAAAATAAAGGCGTTATGCGGAGAACGGTCGAGGGTCAAATGTTTCGCCAGCTGTTCAAGTACCGAATTGGGCTGGTGAATAAATATATTCTAATCATCCGCCACTGCGGCGACCCGTGCCGTGCGTCAGCGTATCGGAACTTGGTATTCAGGATGATGGGGAATATCGTGTTGAAGAACATCACCAACTACATCAACCTGCTTAACGGCTCAAACGCTCCTGAAATACCTTCACGCGACGAAGCTATTGCAGACTGTTACGCGATGTTTGATAAATGCTTGGAGAAGTTCAATATTCTTCCCGGCGCCAACTTCTATTTCTATTTCAACAAGTCTATCGCGCGTAACTTCTACACGCTTTACAAGAAGAATATCAAGGCTCGTCACAGCGACATTTCAGAAGCCGTTGAATCGTCACACCCGGATATGCGTACACCGGGCCACGTTAACGACATGGAGATAACGTTTGACACGTTTGGGTTCACGCTCCTTGAGCGGCGTATCACGTTGTCACGTTTAGCTGGCCAGCGTAAATCAGAGTTCTTGGCGGAAAATCCCGACGTGACTGAAAACCTATACAGCCGCGCGTTGGTAAGAATGAAAAAACTGTTAGAAAACGTCAAAAAAGATTATCATAATGGAAAGAAAGATTGAAACCATCACCACCATCCTTGAAAGCGGGTTTGCCGTTTTGGAGGTTTGGATGTACACCAACGAGCCGCTGGTGTTCTTGGTGAATAAGTTTACGCCGTCGGTTGAGTCCAACGTGGCGTCAATCGACTATTGCGAGGTGTCGGGCTACGACATTACAGCGTTTATACGTTCAGAGTCGGTAGAGATGAACCGAGGCCGGGCAGCTGTGCTGTCGAAACTCGAATCTATCGTACAGAACCAGAAAGCGCTGAATTTCCAGTTTCACAAAAGCGTCAAATGGATTTACTGGACATCGACTCGCGGATAGTATCAGTAAAAATCGTAAAACTAAATCGTCATGGGCTTTGAGCCTTCACCCTATCAACAGGCAATATACAACGAAGTAGCTACCACCGACCACAATATCAACGTAAACGCCGTGGCTGGCAGCGGTAAGACCACGACCTTGTTGGGGTGTTTGGAACGTATTCCCCGAGGTAAATCCATAATATTCATGGCCTTCAACAACTCCATCGTCAAGGAGTTGCAGGCTCGTAACCGCCGCCCCAATGTGGATATAATGACACTTCACTCGTACGGGTGGCGGTTGCTGTTGCGCCGATACGGTAATGCAGCCAAAATGAATCCTAATAAGTCGATCGCCAAATTGGAAGTGGTGTTGAAACGCCACTCTCACGACGAAGCAGTTCAAGAACTGTTGATGCGTCGCAAAAAGGGGTATTTGATCTATTTAATTCCGAAGATAGTAGACCTGATGCGCACGGCACTTTGCCGTCCTGAAATCGGCGAAATTGAGGCATTGTGCGAGTATCACGACATCGACTGCGGGCCATTAGAAAAACAATTGGCCTTGGAAACGTTTGCCGTAGCCGCAGCCGACGTATCGCAGTTTGACTTTACCGATATGTTGTACGTTCCAGTCACTGACCCCAGCGTTCGCTTTCGTAAATATGAGGTGATAATGGTTGACGAAAGTCAAGACATGAGTCTCCTTCAACACGAGTTGATAAAACGCGCACTGGACCGCCGTTCGCGGTTGATAACCGTTGGCGATCCACGTCAGGCCATATACGGATTCGCCGGAGCCGACGCTAACAGCTACGCCCGATTGGCAGAACTGAACGGTACGAGTGTTGAAATGCCGCTTTCAGTGTGCTATCGCTGCGGACGACGTATTGTCGAAGAAGCCGAGAAGATAGTCCCCTATATACGCCCCTACGAACGCGCTCATGAAGGAGAGGTCGCGCTGGGGTCGTTGAACGACATCGAGGACGGCGATTGGATTATTTGTCGTAATTTGCGTCCGCTGATTGAGGTGTATCTTTGGCTGTTGAAAAACAAGATCAAATCGCAGGTTCGCGGTAAGGATATTGGCCGAAGTTTGGTAGACCTTATCGACAAGACCGGAGCGCGCACCGTGGACCAGTTGGACGCCTTGTTGATGAAGGAGGCCGATAAACTGGCCCAGAAGTTACGCAATAAGGGTTGGAATAATCCCGATGCGTCGCCAAAGATGGATGAACTGTTCGAAAAAATCGAAGTGATACGCGCGTTGGCCGTTGAAGCGTCAACCATCGCCGAACTGCGTGATACAATCGAGGGAATTTTTACCGACGAATTGAAAGGCATACTCTTGATGACGATTCACAAATCGAAAGGACTTGAAAATGACAACGTGTTCTTCTTGGCGCCAGAACTTATTCCTTCACGCTTCGCCACTCAACCTTGGCAGTTGGAACAGGAACTAAATCTGAAATATGTGGCTATAACACGTGCCAAGAACTCGCTGATATATGTACCCTTAAATCAAAAAGACTATGACCTCCACAAACCATTCTCAGGACGATATTCAGTCCAAGGCTCACGACGACGAACTCAATAAGGCAGAAGACCGCATTGAAGATACCTTGGAAGAAGACCGTATCGAACGCCGCCAACAGCGTGATGTTCCGTCACCGCGCCAAATCGCCAACGTTTTAAGAAGTGAAAATATCAACAAGTGATGAAAAGTTTGTATTATCTTTTGAAGCGCACCAACGAAGACGGTAAAGCCGTCTACCATCAGTGGTTGCGGTCGGGGCTGATCGGCCGTGGCCGTGGGTTTTCTGAGTCGTCTCACCCGGACTTCGCGTTCCGTACCAAAGACCCTATTGAAATTTTGGCACACTACGAATATCTCCGCAAGACGGTTCTTTCGCCTCACGCGTGGGAGTTGGTAGGATACATGATGGAAGACGCCCAGCGTTCGTGGGCTGACCAAAGTCCGGCGCCGGAGTACACCAACGTGTTGCCGCCAACGGAAACTATTGAGATATGGAAACAACGTATGATGTACGATCCTACGTTGATGAACGTCTACAACACCAAATTGGAAGAACTGCACAAAAACTACGCATAATGGAAACTGTAAAAGACCCGTATTTGAATCGGGAATGGTATTACCGCGGCGAAGAAAAAGTATCGACCGTATACACCGTGGGTACATACGTCGTCACCACTGAACCCGGCGTTGTTACCGAAAACGCACGTCAAATGGTTATCGTTCGAAAAGCACCTACGGACGCCGATGCGGTGTTGATACCGCTTGAAACGTTCGAAAAAAGAGTGGTGTGTCCGCGTTACCTGAAGGACGGCGATCTGGTCATGGAGGATAATCACGGCACTGTGGCTGGAGTCTATCGCGTCACCGAGCGAAACCGGGTTCATGTCTTATTTCCGGTCGACCTTTACACTATGAAAATCACGCCGCAAGCCGCGGCAATCGAAGTTCCTCGCACTCTTTTGACTTCAGAAGGCATACTCGATGTCGAGGGAGCACGACAGGGGTCGATATTCCGCTATATTTCTACGCGACATGGGTTGAACGCAGTCAAGTACGAAATAGAGCGCGAAAGGCTTCGCCAAACAGCAGTTCAACTCAACGTCAAACTGAACACCGAGCGTTGGCGCACCTACAGCCCTGAAAATCTGGACAAGGTCCGGCAGGTGTCCAATGTCTTGGAAGATTTAATCAACGATTTACCGAACGACGATGGCCAAGACAAGTAAAGCGCGGTTCTTCCGCGTTGGCGGTAAATACACCCACCCTACAGGCGTTCCGTTCCAAGTCATCAAAATACGCCCCAACGATAAAGAAATGGGTGTTCAGTTCATCGGTCCTGACGGGTCGCGTTCTACGACGAACTTGGACTTGGTACGCCACAAGAAAATGCTCCAACGTGGAGAAATTGAAGAAATCTAATCACTATGAAATTCACACCTGAAAATATTGGCCGCTTGCCTGATGATGGCGTGTTTGTCTTTGGTTCTAATACCGACGGCGACCACTGCGGTGGCGCAGCCCTTGTTGCGTTGGAGCGTTTTGGCGCTGTGAACGGTGTCGCCGAAGGCCCTCAAGGCCAGAGTTACGCCATCCCGACGATGGAATACGTCCAGTGGACGAACGAAGACGACGGTACGGTTTTGCCGTCTTATCAGAAAATACGCATTCCGGAACAGCAATTGGTGGAAGCGTGTGACCGTTTCATCCTTTACACCTCCCAGCATCCCGAATTGACCTTCTACGTCACCAAGATCGGTTGTGGAATCGCAGGTTGGCTTGTTGAGGAAGTGGCGTGGGCTTTTGCTATGGCGTTGGCGTCGTTCTTGGTGCCGCTGCCTGATAATATCATTTGGCCGCGTGAGTTCTACGAAATACTGAAGGAAGAGTATGGCGTGGTTGATTAGAAACGCTGACGGTTATGCCGTTGCCGCGCAGCACCCTATGAAGGTAGGTGACCATCGGCTGTTCTTCAGCGAAGCCAAGACCGAGGCTGTCACCGAAGAACAGGCTCAAATCCTTCTTGATGGCGCTACGTTACTGCCCGGTGAATACGTCCCGCTGCGTTCGTCGTCGATGGTGGCTATTAAACCGGGATATTACACCGCTGACGCTGATGGTACGTTTCACTGGTTTGAACGTCGTCCGTCACACTACGACGGCCAATGGTACGCCACCGATGGCCGCTCAGAAAAAGTCGATAAGCGCGTACTGGAAGGACGCCTACCGCACATCCCCAAGCCCGACGACCAATACCCCTCGCAGTATGGCCCTCGACAAGCCTATACAGAGTCGTTGATCGGCGCTGACGTATTACCGGCCCCAGCATCAGCAGAACTCGTGAAAAGAGGCTTAAAACCCCGCAAACAGCTGGGGTACTTACTGCGTCGTGGACACCAGTCAGGCACACTGCTCACCACCGCACCACCGCGAGCGTTTGAGGGCCTACACACCCACCGCTATCAGCCAGCGTTTACACTTGAGGACATAATGATGGAACTGTTGGCGTATGGACGTGTGCGTCTCGAACTGTTGGACGACAACCGCGTGTTGGTAGAAATCGACCAGTCGAAGAACTTATACATCGATCGTAATATCGCTGCGGCGTTATTCGGTGCCCTGCTGTACGCTGATGCGATGTTAAAAAAGGAAAGTGAAATATGGAAAGAGAAACGATGAAATACTACGTCACGCCATCAGGCACCAAGACTTACGACGCTATATTCGTGTTGGCGTGGCGAAGAATACAAGCCTTAAACGCCGCACGCTCGTTTGTAAAGGGCGTTGGCGGCGTGGGTTATCGTCCAGCGAAGTTACTTTGGGCTGGCGGTATCAGTACCGTTGAATTCCCTCACGACGCACCCACGGGGTGGAAACGCGACGGCGGACGACTGTACAACCAGTACCGCCCCGACACCTCCACACCAGAAGGTAAACGTGCCGAAGAGTGTATACAGCGTCTTCCGCGTGTTGGCCGCAACGAGGTAAATGCGTTGGTGGGTTACACGGACTACTTCGCGGGGTGTTGCGTGGATGTTGAGGCCAACGTCAAGATCGTTGGCGTGGAGTTCGGCTTCGCTGTATCAGAGTGGATGGTAACAACGGGACGCGCCAAAATACCTGTAGACTGTCGCGAAGTAACAAAAGCAGAATATGCGCAACTCACAGGCCAAAATATCCGCTTGGCGTATCAACGTAAGAAAAAGCAGCGTAAAATCTAATATCGTGTAACGATGGATGATCGAGTATTCAAGGAATTGAAATTTGGAACGCCATCCCCAGCGCCGTCTGACGCAGAACTGGTGATTGGAGTAGACGATGGTCTTGAAACTGGTGACCTGCAGGCCGCCGTTGAGGGATATATGAGTAAAGGCGTGTTTCACCTTACAGCCATAAGTGTTTCACCGCGTCAACGAATTGCCACCTTGAGACGTAAAATAAAGAACCGTAAAATGAACAATACACCACGAAACAATATCCGCTTGGAAGTTGAAGAACTTGAAACGCTGGTTGGAATAATAGACGTACACTTGGACCAGCGTGAAGCAGTAGTCTTCGACGACCAACAGCTAACAGCCATCGCCAACCGTCTACGTTGGCTGCTCTTCAAGGAACGCGATAAACGCACTAAAAACGCCAAACGATGATAATCTTGAAACAAGGCACTGAAAGCCGCCGCGAGCGAAATATGAGACGTAAAGCCTACAACGAAAACCCGGCTTATTTGAAGCGTTGTAAAATATGCGGGACGAAGGTCTTATTTCGCCAAAACGAAATCATCCGCTCATCACGCCTTCACGAACCAGACGCCGTTCGCTGCGTGGTGTGTCAAAATGATATTGACGTGAGGCTGTTCTTCGACGAGGGTAAGATACCGTATTGGCGTTGGCGGTTATTTTACGCCAAAAAGTATGAGTGATGAAATACGAAATCTATAAAACACGCGACGGACTCCTGATTCCGATACTCTACCCAGAGGATGCGGGTCAGGCGTTTCGTTTAACGGTCACGGACGCCGTAAAGGTCAGTGAAGGTACGGCGCGTAACACGATAAACTACGGCATCGTCCCTACACGTATGCGCCGCCAGCCCTTTCCAGTTCGTAATAACATTTGGCGTGATCGTGAATTGTTGGGTGCGTTGAGTGGTGACCACAACCGTTGGGCGTTTGTGGACTATCGTAACGAAGTGGCGCCATCGCTATACAAACGCGACGCCAACAACCCTCAACCGCCGTCGTCAATAGTAGAAGATTAGCGCCAACAGTTATTATCAACAAGAGAACAAAATAGCAAAACGAAGATGGACAAAGACTTCAAGGACATATTAAACGCCCCTGTGCCACCGGAAATCGTTGACCCAGTGGCGTGGAAGAAGTATTTGGTGATGAAAGAGTCGGCGACGTTGAAACGCATCCACGTGTTAGCGTCTGACGGTACGGAAATCAACTTACTGTGGTTCCCCCGCAAACTCAACGAAACCATTAAGCACCTCTCTACCAGCGAACGAGAAGAGATATTGGAACTGTACGCCGCACGCCGCAAGGCCCAGATCACCGCCAACCGCCTTTTGGCCGTCGCACGCGGTTCGTTCGATTTGGCGCGTAAGCGTAAACAGGCTGAAAAAGCAGAACACGCCTCACTCCATTTGAGTGACGTGCCGCTGGTAGAAGACGTCAAGGAACTTTTGGGGAAAATGTTCACTCCGCGTGAGGTAGTACGCATTTTGGCTGAAAGCCGTGAAATAGAGGTAGAACTGTCGTACGTTCAAGACGTCTTGAAGCGGTTTATAAACGATATTGAAAAACGTCGTGACGAATTCCGTAACCGCGTACAAGACGTGCGTCTATACTCAAAACGACCGCGGTTGGAAGAGTTGAGTTGGATGTACACCCAGATGAAAACTCGCTACAAGGCTCTTCGTTCTAACGATGCGTATAACTCGATGTTACGCACCTTGGAACAGATTCGTAAAGAGGCCGAGGGGGACCAGATATTCGTCAACGGCGCCATCGACGTCAACGTCGAAACCGAGATACGCCTTCACATCCAACAAACCATATACAAGTCGGTCAACCTCAAGGAGATAATCCTTGGCCGTGTGGCTGCGCGTATGAACTGGAGTCTACCAAAACTCGTCGCCGGACTGCACAACTCGTATTACGCCCGCTTTATGCCTACCAACGACGAATACGACCCCCAAGCCGAAATGGAGTACCCATCGTCGATGAACTACGACTTCAACCGTATTCAGCACAACCACGCCGTCAACGGTATCGACGAAGTGGAAGACGTCAAGGCCGAACCTCTCACCCCCGAAGAGCGTACCTCAAGCGAGGCTATAAAGCAGCTGTTCTTACAGCGTATTGCTCGGCAGCGTGAAGTGTTGGAAGGCCCTAAACAGCGTGCTGACGCCGAAGTTGACTTTTGGCGTTCAAAGTTTAATAAAACACCGGACGACGAACACGAACTCACACGTGAGGAAGGGCGCGTACCGCAACACAAATTCAACAAAAAGCAAAAATCAAAATTCAAGAAGTGATGGAAATTCAAGACTTCAAATCGCGCTGGAATGGCCAGCCTGTGGAACTTATCACCGCTGCTGAGGCTGACGTGTTGGTGAATCTGGATCGTGAACGTGAAGAGCGCGTTCGCTACCTCGCTGAAAAGACCGCTGAGATCGGTTGGCGCGTATCACAAGAAATCAGCCTCCCCAACGACGTATACACACGTCAGCGGTATGTGGTAGTGGTTGGCGACAACGCTACTCCCGCCGCCAACGAAGCCGCTGTAGCACGCTCGTTCAGCGAATTCCGCACCGACTTCGAAGCGTTGATCGCCACGCTCCAGCGTCGTGTTGAAACGTCGGACTATGTTATGGGCGCTATTCGGTCGTTGGGCTTTGACGTGCGTCCTGACACCGTGGTGGAGAAGATCACCACACCTGAAGCCGAAACCGACGTCATCGCCGCGTTCGCCAACACATCAGCAGCGGTGTACATCAGCCTCCAGCCGGGATATCGTGAAATACGATTTGTGGCCGTCGCAGGGGCTGGGTGGTACAAAGTGACGTTTCACGGAAGATAATCAAAATTCAAGACCAAAATGGAGGATAAATTCACACTCTTCGCCGCGTTGGCGTGTGCGGTAGCGATTCTGATAGTGATGTGGTGGGAGCACCGCCCGTCGTTTTCTTGGGTGAGGTATCTGTTTGGGTTCGACGAACACGACTCCGACACGATGCCGTGGGACGAGGTGGTTGACCGTATCGCTCGCCGAGCGCTTAAGGCTTACCGACGTGACCCTGAAGCCAAGGCGTTAAGCAATGGTGTGTACGCAGAATATTACGACGCTGTATACGCTAACGGCGACCACCTGCGTGAGGTGATGCTGACGTTGAAACGCCAAGACATGATGGACTTCCCGATCGTTGTAACTATCAACGTTGACACCGGGTATAGCGAGGTGACTGGCGTTGACGCTACACCCTACGCCGACCCCTACCAGTGGATGATGGAGCAGGTGGGCGACTTACCGTGTTACGAAATAGCACGCCGAGCGTATATCTGTGAGCAGCGTGGTGAACGCGGCGATAACGAACGCGCGGCAGTACGCGCTGAATACATCTCGTGGATCGCACGGCGGTTCATCTAACAACGTTATACCACGTGACGCCGCGAGGCGGTAACAACACTTCCTTTCTGTGCCCCAGCCTGACACCACCCCGTCGGCTGGGGTCTTTTGTTGGCGGTTTACGAAAAAGTTCTCCTTTTCTTGGAAGATTTTTCGTGATTCTCTTTGAACTCTTGGAGATTTACACTACCTTCGCTCTTGGAAAATGAAACTAAAACACTTGAACTATGAAACGCTTTAATCTTATCTCTGCTCTTGAAGTTACGGCTCGTGTATTGATGGTCGTTGGATTGATGGCTGGAACGCTGGCTGTGGTTGGATTGATGGTTTCGATGTTCTAAAAACACTTGGTAAAATGGATAAGAATCGTAAACAGCTGGAAGAACGCGCTGCGTGGGCGCTGGTTATAATCGTCGTCGTAATAGCGTTTGTTGGCGTGAACTTGGTATGGTACGGTGACGGGCTGATGAAACTCCTTGGAGTTTGCGTTGGTGGGTATGGCTTGTATGTGATGGCCCGTATAGTAGAACGCTTAAATCGGTAGCCCTATGACACGTGAAATGATTATCGCTGCGGCCTACGCTGCTGGCTGGGAGGCTGAAACGCCCAGCGTTGAAGGCGCTGAAGCCTATTTAGACGCCGTTGTAAGATTGTAAAACTAAATCGTATATTCGTTATGAAATCCAAAACCCTCAAACAATTTCTCGCCGAGCGGCGTAAAAGCGAAGTGCAAACAGCCGACGCCGTGATGAAAGCGGTGGACACGCTGGCGCACGTGAACGACGGCGCGTATTTCGGTTCTGCCGTCATTATCAACATCACCGACCTTGAAGGTAAGGTGTTGACCGATGCCGCTATCAACGGTGAAATGCTCGACGCGCTCCGGCCTCATCTCGTTGAAGCGTATCGCCAGACGCTGATGGCTAAAGAGGTCCGCGTTGCGTACAACCTTCGTAAAATACAAAACACTATCAACACCTACGACCCTGAACGTCCTAAACAACCCCAGAAATGAATCCCCTGTACCGTATCGGCACCCGCGTAAAGGTTAAGACGTGGCCCGAAATAGCAGAACACGTTGGCGTCGAGTACGACGAAGCCACGTTCATGGAATTAGAAGGCGTGGTGTACGACGACGCCAACGACGACCCTATTGGGCTGTTGGAAGAAATGTACACTGGCGCTGGCCGTGGCGAAGACACGTGTCTGATCGTTGGCGGCGAACCTGAAGCGATGTTTCCCACCTATCACCTGCGTAACTTGCGTACTGGTGAAATGATTGAATACACGCCCGGCGCACCGTACCACTTCCGCGACTGGATGTTGAAACTGACGCGGTGATGACGAAAGACGAAATTATACGCCAAATAGAAGACGTCCGCCGTCAACGCGTGAAGGCTGAACGCAAACTCATCACCAGCGGTAAGGGTTATCCCGTCCACAACGACGCTGAAGTGGACCTCACGCTGGATGAATATCACCACGAGGGGTCTTCTACACGCTCTGAAGAACGGCTGTTGGCCCTGTTGAATGAAGAACGCGCTAAATACACCACCACCCTAACTTACCTGTGATATGTCCCGACCTGGAAATCGCGCTGTGCTTTACGAAGGCAGCCCTGCGCTACAAGAACTCATCGAAACCTACGCCACGATGGATGTAAGGGCGTATTGCGCTAAATGGGGATTGGCGATCGCTACGGTCCGCAGCACGGCGTCGCGAAGGGGTTTACTCCGCCAGAGGGGGAAAGTCCGTAAAAACGACACCGCCAACATCGTGAAGCCCGCCTCACGCCGTGGTCGTAAACCTAAAGCGCTCGTAACGCCTCCTCCGCCGCCTGTGCCTGCGTACGAACCGCCAGCCGATATGATACCCCCCAACGTTCTTAAGCACACGCGGGGATATCGTAAGCGCTCGTGGAAAGACCCCGTGAGTCGCCGCGAACTGAATACGATGCCGGTGCCATACCCCTTCAGCGAAATAGCCGACGCACCCTACAACCGCGGATTAGACGAAACGCCAGAAGAGACAGGGCGTGTTGTTAAACGAACCAAGAACCGTTGACGCTTATGAACCTGCGAGGACCTATATGTCGTTTGATCGTTGATGAATTGCCCGTTGACGCCTATGGAATGAAGGTGTTGGCGGCGGCGCGTGAACTGTGGACGGCGCAGGGTAAGGTGTGTATCACTACGGGCCGTGCGTTGGGGCGCGAGTTCCCGGTGGTACAGATTATCGGTGGCGAACCGATGAACTACCCACAGCGCGTTATCGAAGTCGTGGAGCAAGTCCGTGCGTCGAACCCCACCGTGCGCGTCAAGTTATTCACCGGGTTCCCTGACGTTGAAGGGTTGTTGAAGGTAGCACCGCTGGTGGATGCTATCGCCGTGACGCTGGCCAGCGCGGATGACGAACACCACTTTCGGGCTGCGCGGTTGGGGTTTCGCGACTTTGGCCGTACACGAATGGAGGTGCGCTACAATTCCGCCACCGGAGAAGACCCTTCGGGGCGCGTATTTACCCAGTATTGGCGGTTGGTGGATATGGCTAAAGAGGGCGACTACCTACTGGAGTCTAAAGTGTGGGTGATGAAATACGCCAACGGAACGTTATTTGACTAAAATCGTGAAATATGACTGAAGAACGAAATTATGACGACCCGCGTCTGAATGACGAAATGCGACGTTGGGGGTGCTATACCGTCAAGACCGCCAACGACACCACGCAGATAATACTCACGCCAGAATTCTTGGCCAACACCTCAGGATACGCCATCACGATGGATATGGGGTTTGGAAAAGAGCGCGTGAGGGCGTGGAAGCGTAACGCCAACGGAGTGTTGGAATGTAGCGAATATCCTGACCGCTTGTATTTGGATGAAACGGCTGGTGAAGGTAAGTACACTGCGCGTATCACGTTGACGTGTGAGTGTGGTGAAGAAATCACGTTGACGCACTCTCAGGCGAGAATCTTTATGCGCGGTGCGTACGAGAACCGTTACCTTCAGCGTGTGCTGTTGCGGTGTCGGCGGTGTAACAAAATGCTTTTCAAGCCGTGAAACGAGTGTTGATATGGATGGTGAGGTTGGTGGTCCGGGTGATCGTCAACCTCGTTTATTTGGCGGGGTTTGGTGTTGTGTTGGCGTTATTGTTGATGACGCTATATTCGCTGTGGTGTTAGTGAAACGACGATTTGGAAAAATCTTTGAAAAATATTTCGTAATTCTCTTGGCGGTTTGGCAGATTCGCCGTACCTTTGTAGTGGAAAATGAAACTAAAACACTTGGAATTATGAAACCTTCTATCGAAAACATCCGCACTATCGTAAGCGTACTGACCGCTGAAGAGCGCCAGCTCCTGAAAGACACCTTCCTCTATGGAGGTTGGGGAGACACCGACTATGAGTTTCTTGACGAAAACGGCAACGACGAAACCGTTGGCGCTTGGGGCTACTGCACGAACGACGCTCGCGAGGGTAAGCACTTTGCAGGCCGTGTCGTGGCTACGATGTTCCGCTCGATTTACGCTAAACTGTGCCCGGCTAACCGTCATCAGCGTGGCGCACAGTTATCGCACTGCAACGACTGGTGGGGTGACGGCTCGGGTGATATGCTGTTCATCCGTTCGAGTTGGAATAAAGCGTGGCTGGAGTGGGCCAAGACCCCGGAAGAACCGAAAATGAAGGACTATCTGTTCCAGTTCGCCGACAAAAACGGTAAGTATTTAGGCCGCGTAACGATTGCAGCCTTTGAAACGCCAACTGTCGATGAGGCTTTAGCCACCTTCAGAACCCATTCCCCATCAGCCGTCAATTCAGCAGTAGCCAACGGTGTTACGCTCATCACCGACAACGAGCAACCGCTCGGCGAGGTGGCTGTAGGCAGCCGCGTGTATTCAAATATCAACCAGCGTGAGTATCAGGTCGTAGAGCAGTTCCCGAATTCCGTCCGCGTGGTACACCTCACCGGGGAAGCCGCTGGAGTGTTCTGTGAACTGAATCCTAACTATCCGGTAGTAGTGAAAGAAACTCCGGACGAAGAACTCTCCAACAGCGCCTTCGCTGCGGTTAACGTGTCGGCCAACGGCGCACGCTACACAGAACTGATTTACGGCACGGGTGACACGATTTGTAAACGTGTCTACTTTACCGCCGACGAGTTCGCCAAGGTTGTAGAAGCAATTAAACAATTTAACGATAAGAAATAACATGAAAACGTACCTTATCAACCAGTTCAAGACCAAGGAAGAGGTGATGGACGCCATCATCGACGTATTCAAGCGCCGCGAAGATTGGTGCGAGGCTGAAGCCCATCGCACCGGTACCAACCCCGAGCCGTCATTCAAGGCTCAAAAGGCATACGACCTCGCCTTCCAAACGATGGGTGGTAACTCGTTCAAGCCTGGCGAGTACCAGCACACAAAGCGCTATATGGTCGATTACCTGAAGAATATGGAGTGCCTGTTCCGTGAAGCGCGTGAGCGTTGGCTGCGCTTCTACCTCCAAGACACCTACCTCCGGTCGCCGGAGGGGAGGGCACGCCAACAGGAGTTACTCAACACCATCAATCACAACAACGCCGAACTGGACCGCCAAAACAAAACGCTCCTCACCCAGTTGAATAAGTTCGTTGAAGAGCACCGCAACTGCGAAGACTGGCGCGTGGCACGTTTCACCGAGAACTCCGTGACGTTTGGGTTGGCCGACGCTAAAGGCGAAATCGTTGAAAAGTCGGCGCTGACGTTCTACATCGACCGTGGCGTCAGTGGTAACGATGAGCCCACGCTGGTAACAGCGGTGGACAATCACGGGCGTTTTTCGTGCGACGACGTGAATATCCAGGTCGTGCGCTATGCGTGGATGGGGGTGTTGCTGTTGGCAGGTCGTCTTAAATCGCTTAAAGACCTCTTGCTGGTATACGGGTCCGCCGCAGCTAAAATCGCGACTGCCATCAGCACTGCCAACGTTCAACTGAAAGAACTCGGTCTTGAAGACTTTGAAGCCGCGTTCAACGAATACGAACTCCAAAACTGGTAAAAGCGATGAACCCTACTTTCATCAACCTCTACGTCGTAAACGCCACCGCCAACAGCGACCTTCGTGATATGTCTGTTGACGAACGACGCCGTGTGGAAGAGCGACGGCTGATAACGGCTCGTGAGTTGTTACCCGGCACCAACGTCTTGACCAACGTAACCATCAACAGCGAACTCCGCACCGCCATCATGGTCCCTCGCTTAACACGCCGTGAAGTGGCTGATGCGTGGCACACCCTGACGACTGTATTCGGCGACTTCAACCCCGACCGCGTGATGTTCGAGAAAATAGAAATCGAAGTTTAATCCCCTAATATCGTGAATTATGGCACCTAATCGAGTAACTCGTGCGACGGCCATGGCTACGGCCCGTGACTACGCCCGCACTCATTCCAAAGAAGCCGTCCGTGTACAGGTAGCGCTGTACCGTGATCAGGTCAAGTCCCTCAATCGCGCCAAGGCCAACGCCAGCGAAGAAGAAGTTCGTCGGTTGTGCGAACGTATAGCCGACACCCGTGAGTTGTTACGAGCGTTCGAGAAGGAGGCCCAGTAAACCGCCAAAACCCATTTAATCACTCAAATAGTACAACACAATGGAAAACACAAAACCTATCAGCGTCTTCAACGCTACCGAACCCCTCCGCATCAACGACCAAGCGTCAATCACCCGCGGCCAGGTCCTGTTCCTTTACGCCGTGGCTGCCGCAGCGGCTGACGTGCCGGTGATCGTACGGCTGGATGAAGGTCCGCTGCCGTTCACTGGCGTTGACGAAGCAGCGCCGCGTTATGGCGACGTACGCACGTGGCTGGGGATGTTCCTCGACGCCAACTTGGCGTTCCGCGTGATGATGCCTATTCCCGACGGAGGTCGCGTCACGGAAGAAATCAAGAAGATGTCTCACGAGTGCACCGACGCAGGGCTGTTGGAGTTCCACGCCGACGACGACACGCTCCGTTTCACCGCTCTTGGCGTTGAGGCCATCAACCTCTACGGTTGGGTGTTCGAGAACGAGTGGCGCACGATTGAGAGCATCGTGCTGAAGATCGTCAACGACCGCTACGGCCACTGCGGTATTGGCGTTGAGGCGTGCACCGAACACGTCACCACGCTCAACCCGCGAGATCTGACGGGCCAGTTCGTGCTGGTAGACACCGACCTCATGGCAGCCACGTATCGCCGCACCGACGGTATGCTGGTAGCGAACGTCTTTGGCGTTGGAACGTTCATCGTCGAACGGCTGTGTGCCGTCAACACGTCGCTGTTGGCCGCGCTGGCTGACGAAGGTATGGCGGAGCGTAACACCACTGACGAAATCCTCGACGAGTATCATCGCCGTTTCAAGGCAGCGTCGGAGGCTTACCAGCGTGAACACGGCATCGTCAACGACCCCGAACCTGAAGAAGCACCTCAAGACGGCGCTATGGCCCAGTTGGCTGCCGCGCTGGGTAAGGCTCTTGGCCATGGCGTCGGTCTGAAGCGTGTAGACATCCCTCACGACGGTGGTGAACCCACGGTGACGGACCTTGGCGAAAAGGTCGCTGATGCTGAAGTGGTGATCGAAGCCGCCGACAAGCCTGTGTCGTAACGACGCTTTGGCGTTGACGCTTTTAGCCGCCTTGGATTTAGGTCCTTGGCGGCTTTTCTGTTGGCGTCCTCCTCCCCCTTTTCCCCCTTATGGTTCTCTTCCCCCCCTACCCCCTTTTACTCCTTTACCCCCTATAATCCCCCTTCTCCGCTTTTCCGGTATAAACACCAAAAGACACTGGTGTTTATACTTTCGAGAGACTTCGTCTCTCCTCGCGCACATACGTGCGCTCACGTGCTTACGCACGCTCATACGCATACGCGAGACACATGCCAGCGAGAACACGTGTGTACCACCCCGCGTGCGCCTATACGCGCGTGACCAACACGCCAACAGCCAGCCATCATTCACAGCCAACGTTATTCACTTCGTAAACAAACAACACTTCAGAATGAAACGATATTTCCAACGCTTCGTTGAATGGCTTTACGCCGACCGCGTGGCTGATGCTATTGGCACAGCGGTGACGCGTGAACTACGTCGGCGGATGCCTGAATTACGCGACGACGAAGACTTGGCGCCTTTAACTCACCAAGACGTTTACGCCACAGTGGTGATTAACCTTCCTTCGCCAGCAGAAGTTATTCACGCCAACTGGGGTGACGCCAACGAACTTCACTTGCGAACCCTTACCGTCAGCGTTGAGGGCTTGAAACTTCAACTCGAAATCACAGCCTCCCGCACCAAGGTGCTTTCAAACCACGACGCCAGAATATGCTTTGGCGATTGGGTATACCTGCTGGACGTGAAGGTGACTGGCGACGAAGAGTGTTGGCTGTGGTTCCAGCTGAAGAAGCGTCGTATCGCCAACGTTGGTGTTGAAGGCGAAATTCCCTATTGGCGCCAGCGCGGCGTTTACATACCCTTGGTTCATCGCTTCACAGCTGAAGTGTTGAAAGGCGTGGCACGAGGACTCCAAAATCTTGACGTGTTATGAGCGAATTCTTCCACGTTGGCCCCACGTCGGGCCGTGACGCCGAACGTACTCGCACCGAGCAGTTAGAGCGCCAAAAGCAAGAGCAGCGTTATCTTGGATCAGCCATTCGGCTACCGGGTATGCGGTTATACGAGTTCAACTATAAGACCGGAGAATGTCGCGAGATTGGTACTGAGATCACGTTGGAATTAGACGTCACCACCGGCACTCCACGTCAGCGTCGGGCAGTGAAGGTCCAGTACAACCCCGATTGCGTTTATTTACAAGCCTTGAATCACCGTAACGCTATACGCAAACTGACCAAGGCTGGGTACATCAAAATGGTGAAACACGATGGTAAAGGTCCACACGTCAAAGATTGACGAACAACAGCAGCCTTCCAAGGCTCATAAGATACCCCGCGGTGCCAACGGTCTGCCGCTGTTTGGCGATAAATCAGCCGCTGAAAAATCCCGCCCCTACGACGCCCAGCGTAACGCCGACGATGGCGTTGACTACGATCTGTCGTTGAGCGATTTTCTGGATCAGGCTGAATCCTTGACCCAGAAAAAGCGCTTGAACGGCATTTTTATCGAGTTAGGCGACGCAGTGGTCCCGTGGTACGCCGTGCGTTCGTTAGAGCGTGCAGAGCGCTATAATGCCTCGTCAATGCAGTACGAGTTCGGTATCGTTATCAACCGCGATACGATGGCCTCTGAAGGCGACAACATCAGCGAGTGGTGGGTAAACGCCACAGCGCGTGACGACGCGTGGTACTTATTACGCCAACAACTCGTAGAACTGGGCATCACTATCGTTTCAGCAAAGGTCTAAACAACCCTCATAATCATCAACAATCAAAATTATCGTAAAATGAAAACGCAAGAATTTTACAACGTGCTGGCCACCAAAGCCGGCACCACCAAGGCTCAGGCCATCGCACTGGTCCGCGCCTTCGAAGCGGTTCTCGCCGAGGAGGTCCGCGACAAGGGTGAATCCATCACGCTCAACGGCGTGGGCAAGTTCGCTCTGAAGGACGTTCAGGCTCGTATGAGACGCAACCCCATCACCGGACAGAACGCCGAGGCCCAGCCGTATCGCACGGTTCAGTTCCGCGCGGCTCACGCCTTCAGGGTGTACGGCGAAACTGCCAAAAAGGGTAAGAAATAACCCAAACTAACAACGTTTGCTTTCGCAGTCCGTCAGGGAGGTGGTTTGCCCTGACGGATTTTTCGTTACTTACACGCCAACGTTATACTACCTGAAACGAGCGATACGCCGACTTACGCCAAGTGACGAAATGAGGTTTAGCAGTTAGTGTAGTTCTTTTCCAGTTGGCGTTCTGTAGTTTCTAACGGGCCGAAAGGTCAACCAAATTGTCTCCAAGGCAGCAACGCAGACTTCCTCCATAGCGAGCGCCGGAGCGGAGGAGACAGACTCGAACCGAGGGATAGAGTATAACGGACGCCGCAGTCCGATCCCTCACTTTGAGGTGTGGTGTAATGGTAACACACGAGATTTTGGTTCTCGCGTTGGAGGTTCGAATCCTTCCATCTCAACCAGCGCCGACGAGTGCGGCACGGCAAAATGAACACTCGCTGGATCGTCGTCCAGAAAGAGGAGTGATACAGGGTGATGAACCTGAAGCCACTCCGAGGATCGTACCGAAGACCGTGTGAGAATCAGGGACACGTTAACTCCCTGACGGAATTAACACCCAAGGTTAACTACCAGTGGACGCCCGGCCGGCAAAGGGAACCGCAATAGGTCGCTGCTCTTGTTAACTTGGGTGTTTCTTTTAGAAGAGAGAAACGCGGATAACCGCCGCGGGAGATCAAAGATGTCCGCCGCCACGTCGGAGAAGGCATTAAACCGATTGCGTAAGCGCTCCCGCGGCGGTCTCTTCTTTGTAAAGTAAAAACGAAGATGAAGAAAAGTAACTATTTGGTGTTTGACTGCGAGACCGGAGGCCTTGACCCCTCAGAAAACCCCATAACGCAATTTGCAGCCGTTGTGTTAGACTTTAACACCCTGAAAGAGGTAGACCGCTGGGAGACCTACATAAAGCCGTACAACGGTCTCCAAATAACGAAGACAGCCATCGAGAAAACGATGGTGAATATGGCTGAGGTGAATCGCGGTATGGAACTGAATGCGTTTATTGAGGCGTTTGGACGGTTTTGTACCCAGAACTTCGGTGACGTAAAGGGTAAGGACCAGCGGCGTCTGATTGGTGTTGGCCACAACGTGCTGTTCGACGTCGGGATGTTGGAAGCGGCGTTCTATTACTCGTCGTACGCCAAAAAGCAAAGCCTGTTCACCTACATCCAAGACCAGACGCTGGACACGATGTACCTCTCGAAAATGATGTACGGCTTGACGGGTGATGAAAAAATGACGTTGGGTGCCACGTGTGAACGCGCAGGAATCGTTCTTACGGACGCTCACGGAGCGATGAACGACGTTGAAGCCACGGCTGGGTACTTCCGCTACTGCGTACAGCGTTTGAGGGCTGTAGGCGGCTCGTTACCCACAGCGGAGAAAAAGGCGCGCCGTCGTGGTAACGAGTTCTTCGAATTTAAGTGCGCCAAATAACAATCGCCAACGTTATACAATACGTCAAACAACAAAACCGTATAACGAAAATGGACAAGCAACAATTCATTACAGGCATTAAGGCGTCAATCGCTGAAATCTTTGAGCGTTCCCGCGATAAGTGGGTAAGCGTGAGAGAACCCGGAGCGTCGTTCGGCGCTATATTAGCCGCCAACGGCGTCAACAAGAAATACACGCCGCCGCTTTTCGACGTGTTGACGAAAAACGGACTCATCGAGCGCGAAAGCGTTGGAACAGGGGTGCGTTACCGCTATCAGTCGCAGGCTTGTACAACTCCTGATCTTGATAAGTTGGCTGAAAAGGTGTATGAAGCCCTTTGCGCGTATCACGCCGCTCGCCGTACCGACGGTCGTCCTAAACGTGTAACCCCCCCGCGCGACGTCAGCCAGAACGGAAATGTCAAACGTTTTGAGGGCAAACTGCTGCCTAATATTGGCGATTCGCGATATATACTTCACGTCGACTTCGGGCTGGCTCAGGTGGTGGAGGTTAAGATCATCGGCATTATGCGTGATATTACCAACGGCCGCTATACGTTCAACTTGGCATATCGCCTGTCTGATGAAGACGACTTGGTGTACACTAACGACGTTCCGCTGCGTGATTTATTCACCAAACCGGAAGACATATTCGCCCACCTCCAGCGGACGATGATTCGCTTTCACGGCGAGTTGTTTCCAACTATAAAACGAGAAACCGTAAAACAAAATGGCAGATAAGACACGTGTCGCTCAAACGCCCGAGGAGGTAGAAGCGGCAAAGAAGTTCACCGAACAAGACGAAAATCGCCGCTTGGCGTTTTCTAAAGCGTTGGAATTGCTCCGTATTTTGGGCCTCGATAACTTGGAGCGCGAGATGATAGCCCAGCGTCAGTTCACTCGTACAGGGGTTGTGAAAAAAACAACGCTGTCGCACCGTAAGGCGCTGGACCTACTCGAAACGCTGGCGACGTTCGGTTACGTCGCGTTTCTCGATACCAACAAGACTAAATTCCGCTTCACCTTCAACGCCGATGACCGCGCAGCGGTCCACAAGGCCAAAATCATACAGCTGACCACCCTGCTGGGCAGTGCCATCGAAAGCTACAACGATCTGCTCCTGAAGGATTACCCCAAGGACGTATACGAGCGTGAGACGCTGGAAATGGAACGATATTTGAGTACGGCGCTGAAGTTGAAGAGATGAGTTTTGTTGTGCGACGCGGTAACACCCGGAGGGATTTTCAGTCCCTTTGGGTGTTGCTATTAAAATGCCTTGACGTATGATGCCTGAAATTATAGCCCCTTCGGTGACACACCGCTTGGCTTGTTTGGACCTCGTTGATGAAATTATCGAGGGTATGGACGAGCGCGGCCTGAACGAAATGATGAGCGGCGATATACACGACGTTGATACGATATTCGACGCCTTGATGGAAGACACGTACCGGATTATGTATACCGGCGACGTGTCGATCGATTTTAAGCCCCGCTATGAAGAGAACGTCGCTGCCGTGGTGGAAGACACCTTGAGGTGCGCCAATTTGACGTATTTCATCACCTCTGTAATACCAGACTTCCAACTGTCGTGGCACCACTTGGAGTGGGGTGAGTTGGTACACCAGTACAAGAAACTGTGTATCAACGCTGCGCGTGACCACGGAAAATGCGAAGCCGTTGGCACTCCCGTAAGAATGTACGATGGAACTATCAAAAAGGTCGAAGACGTTGTCGTTGGAGACCTGTTGATGGGTGTTGATTCTAAACCGCGCCGCGTGGTTGCCACACACCGCGGTCACGATTCGATCATGTACCGTATCGACCAGTCGCGCGGTGATAGCTACATCGTTAATTCGCGTCACATTTGTACGCTAATCGAAAAAGGACGCGACGGAAGCGTTGAGCGCTGCTGTAAACGAATCGTTGACGTTGATATACCAACGCTGTTGAGTAAAACCCCAAACTGGGTAAGAGAGCGCTATCGCGGCTTCAAGGTAGCGGTGAAATATCCAGCGCGACCTGTAGGGGTGGAACCGTATTTCTTGGGGTACTGGTTGGGTGACGGAAATTCTAACAACCAAAAGATCACCACTGCCGACCCCGAAGTTGCGGAGTATTTACGCGGTTATGCCGAGCGTTTAGGACTTCATTACGGTCAGCAGGGTATGACGGTGACGATTGGAATCGATACCCGTGGACGCGGTAAGCGTAACCCGCTGGAAAGGATGCTAAAGGGTTACAACCTACTTTTCAACAAACACATTCCCGACCAATACCTCGTCAACAGCGAAGAAGTTCGTCTCCAGGTGTTGGCAGGGTTGATAGACTCCGACGGTAACTATTGGCAGGGCGGCTATCATTTCAGCAACACGAACCACCAGTTGGCGTGTGATGTGAAGAATTTGGCTGATAGCCTCGGTTTTTGTACACGATTAGGTGGCGGAACGCGGTATTGTAAAGCGTTGGGTCGTGACTATGCGTCGTGGGTCGTGACTATTTCTGGCGAACTGGACCGTATTCCGGTAAAGATCGCTCGTAAGAAAGTCGTCACCGACTGGGTCTCAAAGACGTCACACAAAAACTGGGGCACGATCAACGGCATACACCCCAGCGTGGTATCGTCGTTGAAAATTACGCCCGTTGGCGAAGGTGAGTATGTGTCTATCACCACCGACGGCGACCACCGCTTCGTGTTGGGTGATGGTACGGTGACTCACAACTCGTTCTATTTCTCCAACGCCTACGCCGCGTGGCAGCTATACCGTTACAAACGTCCCTCAACAACTCGTTATTCAAAGCGTCCCACCGTGGCGTCGTCAAATCGCGGATTCTTATTTTCGTTCTCGCTACAGCAGAGCGTTGACCTTTTGGAGATTCTGAAAGGAACCATCGAAGAAAACGAGATTCTAAAAGAGCGGCTGTTCCCCCAGTCAACGGCCAACAACTGGTCAGCTACCAATATCGTGTGCCGCAACGGAGCGCGTTTGACGGGTAAGGGCTTTGGATCGTCGGTGCGCGGTGCTCACCCGTACTGGATTATCGTTGACGACGGCCTGAAGGACAACGTCATCTACTCCAGTCTCCAACGAAATAAGTCCACCGACTATTTCCACTCGGTGATTATGAATATGCTCGTCCCCGGCGGCCAGATTATCGTTGTTGGTACGCCGTTCCACGCCGAAGACCTTTACGGCGACTTGAAGACGAAGAACGGCTGGTTTGTGATTGAATACCCAGCTATCTTCCCTGACGGACGAATTCTTTGGCCTCAACGGTGGTCGTTTAAGGACCTGATGGACAAAAAGGAGACTCAAGGATCGATCATCTTCTCACGCGAGAACCTTTGCCGCCCGATCACTAACGAGTCGTCTATATTCCCGATGGAAATTCTTACACGCGCGTTGCTACGAATGGAGAACTACACGTTGGTGGATTCACGTGAAGAATTCCCCGTTAAATTCTCCAAGGTGGTCGTTGGGTGCGACTTCGCCATTTCAGCCAACGTCGGTGCCGACTACGCCGTATTCAGCGTGTGGGGAATTGACGAATTGACTGACGAGCGTTGGCTGTTACACCTGTACCGTGAAAAGGGCGTGAAGTTCTTCGAGCAAATGAACGTTCTGCGCCGTATCAACTCCCGTTTCCGTCCAGACCTGATCGTGATGGAGAATAACACCTTCCAACAGATATTCGTTGAAGCCGCCGACACTGAAGGTATGCCTGTTATCGGCCACACTACGGGTATTGATAAATACGACCTGAAAACTGGTTGGCCGCACCTTTCGACGCTCTTTGAACGCGGTAAGATACACATTCCTGTGGGTAACGTATACTCACAACAGGTCAAGGACCTCATTTTCCAAGACCTCGGTTCAGTGGCTTTCACCGAAAAAGGATTGGAGAGCGTGGGCAGTCACGACGATATTTCGTCGTCGTTCTGGTTGGCCGACTTGGCTGCTTCGCGTATGACTACGGGCTTTAAGTTTGATATGTTAGGTTAGCGCCATCGTTTTAAGTGATATGAAAACTCTGATAGCACTATTCACTCGTGGTCGTGTTGACCGTCAGAAAACCCTTCAACGCCTCACTCCTGAAGCACGTCGGCGCGTGACCGTATTCTGCCACCCCGGCGAATTGGCGGCTCATCGTCGTAACTGGGGCGGTAAGGTTGGCGGCATCGAGGAATACAGCACGGCGTGTCGCGGCGTGGGGGACATACGCGACTACATTGTTGTAGAGGCCCAAAATCGGGGATTTGGCGGAGTCTTCTTTTTAGACGATAACGTGTCTTTCTCGCTACGTTTAGACGATGCCAAGACCCCTGTGGTCATAAACAACGACAATTTCACCGTCGAGGCTCAAGAATATATCTACGCGATGATGTTCGACTGGGTGGCTGAACAGCTGGACACCTATGCCGTGGCGGCGCTTTCGTACCGTCCTTTCAACCGCGATAAGGAACACGACGTACAGATCAACGGGCGGTTCTTCTCCATTTGGGGGCTGAACATCGAGCAGTACCTGAGCCAGCCCGTGAGATTCAGCGAGTGGCCCATCAAGGAAGATTTTGCGGTGGCGTGTGGCTTACGCCGTGCGGGATTGGATAACGTGGTGTCGTACCAGTACTCGTTCGACAAAATGACCGGAGCCAACGCCGCTGGTGGTTGTAGCGTGTATCGAACCATCGAAAACTCCAACGCCGAATCACAACGTTTAAGAGAAGCGTTCCCCGAGTATATCACCCTTCGTACCAAGCGGTGCACCAACTGGGGTGGTGAAATGAAGGATCGCGAAATGATCGAAGTCAAAATACACTTAAAAGGATACAAGAAATGAACGTAAAATTCAAGAAAGTACACCCCAGCGCTGTTCTCCCGACATACGCTCACCCCGACGGCGAAGACAACGGACTGGACCTTGTGGCTGTGTCGATCGAGGAAACCGACGACTACATCGAATACGACACTGGCGTGGCCGTTGAAATCCCCAAGGGGTACTGCGGTTTTTTGGTCCCCAATTCACGCTGTTCGAAAAAGGACCTGGTGATGTGTAACGCGCCGGGGGTAATCGATCCGGGGTATCGCGGTACGATGCGCGCTCGCTACAAAAACGTCTTCCACGCACCGACGCTGTGGCAGAAGATTGCCGGTAAACTACAGACGTATAGCCACGGAGTCGGAAAACTCTGCGTCAATCCCGGCCCGACACATTCCAAGGCGTTCGCCGTCGGCGATGTCGTAGCCCAGCTGGTCATCGTACCTGCGCCTCAGATTGAGTCCGGTTGGGTTGAAGAACTCACTCCGTCGAAGCGCGACACGGGTGGTTTCGGGTCAACGGTCAAGAAGGAAACGCCGCGTGCCGTGTGGGACGAAGACGTGAAACCGTGCCCGCGGTGCGGATCACCGATGTCGGTATCGGAGGACTTAGACGATACGGTTCTCTTGCAGTGTGAGGACTGCGGCTACTGGAAACGTATCGATAACGACGGTCACACCGTCGACGGAGGATATTAATACTCGTAACTCATGAAAACGATACTCTTACACAATCCCGCCAAACAGGATAACGTCGAAGCGATGGCTGACGCCATGGTAGAGTCGATGCGCTTCGCCGACCATGTAGTCGATTATCCGGATATTTCCAAGGCCAAGGCCGACGATGGCGTTCCAGCCGAGTGGTTCTACAAGGCATACGCCGGCATCAACGAGACGTCTGAACTCACGGCCATTCTCCAGTACACGCAGCAGCGGATGCTTTTTGACCAGATTGGCGAAACGTTCTTGGGGATCGCGCTGACCGAAATGAAGCATTACGATCGTTTAGGCGACTTCATCGCTCATCTGGGTCACGCTGTATCAAAACCCGTGTTTTCGGCAGCCAAAGTGAACATTACGACCGAAAGCCCCATCGAAGCGGTGATGATCAACCTCCGCGCCGAGCAAGACACCATCACTTCGTACGAGAAACTCATTCAGCGCATTCAATCCAGCAACCCTACGCCAACCGTGACTTCTACGTTGGCTGTTCAGTTGATTAACAAGATTATCGCTGATGAGCGTGTACACGTGAAACTTTTGGCTGAACTGGCTCAAAACCTTGACGAAACGTTATGAAACCAGATCGCCGACACGGTTCGTTGATGTTGGCCGCCGTAAAGCGAATTGAAGCCGAACGCCCGGGAGTAATTTCCTGGGCGTCGCGCCAAGAACGGTGGTGGGAGATATGCGTCAGCGACTACGACTTTTACAAGAGTGAGTCTTTCCAACGTATTAAGGCCGCATATCGTAAGGCATTACAAGCCGTTGGTGGCGGTAAATTGATATTCTGTTACGCCAAACCAGATGCTGAACGATTGTATGCCTTGGAGTGTGAAGGTAATTTGGTGATGGATTGTTGAAAAATTTTCGTAATTCTCTTGGAGAATTCGCATTTTCGCCGTACCTTCGCTCTTGGAAAAGAAATCGTAAAACAAAATTGGTTATGGAAAAGACTCAAGACATCAACTCGATCCTCTCGAAACTGAAGAAACTGCAGCGGCTCTACGAGGGCGCCAAGGCTATCAACTCCGAAGCAGAAGCCCAGAACGCCGCTGCCAAAATTCAGAACCTCCTCACGCAATACAACCTTTCGATGGTTGATTTGGAAGCAGCCGTTGACGACGAGCCGAAGACTAACGTCACGGAAGAGAAACTCGACGACAGCTGGCAGCGTAAGTGTGGCGGTTTTTGGGACCAGCTTCTGTTGTACGGGATTTGTAAGTACAACTTCTGCTACACGATAGTCAGCGGGCAGTACACGCACCGCATTAATCGTAACGGCAAAATGGTCTTCGAAAAGCGTCATAAGTACATCGTTATTGGCGAGCCGCAGAATATCGAGGTCGTAAAATGGCTGTTCAACGTCTTGGCAGGGCAGCTGTATCGCTTGGCGCTGAAGCGGTACGAAGAGTATCGCGAAGACGACCGTCAGGCGGTTATGCGTCTCTTTGTGGGTGAAAAGAAAATGCACCGCGGTACGTTCCTCCGCTCGTATTTAGCTGGCGCAGCCAAGGGTGTTCAGGACAAATTGCGTGAAGAACGTGAACGCGAACTCCAAGCCCAAGTGCAGGTAAACGCGCTGGTGCTCCGCCACGACCAGCAGCTGAACGACTATGTGGCTGAAAATTACAAGGACCTCCGCGCTTCCAAACCGGGTCACATTGGCAGCTATCAGGCCATGCAGCAGGGACGCGAAGACGGCCGCAAGATTAATATAACGCGAGGCGGCATCGCTGCTTCGAATACCAACCCTAACCGTATAGCGCAATGAAAGTGAACCTCGTATTTGACGGCAATTTCCTGTACCACCTGTCATTCTCCGTATTCTCGACATACTATCGCGGCCAGGACCTAACAGAGGTCCTGGAAGACCGCGAAAAGCGTCAAGTTCTGATTCGTAAGTGCGTGATGAACCTTTGCGCTGCGGTGCGGCGTTTTGGCGACGACGTGAACCGCGTTGTGGTGGTCATCGACTCCCACTCGTGGCGGCGAACCATTTACGACGACTACAAGTACGCTCTCACGCGTGTGAAGGAACCGTGGAGTGATGCGTTCGTTGAAGTATTGGGTGAATTCGAAGCGCTGTTGCGTAAACGCGGGCTGATTGTTACGCGCGTACCGGGAGCCGAAGGCGACGACCTGATTATGATGTGGGCCTTTGCGCTGGACGAACTCCCTGACGAAGAGACGGTAATTCTCACCGCCGACAGCGATATTCGCCAGCTGATAACGCCAACCATTTCGGTGTTTAACTACAACTCGAAGTTCATGAAGTTCTACGTCTTTCCAGGCAAGGAGGCGTTGTGGAATGAGCGCTTGGACGCCGAAATTCAGGTTCTCACCACCGAAGCGTTTGAGGTGTTGTTGTATAAGGTGCTCATGGGTGATAAGTCGGATAATATACCCAAGGTCCGCGCTGGATTTGGCGATAAGGCGTTCAACCGTTTTATCGAATCACTGAAACCGGAACTCAACGGCCGATTGCCGTCGCCGACCGTATTCCAAGGCTACAGCTGTACGAAACTGGCGCTGTGGATTCAGTCCAAGTTTGAGCGATTCTTGGGCACGGCGCTTTCAACGGAAGAAATAGGTCGTATCATCTCCAACATCCAGTTAACGTGGCTTTCACCGTCGGTGTACGGCCCCAAGCAGGAAGAACTACTCATAGCGATGGCTGAAGAGGTGGCCAACACGAAGGACAGCTACAACTATAAGAAGGCATATACGCTTGAAGACTTCTACGGAATGTTAATAAAGTAGTTTGACCAAAATAATATACTATGAAAAAGTGGATGTGGATTCTTATTATCGCGGTGGTCTTGGTGATCGCTGCGGTGGTATACGCCCATGAGGCGAAGGTGATCCACACGCTGGTGGCTATCTTCTCGTTTGTGGCGGGCGTGGTAGCACACTGGGCGTGGGTGAAGTATTTGGCTGCCAAGGCCGCTAAACAATCGAACAGCGATGGAAAACATTCGTGACATCATTTTAGGCGCTCGCGCCGAGCGTCAGGAGCACATGCTCAAGGGCTTTGGCCCGATCCCTGAAGGCGACGAAGTTGAAAAGGCCGACAACGTCTTCGAGAAAATGGCCGAGGCTATCGAAAAGGCTGAGTCCGACAACAGCGAGGAGGCTCTCCAAGGTGAACTCCAGAAGGCTGATATCATGAACGCCATCAGCTACGATTCCAACATCAGGTTCAGCAAACTCGGCAAGGAGATCAAGGCCAAACTGAAGGCCGACGTTCTTCCGCCGCTGAACGCCAAATTGCAGGTTCTGGCCGCAGAACTTGAAAGCAAGTTGGAAGAGTGTGGCGGTGCGCCTACTGAAACCACTCCGCCGTGGTGGACGGCCGACATCAAGGTAGACATCCCGTTCCGCATCTTCTCGTGGGAAAGCATGGACTGCTGTGAAGCGCCGCGAATTGCCGGTACACTCGTTGGCGAAGAGCAGGAGAACCCCGTTACGCCCGAAATGCGTAAGTGCCGCCAAGAGTACAACGACAAGGTGCGCGAGTACGCCAACGTGGCTACCGACATCAAGGCGTGCGAAATTCTTGAAACCAATCTTTCCGACAACGAACGCTATCAACTGTCACCTCGTCAGTTGACGGTGTTCGGGTTTTAGTTTCTTTTCCGTTTCCATTTTGTCAGGACAGCGGCCTCGATTCGGTAACGTTTCGGGGCCAACGTTTTTGAACGTATGGACCGATGGAAATATTTCAGAATAGGTGATGTCGTTGCAGACCCTGAAGTTTGGGGTCGGACGACGTTTGTAATACGCGCGTTTCACGGTAACGACTACTGCCCGTTAATTACTGGCGAGTCCCTAAAACCGATTCGCGGTCGCCGCATAAGGGTAAACCTCGGCGTCGGGGAGGTGCGACTTGTAAACGCTCCTAAACGTCCGTTGATGAAGGTTCCAGATGGTACGTTGGTGCGGTTGACTGGGAAGAGCGTTGAAGCGCGGCGAGAATTGTTAATTAGAAGCTATCGTAAACAGCATGGCGACCTTTGATAATTATGCGTGGGCAGATAAGCTACCTGACGAAACGCTGGACGTGAGCGAAGAGCACCGCTCGGAGTTCTTCAGAACGATGTTCGAGCGCCAGATGATATGGAAACGCCGCTTCTTGGATGGAGCGCCGCGCCCGTGGACCGAAGACCCGATCTTAAGGGACTATAAGTTTACCAACGTATATCGCGAGTTAGACCGCAATTCGCAGTGGCAAATACGAAACATCATTCTCGATCCGCTACTTTCGTTGACGAATTTGGTTTGGAAGACGATGGTGTTTCGGTACTTCAATAATCCTGCAACGTTCGAATTCGCTCAACAGCGATACGGTTGGAAGGCGGGAATTCCAGATTACGACCAATACGACGAAGACCGCTTCGCAGAGATGATAGCTGTGTACCGTGCGTCGGGAAACAACCCTTACACTACGGCGTATTTGATCAATTCGATGGCCACGCCCGGTAAACCGCGCGACTACTGTTACACGCACTTGGTGGTTCCTACGTTACACCGGCGCTTGGGTGAGTTGATACGGACGGTATTGGCGGCTGAAACTCCTGAACAGATCATCAGGTTTTTACGCACCCTGCCTTCATCGGCTACATTCATCGCTCACGAATTTTACCAAGACTTTACCTACATATCACGCTACACCACGCGTCGTTTCATGCGTTTTACTCAAGACGACTATACCAACGTAGGACCTGGCGCATCGATTGGGTTGCGGTTGATATTTCCGTCGTTGAAACGTCAGGTGGATGGAATATATCGCCTGCGTGACGAATCGCGTGACGAGTTGGCGAAGTTGGGTAATTTCCCATACCTACACTGGGACCGCGCCGGGTGGCGTTACCGCGTATCGCGCGTGGGAGAAATAACGCTTCATCAGGTGGAAATGTGGCTGTGCGAGTACCAAAAGTATTGGAAAATGCGTATTGGCGAAGGCAAGCAGCGTTCTACATTTGAACCTCAAACTCGTAAATTAGTGGGACAATGATAACCTTTCACACGCCTCTTGAAACGGGCGATTTTATGGGTATCGACTTTCAGATTATGGCCGATGACCTGTCTACGAGTGCCGCACGATTAGTAGTCGTCGGCACTTTCATAACACCCTTCACCACGGAAGAAAAAGCGCGGTTTGAACGTTTGATCGTTGATATACGCCACGACGGTGAATGGAATGGTTCGTATGACGACCAGACGGACTATTTCACGTGGAATGGTTATCAGGTAGCGGTGTGGGGCGATATCGTCCATCGGGCGCTGATTATCAGGCAAACGGCACGGAACGACATTTTGAAACTGTTGTGTTGACAGCCAATTATAGGTTAACAAATCGCGTAAAAACATTATGTCCGGTGTAAAAGAAAGATTGGAATCGGTGGAACGTGCCATGCAGGCTCTAACAATACGCAAGTCGCTGTTGGTAGAGCGTGCGTTGAGCAGCGACAACCCGTCCGATATACTCAAAGCCGCTGAAATATTCAATCAGCAATCCAAGCCTGCTAACGTTGCCCCGAAGGCGTACTTGATCGATCCTTTGGAGTTCAATTCGTTTTTGGGGTATAAGGATAAGCCGTTTTCGCTCTCGTATGAGACACTGCGCCGGATGAGCCGCACCCCCATCATCAACTCAATCCTCAAGACCCGTAAGAACCAAATAGCCGACTTCGCTGAACCGCAGGCCGATCGCTATTCTACAGGGTTCGTCATTCGTCGTAAACCGAAATTTGGTCAAGAGCAGAAGATGGATTCTCAAGACCGCAAGATTGCGGCCTCCATCACCGACTTCATTCTCAATTGCGGTGATACCGCCACTTGGGACGGCGACGAGTTTGACGAGTTTGTTCGTAAAATCGTTGACGACTCGTTGACGTTCGACCAGATGACGTTTGAGTGCATTCGTAACCGCCGCGGCAAACTGGTACGGTTTCAGGCCGTCGATGCTGCGACGTTCCGGTTGGCTGAATCGTACTTCGACGGTGAATACAACAACCCGTATTTTGACGGCGCTATGATGGATGACCGCCAAAACTGGGGTCCAAAGGTTGATGGCTATTATCCGGCCTACGTTCAGGTGTACCAAACAGCCAAGGTGGCGCAGTTCTATCCGTGGGAGTTGTGCTTCGGTATACGCAACCCGACCACGTCGATCTACGCCAACGGGTACGGAAACTCTGAATTGGAAGAACTGATTAACGTCGTTACATCGATGCTTTGGGGCGACGAATACAACCGCCGCTTCTTCTCTCAAGGATCAGCGCCGAAGGGTCTTCTTCGGATCAAGGGTAACGTCAACGAGGCTTCGCTTCAACAGTTCAAGCAGCAGTGGCAAGCCATGATATCAGGCGTTATGCAGTCGTGGAAGACGCCCGTCGTTGAGGGTGATATCGACTGGGTTGATCTCCAGAAGAACAACCGTGATATGGAGTACAACTCGTGGATGGAGTACCTGATCAAGATCGCGTGTGCTGTATTCTGTATCGACCCGACGGAAATCGGGTGGGACATTTCCCGTTCCAACGGCAGCGGCCTGACGTTCGGTGATGGCCAAAAGCAGCGCATGGAGCAGTCCAAAGACAAGGGTCTCTACCCGATGCTGAAGTTCATCCAGCGTAAACTCAACAAATTCATCGTCGAGCAAATCAACCCCGACTTCGAATTCGTATTCATGGGCCTCAACGGAATGACCATTTCCGAAGAGCTGGATATGGACATCAAACGCCTTCAGGCCTTCCAGACCGTGGACGAGATTCGCGAGAAGTGGGATCTCCCGGCTATTGGCGAAGAGAAGGGTGGCAACACCATCGAGAACTCAGTCATCCAACAGGCTCTCAGCGCCAAGCAGCAACAGCAACAGGCGATGGGTGACATGGGCGCCGGAGGCGGCAACCCGTTTGAAGAGGCTGCCGGTATGGGCGCTGAAGGCGTTCCGGGTGAAGAGCCCACTGGCGACGAAGGCGACGAAGGCCCCGAAGCGCAAGGCGGAAACCCGTTCGACCTTTACGCCGCTGGCGATGAAGAAGAAACTATGAAGGCTCGTGAAGCGAATCCGCTCGTGGCCGCATTCGACGAATACTTACAAAAAGCAATACACCATGACGAGTAACGAAAAGAACACCGCGCCCATCGTACAGCTGTTGGCTGACGCTATGCCTAAACCGATTGTTGACGCTTCTGGCGGTAGCGTCATTTACCGCGGTTATGCGCCCATCGGCACAGGTCAAAGCGAGGCCGGATGGCGCATCGAACGCGAGACCACTGCTGATGGAATTACCATCACGGAATATCCGATTGGCGACATGAGTTACAATTTCGTGTGGGCTAATCGCGCTGACTACATTTATTCACGCTAATATCTCCGCAAATGGCAACAGTTGACGTCGGAACCATAGCAGGTATATCCATCGGCACGACGCCCCCGTCGAACCCGGCGATTATCTGGTACGACACCACCGACAAACTCCACAAAAGTTACGACGCCTCGCTCGGGCAGTGGGTTCCGATGTCGCAGGCGATTGTGGCTGAAATAGCCGATTTCAACGACCTTATCAATAAGGCGAACCTCCCCGGCGGACTACCTATCGCGGCGTTCTACAACGTCATCAAGCGCGACGCTGACGGTCAGTGGAACACCATGGTGTGGGTAGTAGGCCAAACCCGTATTCAGTACGTCGATAAGCAAAACAACATCATCGTCGAAGACCTCGCTGGGCAAGGTACCACAACGCAATACGTTGCTTCAACGAACTACTTCTTCGATAACGTCGTCGCCACGTTCGATCAACAAACGTCGCGTCTCAATTTCACCTTCCAGCAGGTGACGGATAACCCTGCTATGCAAGACGTACTTTTCGGTAGCCGCATTATCAACGATAATCCAACGTTGGTGAAGCGTACCGTGAAATCGTTGCTCTCAACGTCATCGAAGAACTCGCTGTCGTTCGTCAACGGGTTGTACTTCGACTTCAGCGCAGCGATGAATGGCGTTATCGTCTCCGAGCAAGAAAACGATACACAGGTCGTTGGATACAAGCAGTACACGGCCGATTATGCCGCCATGGATAAGACGTTCACGGAGGTAACGAAGATCATCAACGACTGGCAAAACGGCTCACAACAGATGATCTTCAGCGCCCGGTTGATTGAGGTTAATCCTGTTACGGCTACTATTGCCGCACCGCAAGACCTTACTACGACCGACGATTTGAAAATGGCGCTCAACAAGATTCAAGGCTGGTACAACCGCTTGAAACTGGCCACCGGAATGAGCCTGTCGTCGGCGTATAAGGCTGATCCCGCTACCAAGGGCGTTATGCCTGCTGGTGGTGATCCTGTTGAAAAAGCCATTGCGCTGCTTCACCAAGCAATCTTGGATGTCGATTTTTCGCAGTATGGCGATTCCAGTAACATCACGATAGGCGGTTCACAAGGTGACTTCCCCGAAATACCCTATATGTCGTTTATCGACGTTGAAGGTTCGGTTCGTCAAGCGTTTGAGGTAGTGTGGAGCGCGTTAGGGAATATCATTACGGGCGATGATACTGGCGAAATACTGAAGAAACTCGTTGCTTCGTCTTCCATATTCGAACGCAACGTGTTGAAAAGCCACTTGGCAAGAGGTATTGTCGGCGGCTTCGACGATTATAGAATTCTGCCCGGCGGCAGTACTTACAACGTCGAGTTGGGGCACCGCTATTTTTACAATCTGAATGCGTCGGAAATTTCTTCATCGACTTGGACTCTTAATTTGGGTACGCTTACCAACCCGTCGTCGTTGGAGGCATACACACAAGAAAGCGTCGGTGGAACCATCGAAGTGCTCGTCTATTGTAATGTCGCTAACGGCCAGACTCTGCGCGTCGTTGACGGTAATGGCATTAAGGCGAATTACAATATGTCGCAAAAGGGATATTATCTTCTCACGGCTTGGGCTACGCAGTTTATATCCCGAAGCAGTCTTGGTTTTGAGTGTTTCATCACGCGGCCGGAATATTTAGGATAGTATGTGTAAGGTGGTCTATTTAACATCGCGGCGTTTTAACGCTGAAGCACGGCGGTTCATCCAAGCACTGGCTGAAGAATTACGTCGCCGACGTATCGAAGTGGTAGTTGGCAACGCTTACGATGTTTGGAATTACTTCAGACCCCATCGAACTTATGGTATCGCGTTGGCGGTGGACTTCTTCAATGATCACAAAGACGGCTGCAGTCTCACGCTGAACCGAGTTTGTCCAGCGCTTACACGTGATTTTGCTTACAACTTATCGAACCACTACGATATTTTGACGCCTCAAATTCGTTGGCGGTCGTTCCTATTTGTGGATTCGTACGACCGCCAGTGGTACCGTTTCTTCAATCGTGTGAGTGCAGAGGTTAAACTTATAATTTACCCTGCAACGCTTACCAACGAAGGCGACATGGATGCGTACCTCGGCGCACGCGACGGTATTATACGAGCGTTTGCTGATGAAATTGTGAGGTGTCTTCGCTCTAATTACGATTACAACTCGTACGCTAAAGCAGCTAAAGTTGCTCGCATACGCATTAACGAAAGAATGAAACGCAATGGCTGATGGAACTTTCATGACTACTATCTTCCCCATAATTTCGCTTCTATTCGGGGCGGGTGGTATTGGCTATGCCGTTGTAGCGCGTATGTTGGATCGTAAGAAATACGCCCAAGAAGTTCGTTGTAGCCAAGCCGACGCTGATTTGAAAGGTGAAGAATTTTGGAAGGGGCGATATGACACCTTGATGAACGAACTCGACAAGAAGGAATCGTGGTGGAAAGAGCGATACAACAATCTGTATCAGGAAGTGCAAAACGAACGTAAGTTATCAAACGAAATGATGACGAACTTTCGTAACGAACTTAACAAAATCCGCGACGAATATGAGGCCCAACGACAGGCCGACCGCGATAAGTATAACCGCCTGATGGAGGAGTTCCGTACTCAAGAGCGTGAAGCCAATAAAGCGGCTGAAGATTACAAGCGCCGTATCAATGAACTCGAAGCGTCGATCACGGCCTACGAAGAAATGATCAAGAACGGTAAACGGTCATGAAGACAGCATCCAGCATAATTATCGTTGTAGCGGCCCTAATTTTCGCGTTCTTTCTGGGGCGGGGTACTTATACCCCTGAACCCCCTAAAGTCGTTGAAAAGTGGTATACAAAGCACGATACGGTGGAATATCGCGATACGATCAAAGTTCCTGTTCCGTATCAGGTCGTGCGCGATACTACAATCTACCTGCCGGGGGTGATCGATACCGCCGCTCTTTTGGCTGATTATCTGGCTCGAAAAGAATATTCACTGGACTTTTCCAACGATAGTATTGGCGAGTTTCGCGTTGATGCGGTTATTCAGCGTAACGCCCTCGCGCAAGTTACGTCGCACGTGAAACCCATAATCCGCATCCACGAAGTAGAAAACACGATAATCAACAAGCAGATACCATTCATTCAAGGTTACGCCCAAATAGGAACGTCCGTAGACTTTGGCACGCAAAAGTTCTCTGCCGGGGCCGACTTTCGGCAACGGTTCTTGGTTGGCGCTTCAGCTATAAGAGTTGATGATCGCTGGGGATACACGTTGGATTTTGGTATAAAATTTTGACGTATTCTCTTGGCAGTTTGAATAAAATTCAGTACCTTTGTAGTGGAAATGAAACTTATAAACCGATAACGTTATGAAAGAAATTATCAACTACGGCGAAGCGCGTCGCCAACAGATTCTCAAAGGATTCACCAACATCGACGAGGTCGCTGAAGAAGCGCCGATCGAAAAAGCGCGTCATGGCGTATACGCTGACAACGCCCAGAATCGTCGCCTCCAGCGCGTGGGACAGGAATACGGTCACGCCGCCAAAGAAGACCCTGAAGCAGGTCAAGAAGGCAACGAGGGTGTACCTGAAGGCAACGTGAGTCTCCAGAACCACGCTCGTCAGGCTTCCGAGGAGGCGCTGGTGAAAGTAGCCAACGACCCGTCGGCTGATGCCGAAATGCGCAAGGTGGCTACCGCTGAACTCGAACGGCGCGGCGTGAACGTTCGTGCCAAGAACAAGAAGGGCGACCAGTCGCTGCGTAACGGTCTGGCTGACGGCGACGCCAAATCGGCTTCTACGTTTGAGTCGATGGGCTTCCGTCAAATGGACGACCGCGATCTGGAGCAGTACGCCGGAGTGGAGGACGCTTCTCACGCTTTCATCAAGCAGGTAGGTGGTGACGAGGACGGCTTCGATCTGGTAGTTACCAAGACCAGCGAAGGATATCGCGTCGACAAATACCCCTACGCTGACGTGGACAACTTTGAGTCCGTGACGGTGAAGGAAATCGGCGACGTTGAAGGCGCTGCGTCGAAATTCGGCGATCCCGACGCTAAAGGAAAGGGTGGAAAGGCTGACGCCAAATCGCTCATCGACAGTTTCAACGAAATGGCCGAGGGTAACGCTGACTTTGACGCCGAGTCGTTCAAATCCTTCGTCAAGGAAAAAGGCGGAAAGGCCGTGAAAGAACTGGCTGATGCTATTCGCAAGATGCCCAGCGAGGCTGGTCAGAGTGATCTCGCCGACGACGAAATTGTCGATATGATCGAGAATATGTTCGAGGAGGCCGACACGCGTGTACCCAAGGAAGCCAAGAAGGAACTCGACAACCTTCGTGGGTCGGGTGAAAGCGTTCTTGCCAAGTGGGACGCCTATACTTCGGAGTCGGGTGAAGACGATGACTTCGGCGCAGCGCTCGAAAGCCTCATCGACAACAAGGGCGAGGCCAAGGCCATCAAGGAACTGGCCGCAGCCATGAAAGCAAATCCGGTTGATACTGGCGGTGTTCAGTCCGACGCTACGGACGACGAAATTGCCGACACCATCGCCAATATGTTCGAGATGGCTGGCGTGAAGGTATCGAAGGACGGCCAGAAGGAACTCGACGCGCTGATCGGCGGTGAGGAGGAAAGCGCCACCAAGCAAGGTAAGAAGGCCGATGCTGCCGCCAAGGCCGAAGTGAAGAGTGCCGAGAAGGGCAACAAAGCTACAAAGTCTTCGTCTGAGAAGGATAACGCTGCGGCCGATAAATTCATCAAGAAAACCGGCAGAGGGGCTGATCCGGCTGAGTATGCCAAGATGATCGCCAAGAACCCCGAAGGCATTGCCCGCGCTCTGAAAGCAAGGATCGCATCCGGCGACAAAGAGGCCCAGCGTGCTGCTTTGAGCCTCAATTCGCTTACCGATCCGCAGTCGCGTGACAAGGGCGTCGGCCAAGAACTCCTCAGCCATCCTGAGTTGAAGAAAATCGCTGACGAGCGTCAGGCTGCGCGCGATTCGCTTCGCGGGGAGTATGATCCGGAAGAATACCGTAAGAAGGTTGACGCGCAAATCGAGGTAATGAAACGCACCAACAAGGAATTCGTTGACAAGTTCCTCGAAATCTACGCCAGTAACACCGAAGAGTAATGCCCTACAACGCCAAACATACACACTTCCTTCCGTCGCCATTCCCCACCGTTACTCAATACGAGAACCAATTCATTAAGGAATGGAACGCCAATAACGCCGCGGCGCTCGGTGATGTCTTGAAGTACATCGCCGACGCTACGGCTGCGGCGGTTAAAGAACTAAACGAGGATGAAACAAAGAAAGGCAATTTGGGCCATACCGTCAACGAAAATTGAAAAGATTTGGAGCGTCGGTACGATAATCGCTGGTAACAGCGCGTTGGAAAAAGAACCGCCGTATCCGGTGTGGGTTGTTACCCGCATTAGGGACGAAAGAGGTCGGCCGAAGTACAACGTCGGTACATTATCGCGTATTGCTGACGGTAAGTGCGAAGTGAAGGTGTACCCCTCTGATGTATCGATCACGGTGTCGTTACAACCCGACGAAGAAATCCGCCTTTGGCCAGACACCGATTGGTTTTTGAAGAAGATGTTTGACGAAGACGCCGTCAAAATTAAAGACTTCGCCGAACTCCTCAAGGGCAGCGTCGTTATTGTCAAGGTACGCACTGAAGCCGGATTCAGTTACAGAGTAGGAAAAGTCGTTAAACTCACCGACACCGCTGCTGAAATCAACCTCAACGACTGCGTGGTTATCTTTAAGCGCGGCCATGAATCAAAGGTACGATTATGGAAGTAGACGAAATCACAAGGACCTTTCACGAGGCCAGTAAATACCGCAACGATCACTTGCGAAAGGCCATTGGCTGTTTTCAAGGAAACACTTTGACCGATGATGCGCTTGAAAAGGCGAAGAAGCATCAGGTGAATGACGTGAAGCCAGATGACCCGAGATACGTTTGGACTGAATACACTTCAGGAAAATTCGGATGGAGGCTCCGGAAACCTGTTCTTTCTGTTCCTCTCACGGCCATAAAGGGAAACATTACCAAGCCGATGAGGACGAAATATCCGTTGAGTGTGTATGCTTCGCCAGTATTGGAAGCGATTAGAAATTATGCTTTGAACGTTATCAACAATCCAGTCGTGTACACCGATGTTCAGTTGTCGAACGCTCAAGGATGGTTCGATAGCGTTGATAAGGAATTAGAGGAACGTCGGCGACAGAAAGAGGCTAAAAAAGAAGCCCGTCGCGCACGTCGGAAGGCTGATGCAATTCGCCGTTCTACAACTTATTACGACGGAGGTGTACCGGGTACAGCGAAACACGAAGGGGAATTCGGTAAGAAACTCGCTCAAACGGGCGAACACAACGAAAAAGATTGATGATTTTTAACAACCGCCAAATAGACGACATGGTCGGTATTCTCCGGCGTTGGCAGTATCTCTTTATTGCCAAACACGTCGGATTGGACTACCTTACGCAGTCTGAAATTGATATCTTGGTAGCGTCGGGAGTCAACGTCGATAAGTACAAGAACTCAAAGGGTATCATCGAACACGCTTTTTTGTTTGGAATCTTGGCTGAAGCAATCGGTGACACACGCGCCAAGAAGATGAACTACAAGCAGTTTCTCCAGTTCTTGAAATCGGGGAACTTCGTTCCGCTCACCGAACAGGAAGAAAACGCGCTGAACTACCTCAAGAACCGCGCCTATACCGACATCACGTCACTCGGCAACCGGATCGTCACCGGAACGCGCAACGCAGTACTCAAGTCGAACTTTCGCCAGCAATCGGCAATACGTCAGCAAATCAAAGATAAGGCCATTCAAGCCGTTCAACTTCGTAAGGGAGCGCGGTATATAGCCAGCGAACTGGGGAACCTTACCCAAGACTGGGGACGCGATTGGCTGCGTATTGCGTATTACCTTCTCCACGAAGCCTACAATGTAGGTCGCGCTGAAAGTATTTTCAAGCAACACGGTCCTGATGCCAAGGTGTATTTCGACGTTTACCCCGGCGCGTGTGCTAAATGCCGCGAATTGTACTTGGAAGACCCTGAAGACCTCAACTCAAAGCCGAAACTGTTCCGCTTGGCAGACCTTATTGCCAACGGTAACAATATTGGACGCAAAGTGGCTGAATGGCTCCCGACGATTGACCCAACGCACCCCTACTGCCGGTGTACGATCAACTTCGTTCCTGACGGCTTCGAATGGGACCCCGCAACACGCGCCTTCACCAAGCCAGTTAAGCGTCAATTCAAGAACCCAAAGTTAAAGAACGTGAAACTTAACATTAAAGTTACCAAATAATGAAAAACAAAATCGTACAAGACCCCCCGTTTACCATGCAGATCGAGCCGACCGAGGGGTGCAATCTGGGGTGTTCGTTCTGTGGTCTTCACGGTATGCGCGAAAAAGGGACTAAACCGTGGAATTTCATGACCGTTGAAACCGCCGAGCGTATTGCTTCGGAGGTGGCACGCGTGGGGTGGAACTGTAAGTTCGTGTTCGCTATGCACGGCGAGCCGACGCTCAACCCCGCGTTCATCGACATCGTGGCTACGTTCCGCAAGCACTTGCCGAAGGCTGTGTTCCATATGTACAGCAACGGCTACGCCATGAACCACGCTGCTGACACGTCCGAGTACCTCGACCGCCTGTTCGAGGCCGGCATGAACGACATACTGGTAGACTGTTACACAGCCAACGGCGACTGGAACTTCGTCGAGAAGATCGACGTTGAAAAGTACAACGTCGTCACGCTGGAACCGGGCGTTCCGTACTACTATCCCAAGCAGGGGCGCCGTATCTGCCTGCTGCCGCCTATCGCCGAAGACGATACCAACAAGATGACGCGTCGTCTGGCCAATCACTGCGGTGCAGCGTTCCCGCTCGACGATTCGTTCAACAACAAGCGCTGCACCTTCCCGTTCCGTGAACTGGATGTGCGCTGGAATGGCCAGGTGTGTCTGTGCTGTGACGACTTCCGCGGCGAATATCCTATCGCCAATATCCACGATATGCCTATCGAGGACCTTTGGAACCATCCGCGTTTCCACGCTGCTCGCGTTATGCTGTACAACAACGACCGCCGCTTCCGGCCGTGTCAAGGGTGTACACACGTCAGCGTCCGCGTCGGATTCCTGCCTGACAAAATGGGCAAGAAAACGCTGCCGCCTATTACGCCTGAAATTCGCCGCATGGCTGAAGACGTGTCGAAGGACGGCCCGTGTGCTGAGAAGATTTACAAACGGCCATGGGAAAAATAAAGTACCTCTGTGTCGAGCCGCACGCGGGTGATCTCCTGATGAGCGCTTGTCACGTTTTAGTAGCACCCGAACGTCGTATTCGGGTGCTTACTGTTGATAACACGCCATCGCCGCTCGCTGAACAGCGTAAATTGTACGATTTTCTGGGAATCGGCGTGGACTGTCTGGACTTGGAGTTAGAAGATGTCCGTTGTAGCGATTTCAAGACCCATTACAGGGATTATAGCTATGAAAGCGTCTATATGTACCTTCGTACTAAATTCGGGACTGATGGGCTTAATTTCGCCGAACAAACGCTTCGTGATTATTTGCGTAAGTTTATGCGCCGCAACCCCGGATACACCCTGTTAGCGCCGTTGGGTGCAGGCAATCCCTTCAACCAGTTTGTACACGATACGGTGTATGATACGGCATCCGGGGCGGAATATTATCGCGACTTTCCGTATTCGTACACGCGCCGCGGCTGTAGCCAGATTCAAGTCCAGTGCTACGGTAGCGAAAGTTTGTTGATGAAACGCCGCGTTGATGTTGGTGATATGTTCGACGTTAAGTGGGAACTGGCGCTGCGCTTTTATCCGTCGTTAGAGCCTACGATGAACAAATATCAACGTTTTATAGAACAAAACCCACCCGAGGAAATTTGGTACGAGGGTGACTTACCGTTTTGAGTATGAATTGTCAATTCTTCGTCGTGTCCAAGAACCGTCCTAAATGCGTCACGACCAAACTTCTGAAAAAGGGCGGCGTCGACTATCACATCGTAGTCGAGAAAGAAGACGTCGAGAAATACGTCGAAGCGGGTCACGAGCGTGAACGCCTTATCGTGCTGCCGGCATCGAATCGTGGCTACAGCTATGTAGTCAATTTCTGTAAGAACACCTACCTGCGCGAGGGGCGTCCAGTAGTGGTCATGGATGACGATATCGCCAATTTCTTCTACTCTATTGACGGTGAAGCAAAATGCGGGCTTTCGTTGAAAACCCCTGAAGAGTTGGCTGAATTCTTCGAAGAGTTCAACCGCGAAGTCATGGAAACAGACTTCGAGTACGGGACCATGGGGAAGAGCGCGTTTGACTGGAACTGCACCGACGTCAGTCCTCGCTTCAAATACGGTGGCATCCCTCATCTCATCGTGTTCAAAGGCTTACGCACGCTGGAACTGGATTTTGACGAAAAGTTGGAGTTAAAGTGTGATATCGACTATTCGTTGAAGTGCATGTACCTCGGTATCGTATACGCACGGTTCGTACGCTTTCTTCTCCAGAGTAAGATGAACAAGGAAGCCACCCAAGGCGGCGGTCTTCAGGACGTATACAAGCGTCAAGAGCGTGTACAGCGTGCTCACGATATTATCTTGAAGCGTTGGCCGCTTAACGCTCGTGTTGACGAAAAGAAGAAACCCATAAACGGCGTTCCGGAGTTGCGTATTGTGTACAAGAAGTTTGATATTGACTTTGACGCTGTAGAAGTGTAGGATTCCAAGTATTTATTGGAAAACTGCACAACGTATGTCTGATACTATCCAAAAAGCAAAGCACAACGTCGGCGACCACCACCCTACCCAGCCGTGGGTGTGGACGGAATACAAGCCCGGAAAATTCAACTGGCGTGTCGATAAGAACGCCCATTCCAAGTCCAGCGCCGATGCCGGTAAACAGTCAAGCGAATCGTCGGCCGACACACGCCTTGAAGCGTGGGCCAAGAAGACCAGTGACGACAACCTCCTCAAGGTCGTTAACAATCCTAAAGGTAATGCCCAATTGCGCCAGATCGCGTACAACGAGTTGAAGTCTCGTAACGTCGATCTTTCGCAGGTTGATACCAGTGGTACGTTGGCTACGCTGTTGAAGATGACCGTCAAGCAAGACCCCGTCGCGCCTACTGGCACCAAAGCGCAGGTAGATATCAACGACGGCGAGGGCGGTAACGACGACGGTGAAATCATCGAGGACTGGTTCCTCAATCCTGAAGACCCGCGTATTCAGAAGAAGTTCAACAAACTTCAGAGCCGTCAAGACCGTATCGCCTACGACCGTTTTGTCTACGCGATGAAGAAGAAGGACCCCGATTATCAGCCGCCCATCGAAGTGATGTACGACTTGAACCGCCAATATCTGGAGTTCTTGGATAACAAGGAGCAGCGATTCATGATCTCGGCTGGCGGTGCTGGTATCGGTAAGTCGTACGGTTTCAAGAAAATTGCTGAACTCCTCAACAAGCGTCCGTTTGACGCTGAAACTGATTCGCCGGGTGATGGTGACTACGACTATGTTGAGTTGGGTGATATCAACTCCAAGAAGCAGCTGTTGAACGTACTTAAAGCCCACAACGGCAAAATCCTTCTGTTCGACGATACTGACTCGGTAATCACTCGCGCCGACCTGGCTTCTATCATGAAGAAGGCTACGGCCGCATCTGGTAAGCGTGTGGTCGGCGATCCTGAAGACGTCAAGTCGAACTTCGTATTCACGGGCCGCATCATCATCATGACCAACAAGGACCTCGTCAACCTTTCCAAGAACGAGGACACCAAGGCTATTATTTCGCGTGCTACGCTGACGTCGGAAGTTTATCTCACCGTCGACGAAACGATCGAAGTACTGAAAGACCGTTACGAGGATATGGACATTCCCCAGCAGCCGCATCTCGATGACCCCGAGGAAGACAAGCAGGAGCGCAAGGAGTTGTACGATCTTATCGTTAAGAACCGTGCCAAGATTGACCCTGCAAAGTTCACCACCCGTACCTTTGGCACTATTCTTTCGGAGAAGCGCCTTACGGATCGTGGCAACAAACGTGCAAAACTTGGAGGGCAGTGGACCAGCGTCATCGGCAACAAGCAAAAGGAGTGGGAACGGGCGGCAGTGCGTGCACTGACGAAGTCACTCGCGTACGAGGCCATACAACCGATCGAAACCTCCGATGAGATAGCCAAGGCCGAAGCCCTGCTCAACGAAGCAGAATCGCTTGAAAAGGCCGAATTCACCGAGAAGCAGCGTGAGCGTCTTGCCGACAAAAAGGAGGCTCTGCCTGACGGTTCGTTCCCGATTCGTAACAAGTCCGACCTGAAGAACGCCATTCGGTTGGCAGGTAACGCCAAAAATCCTGAACGCGCCCGCCGTTGGATCAAGCGCCGCGCCAAGTCGCTCGGCGCCGAAGACATGATCCCCGACACTTGGAAGGCTCAACAGACAGAACTCGGTGCGTTGCCGGCTGACGATATGTCGATTGAAAAAGCAGAAACCCTTTTGTTTGGATAACGCATGGATGAACTGAGAAAAGCGTTGGAAACATTCGCCCTTCGTAATGCAGAGGGCGAAGTTTCTGACGCATTATTGGAGAAAGCGTGCGAAGCGTACAAGGCTCGTTCTTCAGAGTTCGTCGATGATTACGAGTACAACCTGTATGTGGCAAAATCAGTCTACGACCACATACACGGCGTTGATCAGGACCCTGAAATAACAAAAGCCATCATGCCCGGCCAAACCAAGGTCGTTAACGGCGTGGTGTATATTTGGACGCTGACTCCAAACGCCAAAACAACTTACGATTGGCGAGTTTACAAAAATGCCAATGGTAAGCCCATAGGCGCTGCTGCTTCAAAATCGCCGTCTACTCTGGCCAAGGAGGAAAAGGTCGTCAACGAAATGTTCCCGGCCGATACTTCAGAACTGACGTTTGTAAAGAAATTAGGCGGTTCTACAGGGGCTGAGTTGATGAAAGACTCCAAGGGCCGTGAGTTTGTTGTCAAGAGTTCGAAGAATACCAGCCGCGGTCACGTTGCCGCAGAATACTACGCCGCGCAAGTTTACAGTCTTTTGGGGCTGGACACCCCGGACTATGAGTTGTATGACGACGGAACCGACCTGACACTTATTTCGAACTACATGCGCGGTATGTCCGAACCGCAGGCCAAGGACTATGACGCCATGGCCAAGGGGTTTGCGGTTGATGCATTTCTGGCCAATTGGGATGTATATCAAAATGACAATTGCTTGGTAGACGCTGCCGGTAAAGTCTATCGTGTTGATAACGGCGGCTCGTTTAACTACCGAGCGCAGGGAGCGCAAAAGCCTTTCATTGGTCAAATCGACTGGGACGGAATGGTGAAATACAACCCGAGTATTATCGCCAACCTCACCCCGCAAGACTTTATTGACCAGATTGATGCTCTCAAGGCTCGTAAGGACGAAATATTGGCGTTCTTTGACGCTGGCAAACTGGCCTCTAAACCGAAGATGCGCGCCATAATTGAAGCCCGTTTTGACGATTTAGATCGCATTCGCGGCATGTATGAGGTAGAACTCCAGCGCACCACCAGAAAGATTAAACCGCGGACACTGAAATCGCCTGCGGATATGTATCGCGATTTTACCGACGACGAGGTTAACAGTTTCTGGCAAAACGCCGCAGGTAATTCGTATTACCAGAAGTTGCAAAACCACAGTGGCTCTACAGGTTGGAACATACTTTCTGCCGTGTGCGGCGAACGTGGTTTTGACGCTCGCCCTGAAGTAGTCGATGACGCTACGTTCTGGGCAAAGGTAGCGCAAGCCAAATACCATATGTTCCGCGGTGTTGACCGTAAGGGAACCGACAAAGACTATTACGCTGACGACTTTAAGTACAACGACGAATGTTTCTACGGAACGGTTGGCGTTTACGCTGAAGGAATCTATTTCCATGTCAACGATTCAGCCAACGCTAATCGAACTCCCTCGGGGTATCAACACACCTCTGCCTACAAGAACGCGCGTGGTTACGCTGGGTCTGGGGCGATCATCGAGGCTTGTCTTGATTCCAGCGCCAAAGTCATAACTGTCGAAGACGCCAAGAAGGAAGTGTCTCAGTTATCAACCGTTAATTCTCCGGCATTCAAGGCTGCTCGTAAGGAACTCGATGACGCTACGGCGGAATACGAGCGTATCAACGACGAACTCATAAACCTTACCGATAACACCAAGAACAAGGTTAAGGCCGACATGCACTGGGACGATGCTTCGTTTGTAGACATTCCGCTTCAAATCGATCAGGTCATCGACTGGGGCGCTATCGACGATGACGGAAATCCGGCATACATGAAGTTTGACGAGTTCATGGATAATCACCTCAAGGGATGGATAACAGCCAACGGCGGTACCATCACCGAAAAAGGTAAAGGCACAGGCGACTTTGTTATTCGAATGCCGAACACTACGGAGCGATTCGTGTTCTCGCGCTATCGGTACGAGAACGACGCCATAAAACGCAAGAACGCTTTTGCGCGTCCGTACAGCTATCCCGTCCGCCAGTTTAAGGAATGGATAATGCGCGAGCACTTTGGTAAGATTGAGGACGCCATCAAGGAGGCTGTTGACAATTTGGGCGATGAAGTTAATCGTTTACAAGGCGAGCGGAGTAAAGCGTACAATGTTTACAAGGAAAAGCAAAACGCGGTAAATAAGTTGAACGTAGGCGCTGTTGGCGATCCTGACAAAGACATTTACGCCGCTATTTACAAAAACGTCATCAAGGATCAAGATAACGAAGCGCTGGGCATATACGCCGCTTTGAAGGGATATGACGCTCTTATTCAGCCTAACGGAAACGGTTGTGGTAATTCGTTCATGATCGTGTTGAATCGCTCAAAAATCATTACTCGTAAATAGTATGAAAAAAGAACCAAGATACGGCATAGCGCGTATGCGAACGGCCTCTGTCGTTGGCGGTATGGCTTCGCCGTATGTAAATCGTAAACAACCCTCGCAGTTGATACCGTTCAAGGGTGATCTCCCGATGCTGAACGATATTGAAGCGATAAAATTCCGCAACGCCATTCGCGATACGTTGGCTCTTGACGAGTTGAGCACCGTATTCCAGCGCGTGGCTACCGAGGGGCATCGTATTGCAGTCATGGAAGAAGGGTTCACGAAGTATTTGCGTGACCGCGGTGTAACGCCTGACGAGTTTGTAAAATTAAGCAACGCCGAGAAATCGGACTACTTGCTGGATTGGATGAATTTGAACTCCATTAGCTTGGAATCGCTTAAAATTACAATACACAATGGCGAAAATTACATACAATAATCCCGCAGCGTTTGCTATCAACGACACTGTGAAAGAACTTATCAGCCGTGTGGCTGACGATACTGTCAACCCTGAAGTCGTCATCACCTCTACGCTTCGCAGTCCTGAAGCGCAGGCCAAAGCCATGGCTGATAACCTTTACGCCGGCAAGCGTATTCGTTATCGCGCTCCGGGTGCAGCGGTTGTAAAGGTTTTTGACGACAACTGCAAGAAGCAGGCCCGTTCTGAAGTCGAGAAACTGATGGTCGCTGAAATCAAGCGTCAAGCCTCGTTGGGGCAGCGTGTTTCGCTCCACTGCACAACCGAAGAGTTATACCGCCAGTGCAACATCATCGATCTGTCGATCACCCGCATGAAAAACCCACGCGACTTCACAAAAGCATTGGCCAAAGAAGAAAAGTGCCGTAAAATTATTACGCCGCTTGGCGATACGAAGTACGACAGTCCGAAGGTTTCTATTGACGCCAACGAGCCTGCAATACACGTTGAAATAATGGCGTGACAACTATAAATTTGTAAATTCATAAAATAATAGAAATATGCCTACTTTTATTGACATGTCTGCGTTGACGCTGAAGTCTTCGGCCAGCGGACAAGAAGAAATTCAGGTTTCTGAGTCCAACAAGATCAACACAAGCCAGATTGCGGCGTTGACGTTTTCGCAAGATCCGTCGCTTGGCAATTTGCCCATTTCCAGCAATTTTACATACGGCAATAGCAAGGTAAAACTTTGGAATATGCTCAGACTACTGACCGCAGCGGCGAATATCGGACGTCTGCGTATCGTGTCAGGGAATCCCGCGTCAGGCGCATCAGGAAAACCTGAAATGGCGTTTATTGTCAATATACTCCAAGGAACGAACGCCGAAACCGGAGGCACGAACGGTCTCCAAATTTTCCATCTTACCAACGATTATATTCGCGTCATTCCTTCGTCCAGTGTTGCTATGGCATGGTCTACACTCCAGACTCTGACCGACGAAGCAATCATCACGAAACTGCACTCGACCGCTTCTGGCGATTGGGGTGGTCTGGGTGTAACGATGGAGTGGGCCGGAAGCGGCGGCAGCGCCATGAAATATCTGACGGTTACTGATTTTACCCGCAACACTTTCAGTAATGGCGCGATTGGTGATCTCGCCGTTGGTGAGATGTTCACGTTTACAAGCGCCGTTGACGCCGCTAACGGACCCGGTGCGGCTTTGGTAGGTTATGCTGTAAAAGTTTCTGCTTTGTCGGTTAAATATGTCGGCACTTCTACCTCAATCAATACTTATAGCCGCTCATATCTGTATACTTACCAGTCTACGAGTATTTACAATACGAACTGGTCTATTGTTGGCACCCCCACGGGAATCGAAGCCTCGGTGTACGAATTCACATACGGCGAAAGTGAAGGCGTGCCCACTGCCGATTTGAAATTCGTCAAGGTTGCCGATATCTTCCGTATGATATTCAGTACCCCCGATCAGGCAGACTACGGTCAATTAGATTTTATCCGGTCTCAAGACAACGATAAAACCGATCAATATGTCTTCGTCTGTCCTTCGGTAGACACCGGCTCGACGTATGGCGGTACGCTACAGCGCATCGCTGTTGACGCAACAACCGGAGCCGTGGATATGACGGGAGTAAGTCTTGCTATTGCAAACCAGCCAGCAACAACAATACGGGTGACTAACTTCAACGCCCCTACGAATAATATTATAAAACAGTTGGCCACAGGTCAAGGAGTGATCATATGTACAGCAGGCTCAACAGTTGGAGGACCTTCAGGCGTTACTGCGCCTTTATACGGTCATTGCTTCAGGAGTTCATCAGGACCTATTATTTACACCTATCTGCTTCAAACGGCTGATGGTAGCCGTACTTTCTCTGGCTCGACGAACGGAACTACTGCTCAATGGACAGAACTTGGTGGCGGCGGAGCAGGAGTCGAGCAACTTTTCAGTGGCGATATTGCGTTAGCTAATGCAGCACCCGAAACATTCAATCTCGGCGGAGAGGTAAGCGACGGCGACCGCCTTATGATTGTTTATAACTTTATATCGAGCGATCATACCATGATCGGAAGCAAACAAGGACGGAGCATAATTTGGGTCAGCACCAGCGGCACTGAAGACCTAACCGTAGAAGCGCTTAATTACAATACCCAAGGAGACGTTACGAGGTTAGTTGGCTTTAATCTGATGTTGTCGGCTTCGGGAAGCATACTCAATATGGAAGCGACAGGAGATGTTGACACAGTCATTGAGGCTTTCCATGTCGTAGGTATATACAGGCTATCTAAATCGCTGTAAGTAAAAGCCCCTCGAAATGAGGGGCTCTTCTATTAATTAGCCTTGAAATATATCCCTTTTATTTGGATAATATCCGATACGTCTGACAAGTTGTTCGATTGCACGACAACGTTCATGCCTTGAACGCCGTTGGCTCCGGTGATAACCGACGAACAGATAAGTTTGATAGAACCCGGAACCGAGTTACTACCCAGATATGTCGAGCATATCTCAAACAATACCCCTTGTCCGGTTCCATTAATAGCCGCGACCGTGAGAGGCACCGGGAACTTAATAGCAGCCGTTGCAGCAGGGCTGGACTGGATGGTCGCTTCGATAAGTATTTTCGCGGTGGTAGGTATCTCCTGATTGAAATTAATAACCCCACTCGTTCCGGATGGTCCTACGGCACTACTCCACGAACTTACAATCCGTTTCCAGCCGGGGAAGATTTCACTTGAGCCGCTCGATGATAAATCGTACTTTTTCTCTTCTAAGACATCCCCTGCGCTGTTCAACAGTATTTGATACCAGATGCCCGAAAGGAAATTATCCTCCTGAAAGACATTAAGGGTTACCACATAACCGTCGTCGGAGGAAATAGTACCGTCGTCTACCTTTTGAACATTTCCGACCAAAGTACAATTCGATGGGACATCCGCAGGTAATCCAGCTACTCCCGCCGGGTCGTATATGATGACAGGATAAATTTGCCCTAACTCCTTCCATGTAACAGAAGTGACGGCTTTGGAGATGCTTTCGGCATCCGAGATCATGATGACGCCTCCGCCGCCACCAAGTTCTGTCCATTGAGCAGTAGTTCCGTTCGTCGAGCCAGAGAAAGTACCAACGCGATTCGCCATTACAAGTATAACGGTGGTAACAATAGTGCCGTAAACATGTTTAAGGACGATAAATTCAATTTTTGGTGCCCTATCGAGCCCATAAAGAAGGCTACCGACGAGGAAACAGGCGAACCTGTTATGCGCATCGGCGGTATTGCTTCAACCGTCGATCAGGATGCTGACGGCGAAACACTCGATCCGTCAGGCTTCGACATCCAGCCCTTGAAGGAGTCGGGAATGGTCAACTGGCACCATCAGGCCAAGAACTCGCCTGCAGCAATCATCGGCGAACCATCGAAAGTAGAACTGCGCCCCGAGGGTCTTTGGATCGAGAGTGATTTGTACGCTTCGTCACCTATGGCTAATGAGGTATATGAGTTAGCCAAAACTCTCGAAGAAAACAGCAAGACACGCCGCTTGGGATATTCCATCGAAGGCAAGGTTATAAAACGTGCTTCCAACGACAAGAAATCACCCTTATACAACAAGATCGTGAAGGCGGTGATTACAGGCGTTGCTGTAACACACATGCCGAAGAACCCTCACACGTTCGTCAACATCATCAAAGGTCAGGTTGACGCCGATGGTATTGAGGTAGATTTAGAAGAGGAGGACGATAACGCTGAAGAGCGTGGCGGCAAGACCGAAAAGAAGGCTTTAACTACTGAATCCGGCGCAGCGCTTATGCCTGAATCCGTAGACGGCCAACCGAAGAAAACGTTTTCAAAATCTTCCGTCATGGAATGTATCTTCCGCGACATTCCAAATATTACAATACCGAACGCCCAAGAATTGTATACTTTAATCAAAAATATATCGGTTATGAACAAACGCAAATCCATCACTTCCGAGGACATCGAGAAGGCATATGACGCTCTGGGGCTTGCTCCTGAGAAGAAAGCCGACAATGCCGAGGACGTGCAGAAGGGCGATGACGCTGATGGCCAGATGGGGAAGGAAGACGAAACCCACGACGACGAGCCGCGTCACAACGCCGCTAACGCAAAGAACGCCGTTGCAGGCAAGAAGGAAGAATCTGAGGAAGAGACCGAGGACGACGACGAGGGTTTCGAGGAGTGCGACAAGAACGGCGCCAAGATGAAGAAGGGTGCCGATAACGACATCCTGAAGGCTATTCATGGTGTTGGAGACGAATTCAAGTCGTACATTCGCGCTACTGCCGTACTGGTGAACGATCTTCGTCAGAAACGCGCTGAAGACGCTAAACGTATCGGCGAACTCGAAAACATCATCAAGGGTCAGACCGAGATCATCGAGGGCTTCTCCACCAAATTGGAGCGCTACGGCAGCGAGGTTCCGCGGCCGAAGTCGCTGCGTTCGGCTACGGTGGTTGATCGTGCCTTCGCGAAGGGAAACGCCGACAACGGTATCGAGAAGGGCGGTAGCGCCACTCGCATTTCGTTGCGTGAAAACCCGAAAGCCGTTGCGTCGCTGCTCGACCAGGCATCGTTCGCCAAGGGCTACGACAAGGAGTACGGCGATGCGCTTTTGGCGTTTGAGGCACGCCCCGCTGACGGTCTCCCCAAGAACATTATCGCTCGCCTCAAGGCTGAAACCGGGTACGAGGTAGTAGAGTAAACACCCAAACAATTTCCTAACATAATCAATTCCAAATCATGGACAGACTTTCTATCAATCTCGCCGACTATGGCATCCAAGCGCGTGGTGCCCAGTACGGCTCGTCCAGTCAGGAAGAGGTCGCTGCGCTGAACAAAGCCCTCGAAGCAACCGACATCACGGGTCGCCAGACGACGAACCTGACCGATGCCTCGGGTGCTCCGCTGAAGGTGGAGTCGCTGGAGCGTACTCTGAAACATCTGACGTTCCGCGAGAGCGACATCGTTCTCTGGAAGAACCTGCCGAAAAAGGCCGCTTACAACACCGTTGAGGAGTACAACCAGCTGGCATCGTACGGTGCTGACCGCGGTGGCTTCACCAACGAAGGCGAACTCCCCGACGAGGAAGACTCGATCTACATCCGTCGGGCTCAGCTCGTGAAGTATCTCGGCGTTACGAAGTCGGTTACGCACCAGATGACCCTCGTCAACACGATGGTGGGCAACATCATGGAGCGCACCATCAAGGACGGCACGCTGTGGATTCTCCGCAAACTGAACAAGTCGCTGTACTACGGCAACTCGGACATCATCCCGCAGGAGTTCAACGGTCTACTCGCCCAGCAACTGCAGTCTGACGCGTGGAGCGGTCTGGACGCCTACCTCAATTCGGAGAACGTCATCGACCTTCGCGGTCGCGGCCTGACGGAGGACCCCATCGAGACGGCGGCCAACTCGATCGTCGAGAACTACGGCCTCGGCACGGAACTATACGCTCCCCCCGCCGTTCTGTCGGACTTCGTCAAGACGTTCTACGGCAACAAGTTCATCCAGCCCAACACCGCCCAGACCAGCGCTGGTATCATGGGTCAGCGCGTTCAGGCCTTCGACTCGCAGTTCGGCCGCATCGGTCTGAATTACGACGTCTTCTTCAAGAAGGCTGCGTTCAAGGTCGCTGGTGCCCAGTCGACGCATCCCAAGTCGCCTGCCGCTCCCACGTGGGACGCTACCACCCCGGCTGCTGTCGTAGCTGACGTGTCGACCTCGAAGTTCACTTCGGAGGACGCCGGCAACTACATCTACGCTATCGCCGCCATCAACCGCCACGGCGAGTCGTCGCTGGTGGTCAACGAGACTCCGGTAGCCGTGACGGCAGGTTCGGTCGTCGACCTCAAGTTCTCGATCGTGGACAACGCTCACCCGGCTACGGGTTATCGTATCTACCGTTCGAAGAAGGGTGGCGACAAGAACAGCAAACTGTACCCGATCTTCGACATCTCGGTGGCTCAGCTGAAACTGGGCTACGCAGGCGCTGCCGGCGACCTGTGCCGCGACAACAACTACTTCCTGCCCGACTGCGATCAGGCCTTCCTGGTACAGTTCGACAACGAGGTGATTGAGTTCGCCCAGCTGGCCCCGCTGATGAAGATGGACCTGGCGATTCTGTCGCCTGCGTACCGCTTCATGGTGCTGCTGTACGGTACGCCGTTCCTGTACGCGCCGAAGAAACTGGTTCGTCTGATCAACATCGGACGCGCCGCCAACTAACGAAACAATCGTTCAACCGAGAAGCAGGGGCGGGGGTAGCCCCGCTCCTGCTTTTCATTAAATCGTAAGCAATGAAACTGAAAACCAACAATGCGTCCCTTTACGGTTCGCGCCTTACCGTCCCCGTTGACGGCACAATCCAAATCGACCGCAACGGTGAGATCAACGTATCTGAAGCCTGCGCCCGCCATCTGCTGACGCTCCCCGAGTGGGTAGCAGCCGGAAAAGACAAGGCAAAGAACGCCGACCCCGAGCCGGAGGCTGAACCTGAAGAGGCCGATCAGAACAAGGCCGTCATCGATCAGATTCGCGCCATGTCGCTCGAAGAAATGATCGAGACCGCTGCCGAGGCTGGTTACCCCGAGGACGAGTACAAGAAGTTCGTAAAGAACGCCAAATTGATGGCAGCCTATCTGGTGAAGAAATACAAGGCCGCTGTCGCCGCTGAGGAGTAGTTTCCTCGTCTAACCGTTACGACTCGCAAAACAGACCAAAATGACTCTTCAATTAGACATCCTCTATAACAAGAACGAAGGCCTCGTCATAAGCCCTTCGGAGTTGGCCGAAAACTACCTTTTTGGCATTCCGATGTGCGCTCCTGACGGCCAGCGTGTCGCCGAGTCCTCCATCAAGACCCAGATCAAGGTGGCGCAGACACAGGTTGAAAACCTACTGTCGATAAAACTCAAAAGGCAGGTTATTGAGGAAAGCCGCGATTACATTCGCGAAGAGTGGAACAACTGGGGCTTCATTCGTGCGATGTACCCTGTGGTGTGTATACGTTCGTTGTGCGGTTTCATCAACTCTGTTATGCAGACCCGCTACCCATCGGAGTGGCTTTCTATCAAGAAGATCGCTTCAGTAGCCGTGTATCGTAACATTTCGCTGATCCCTAATTCCGGTTCTGGAAAAGGGGCTATCATGACGCAGAATTCGTATGTATACAACGGCATTGCTCCCAATTTAGGGTGGTTTGGTCAAAAGTACATCCCCAACTACTGGCGGCTGAAATACGTCACCGGATGGAACGAAATACCTGCCGACCTGCTAAACTTCATAGCCAAGGCCGCAGCGTTGAACGTTCTGGCGTTGATAGGCGATGTACTGTACGGCGTGGGCATGTCGTCGGTGAGCATTTCACTGGACGGTGTGTCGCAAAACACGCCGTTGACACGTTCGGCCCAAGGCGGTCTATTCGGCGGCCGCATTAAACTGTATCTGGACGAACTGAATCAACAACTGCCGAATCTCAAGAACCAATACCGCGGTATCGCGTTTGATGTACTGTAATGGCCAAGAAGCAATCCATATTGAGCGCGTCTATCGTTGACACCCCACCCGTGAGCCTGACCCCCGCACAACCGGGGCGTCCGGCCGTGGGATGGGACGTGGGGCGTTTCGAACGCTTGATATACGACCAAGGATATGATGCCTACATCGACCGCGCTATGCGTTGCCCGTGTGTGGACAAGACCAGCGGTCAGGCTTCGTCAACGTGCCAAAACTGCTATGGCCGTGGCTGGTTCTTTGTAAATCGACGTGAAACACGCCTCATAGCCCAGACCATGGGTAACCGCCGTAAGTACGAAGAGTGGAGCGAACTCAATATCGGCACCGCGGCTATCACGGCTCGTGCTGTTGACCGTATGGGGTTTATGGACCGCGTCGTGCTGTTGGACTTGGAAGGCTATTTCTCTGAAATACTCCGTCCGACTATCTACCGCAACGAGCTGTTCGCCTATCCGGTGTATGAACCGCTGGAAATTACCGACATATTCCTTCATGTCGCTGACGGTGAACCGCTGCGGCCGCTTACTACGGCCGAGTTCCGCGTAGACAAGAACAGGGTCGTTTTCAGCAAGGATTTGATCGGTATGGTAGAAAGTAACGACCCCAACGCAAAAGCCGGAAATTTGACCGTTTCCGTTCGTTACAAGCACTATCCCGTATACCACATAATCGACGTTGACCGTGAACTGATGCAAGTGCGCGAGGGAAAGCCCTGCGCTGCGCGACGTGAGGCGTTGACGGCGATGCCTGTAAAGGTTGTTGGCCGTAAGGCTGAATATGTATTCCCGCCTATGCGGTATGGCGATGTTCCTTATGACAACACGGTGAAATGAAAAAGGTGATTGAAAAGTTCATTGGATGGCTTAATGTCGTCCCCAAGGATAAGTATCAGCATTTTACGCTTGGAGCAATTATCGCTTCCGTGGCGTTAATAATCGCTGCGCCTTTGATCGACTGTTGGCGTTGGCTACCTTTGGTGATATCGGTAGTCGCTTTGGTGTCATTGGCCATGGTGAAGGAATACGCAGTAGATTCGAAGGTTGACGTGAACGACATTCTCTGGACAATGGGCGGTGGATATACGGTTTGGGTGATATTCATTGTATTCATCAATGGCTAAACCAATCAACATAGACGTTACAGGTTTAGGCGCCCAGTTTGGACTCACGCAAGCCCAGATTGACGACCTAACTGAACTCTGTGTTCAAGCCGTTACTGCTGCTGTATACGCCAACTGGCAGGCGTTGGCCAAACAAGGATTAAATTCAACACGCCCCGAATACCTCCAAAATCTAAACATAATCGATCGCGGCCGTTTCGCCAAGTCGATTGTCCTCACGGGGGAATTACCAGTGATGCTGGAGGCCGGGGCAACCCCTTTCGACCAAAAGGAATATTTTCAACGGTCATCGAAGGTCCGCCACACGGTGCCTGTACTGCGCAAGGACGGTACGGTACTGAAACCCGGCGGCGATTGGTATTTGACTGTTCCGTTCCGTCACGGCACGCCGGGAACGGTTGGTCAGGCAGGATTCTCCGACGAAATGCCGCAAGAGGTTTACGACGTGGTCCGCACGTTTGTTACTGGCCAACGGCTACGCGCTTCGCAGATTCCTTCACCGTACAACGTACCGACCGAGCGTCGGGCCATTGCCGCTACTGACCGTTCACCAGCGTATGGCGCTTATATTCGCCGACACTCCATCTACGAGGGCATCACCAAGCAGACAGGAGTTTACGCCCGAACGACTCAAAACATGTACGTCTCATTCCGTCGAGCGTCAAAGAACTCCGACCCGTTGAGTTGGATATTCCCGGGCCTTACGGCGCGACGCTTCGCCGACAAGGCCATCGACCAGACGGATGTTGAAACAATAGTACACAACGAATCGGTTAATTTCTTAGAGAACCTATGAAAGTAGACGCCCTTATACTGCCCGAGGTGATAATCGCCCGCGTGTTGAACGCTATCGTGAAAATGATACGCGACGACATTGCACTCACCGTACCACAAGACGTCAAGAACACCATACTTTACCAGCTGTTGGGTGAAAACGAGGACGGACAACCCATCCGCATGAATGCCTATAACTATTTCCGGCAGGCGGTAAAGATATTTTCTAATCCGGCGAATTTGGAGGTCCATTTAGGATACAATCCTCAGGTGACGACCGCCCTCGCCGTTCACATCATTTTGCCCGGCGAACAAGCCTCAAATGCCCCATTAGGCGAGGGGCAGGAATGGGACGCTGACGCGGACCAGTTCATGTACACGCAGTGGATGGACGCACAGTATCAAATTCTCATCACGTCGGATAACTCTTCCGAGGCTATGATAGCCTACAACGTATTGAAAGCCATGCTGCTGATGTACGCTCCAAACCTCGATTTAGTGGGGTTACGCATTCCGCGCGTATCAGGCGGCGATATAATCCTTCAACAGGATATAATTCCGCCAACAGTATTCCACAAGGCACTCACACTGGCGTTCAAATACGAGGTTACAGTTCCAACAAGATTGCGTGCCCAAGTCGTAAAGGCCATCAGCTACAATTATAACATTTGCGACCCGTTTGACGGTGAAAACGTAATTCCCGGCGACGGTAAAACTGAATAAATACCAAAAACTTTCTAAACATACAACATTATGAGTACTGTGGTAACGATGAATGGCAAAACCTACGTTGAGCCTGGTTCGTACGCAATCACCGTCTATCAGCCTACTTCGGTAGTCAACGTGGCTTCGTTTGGCCGCGTGATGATTATCGACACGGGCCTCTCTCAGGAGAAGGTGGGCGATGCAACGTACGAATTCGCAGGCGGCGCGGGTATTGCCGGCGTTGACGCTTCCGGGCGCAAGGCCATTTACAGTTTCGAGAACTTCGAAGACTTCTCGGACTTCATGGGTGGCGGCATGATCACCGACATCGCTGAAAAGCTATTCACGCCGATCGACGGTGCGCTGGGTACGCCGCGCCTGTACTACACCCGCGCAGCAAAGACCACTCCGGCAACTCTTACTATCGGCTCCGGCGCCAATTCTATCGTACTGACCTGCTTGAATGAAGGTGCGGTGGGTAACGGCGTGGCTGAAGGCGATATGAGTGAACTGTCGAACGGCACGCTGGAAAACCTCAAGGTCGGCTACGCTTTGGCCATCAAGGCTGGCGTTGACGACACGTCGAAGTTTATCGCCACTATTTATCGTGGTAACTACCGCGGTACGGACGCTGCTGGCGAGCCTTATGGCACTTACACGCTGGAACAGGCCTATGGCGAGATGGTAGCCCAGTCGGGTGAAATCAGCACTTACGACGAACTTTACAACTGGCTGATCACTTCGTCGATGGTTATGGCCAATTTCCGTCCGTCGAAAGGCGCAAGTTTCGCAGGCGCTACGGCTGTTGCGGCTATGGAGCCTACAACCTTCGCTGGCGGCAACACCTCGTATCAGGGTGCAAAAGGCGAGAACGAGTATTACCCCGACGTGTTGGAAGCGATCCGCGAACTGGAGGTCACGTTCTTCCTGTGTACGGATTACGGAGTCGCCAACGGAATGAAGGCTTCTTCCAACGGTAAACTGTTCACCTTCCTCAAGAACGATGCCAAGTTCGACGAGTTCATGTTTGTAGCCGGAGGCGAAGGTAAGACCGATCTGCTCACGACCAATACCGTCACGCAGACTTCGCAGGCGCTGGCCGTACACTACAACGACGAAAAGGTCATCATCATCCACGGGTCGCCTACTGTAGCGCGTAAAGACGGCAACGGCACCAAGAACCTGCCGTCGATCTATCTCGCCGCTGCTATCATGGGTCTTAACGCAGGTCTGGCCGCTCAAACTCCGGTAACGTTCAAGCGTGTGGGGTATGACGCCTACGCCTACGACCTTACGTTCAGCGAGCGTGTCAAGGCTCTTCAGGCTGGCATTATGCACGTCCGTGAGGTATCGGGATATTACCGCGTCAATCAGGGCATCACGTCGCTTCAGAACAACAAGCAGACTATCGCCGAAGACGGTCAGACGTTTGAGTTGTCGATCGCCCTTATCAAGGCTCAACTCAACAAGGAACTGATCCTCGAAGGACAGACGCGCTTTACCGGCAACACCGCTGCTCAGGCTTCGCCCAATACCGTGAAGGACTTCACCGAAACCAAACTCACGTCGCTTGTAGCCAAGGTCGGCGACGACAACCTGATCATCTCGTGGAAGAACGTGAAGGTTTCAGCCAAGAACGGTGACTATAAAGTCACCTACGACTTCGTCCCCAACGTTCCGGTCAACAAGACGTTCTTCGTTGGTAACATGCTCGACTATGTTTTTAACTCGTAATTAAAGAAAGGAGCGCTATATGTCGAATAAGAGAGTAATGACTGCGCCGCTTGCGATTATCCGCATCAACAGCGTCGCCGTCGGTAAAATGAAGAACGTCCGTGTTACGGAGAACATCCGCCGCGGACGGGTCGTGGGCCTCGGTAGCCTCACCCCCAGTGAGGTTCCGGCGGTGGAATGGAGCGGCTCGCTGAGTTGCAGTTCGTATTCCATCAACTTCAACCGCCTGGCCAACGTGTCCCGGAAAGGCACCTTCCGCCAGACTACCAGCATTGAAGAGTGGGCCAACGCCATTCTCCTGCAGGAGGAAGGGCTGGAGTTCGCTATTCAGCGTAAGGTTAAGGACGGCGAAATCGACCCTGAAACCGGACTTGTAAAGGCCACCTACGAAACGTTCGCTCTGGTGAAGGGAGCGTTCGCTACGCGCGAGGGCTTTGACATCCAAGAGGGGCAGATCTCGGGTCGCGATACCGAGTTCGAGTACATCAATCCGATCCTCTTTGACGGTATCAGCGAATAGAACCGCCGCTATATACCAACCCCAAGTATAAAGAGAGTGCCGTGGAAAGCCCGTGGCGCTCTCTTTATTGTTAAACAAAATAGTCTAAAAATGGAAGATTACATGAAACAACTTTCCGAGGTAAAGGCTGTTGAATTCCGTGGCACGAAACTCAACGTCAAGTTCCCTAACGTCGGTGAGATGATCGACATCGAGAATCTCAAAACCGCGTACTCTGGCGGGCGTTACGGCGTGATGCTGGCGAGTGGCGTGAAGAGTATGATCTACGCCGTTGACGTCATCGACGCCATGGCCTTCATCGAAATCAAACTCAAGGCCGTTCGTAACATGCTCAACATCCCCGAGGGGCAGTCGCTGATGAGCGTTGATTCAGCGTTGGCGTCGGAACTGACGGCGTGGTACAAGCAGCAAATTGCCCCGTGGTACAACTCGATGATGTCGAAACTGTATGAGGCAGGAAATGCCCAGCCGTCTCTCCACAAAAAGGGCGGAGCCGACGCTTAATGACGCTCTCGACAACGGCGTCGAGCGTTGGTTGAAAAGGTTCCCGATTGATCTTTGGTGGCGGAGAAAGTACAACGTGGCTTACGGTTCGCCGCAACACCGGGCGATGAGTTTCTTTGATCAGCTACAAGAGTATCGCGAAGAACTGACACTCCAACGCTTGATACGCGAACATCAAGAGCGAGAGGCTATGGGCGACGGCTACGATTCGCGTGTTCTGAAAATGAGCCAAGAAGAGATCGACGAGGACTACGACAATATCAACTTGGATGACTTTTAACGCAAACAACAATGGCCGAAAGGGACATAACAGTTAACATCAACGGTAACGGCTCAGGAGGTACAGGTTCGCCTACCACGCCTCCTGAACCAATTACCGGAGGTGATGACGCGCGGTTGAGTGCGTCAGTTTCAGAACTCGTTACAGAGATTCGTAATGCCTTATCTCAAGGAAATGGCCCGGCGGTCGGTCAAAGCGGCTTCAAAGGTTATCTTGATGATGTTGGACGTAGCATCGTCACCCAGCGTCAGGCTGAAATCCGAAACCGTTTCGACCTCACGCGAGAAGAGAACTTCGGCCGTTATTCAGAGGAGATAGAAAAACTTGACGCCGAACGCGCTGCTCGCGTAAACCGCTATTCTTTCTCGCCTGACGGTACGCTGTATAACCCCGAAGGCAAGGCCCTCCCGACGGGCGCAGGCATCAGCAGTGACCTCGACAAGTGGTATAACGTCCGCCGTCAGCAAATAGACGAGCAATACGGAGGAATTGACGAGCGTTTAGCCTCTGAAGAAGAAAGTGAACGTGCGTCAGTAGAACGCGAAATGGTGGACGCCTTACGGACCGTTGCGGAGGCGTTACGAAACGAATCGCGTGAGAAGTCATCCGGTAGCGAAGATTCCTACATGGGCCGCCTCCGCTTACAGCGGAAAGAGCTGGTCGATGACATGGAACGCGCCGTTGGCGAAGACGACTTCGTTGCAGCGCGTCGTCGGCTTCAAGAGTTCGATCAGCGTCAGGCTGCTGCCGGTAACGGCGATCTGTTTGAAAATATCACCAACGCGCGTCTTGCTACGTCGGGCGCCAGTATGTTGACCTCGGCCGCCAGCGGCAATCTCACTGGAGTAGGAATGGGTGCTGCTGGATTAGGAGCTGCAGCCCTTGGAATTCCTATTGCGGGCATTATCGCCGCAGCGGTTATCGCTGCCGTGGGGCAAACTGTTGTAGCTACGACGAACCGCATCGAAGCTATGGGTGATATTGCCGCCATACGAGGTATTTGGGGTGGCAATACCGGTAACGCCGCACTCCGCAACGCTACGGCTACCGTGATCAATGCCCGTACCCAAGGAGCCTACGGCGAAGAGATCACCCGTCGCCAGTTAGGATTGGAGGATGCTGAATTTATGCAGCGGGCGTTGGCGCTCATGACTACTTCCGGTGTACTGGCCAACTGGGAAAACCGGACGTTCTACAGCTACGCCAACGAAAGCCAGTTCAACCTTCGCGAAGGCAGTGTTGCTCAAGCATCGCGATACGACCGTTACGGGCTGGAATCTAACACGGCTATTGCGCGGCTGGCCTACGAACTCGAACGCCTCAACGACGAGGGTGTCAATACGGGCATTGGCGGCGATTTAGGATACATCCGCATGCAGGAGCGCTTCGATATTCAACAGCAGTTGATGGGGCGCTACTACTCCATGTACAATCGCCCGAGTTACGAAGTGGCCAACGCTACCCAAGCGGCGTATTCTGCTGCCATGGACCCGCGATTCATTCAAGACGGCCGATTGGGCGACCTAATAGCCAAGTTGGATTCAGCGATAGGCAACCCCCAGTCTGAAACCATGCAGGCTATTTCGTTTGACGCTTTACGCACCTACGGATCGCAGTACGGAATTGGCAGTTTCAACAACCTGCAGATGCAGCACGTGTTACGAACCCCACAAACCTTTAGAATTAGCGAAGCCGAGCGCAACTCGATGATTATTCGTCATGTTGCTGACATGGCAGGCATTCCTGAAGAAGAGCGCGGCGATTGGAGTGCATTCTTTGGGTCGCCTGTGTTCTTGGACTATGCTGATATGTTGGGGCTGAACTACGAAGAAATGGCGCAAACGATTCCCGGCTTGGCTACTGGGGAAACAGCACGCCAATATGGCCGTTCGCGTCAGACTATGCGCCGCAACGCTACTGAATCGCATTACGGTATGCTGCAAAATGTAAGCGACTATTCACAGTTCCGGACTGCCGTTGGCAAGATCATCAGCGCTGCTGAAGAGTTCAGCACTCAACTGGGAAGCGCTGTGGCAGGTTACAACATCGAAGAAAACGAAGTTCACCCCGGTTTACAATGATAGAAACAAAAGGATACATCGATATCATACACGACCAGAAGAGCGTGGCGACTATGAAGGACTTCATAGCCTTCTATCATATTGACGAAATAACGCCTGAAAAGCTATTCGACGATAATCGTGAAAATATCTTTGCGGCGATGTCGTGGCTGGATAAGTGTTCTTACATGGTTCAGCACGGCATGACTGGTGCCGCTGATACGCTCACGCCCGACAAGTTAGACCCCGAAATGACGTTACCGCGATTTGCCAAAATACGGGTCTATTATACAAACGTCCGCCAAGAAGACGTTCTATACATCAGCAACGTCAAGGCCAAGATCGCCGATTACGCAAAGTGGTTTGACGAAAGATTGCTTGAAATAACGGACTCAAACGGTTTCCGGAGCGAAGGTAACGTCGTAACGAAGGAATATCGCAAAATGGCCCCTAACATTCGCGTGTGCGGGTGGTTCAAGGCGTTGGACTTCTTGCCGAACTATCGAGGCGCTGACACGATAACCTCGACCGTGCGCGACATATCACGCTACGTTGGAGCCATGACAGTGAATACCACCAAAAACGGCGGCAACTTCACCTTCAGTCTTCCGCATATTGCCGTTGAAAAGATAGTTCGCGGTAAGTCCGGGCTGTACGAAGATACGATTGTTTCAGCAGAAATCGAAAATAAGTCGTATTACAAAACCGCATTCGCTGACGACACATCCCGAAACGAAGACGATTATTTCAACTGGTTAATTTCGCCAAATGATTTGATATTCCTGCGTTTCGAAAAGACCGTTGAAGAAATAAACGACGATTTAAACAACCGCACTGGAGAACCTCAACTCCACGGCGACGTGTGGGATATGATAGGCTTGGTAGATTCAGTTTCAATATCTACCGACGCGCAGGGTACGGCATCTAACGTGACGGTGAAGGGGCGCGACCTGATGAAACTGCTGATCGATGACGGCTCGTTCTTCTTTCCTATTGCCATGGACCTTGGGGCGCGTGAACTATTCGCCAACGCTTCAGGGGTTTCCGTTACCAGCGGCGGCGACGGATTAGGAGTCCAAATCAACTGCAAGAATGCCTTGAATCGCCTTATGGGGCGAAGTGTCAGTGGTAATATACTCCCCTTCAGAGGCAGTATGTTTACCTTGGAATTTGTGTTGAAAGAAGTCATCAACTGGCTATCAAACATAGCTATTGCCCCTGACTACCTTTTCACTCCTTGGGGTGATGAGCGTACTACGATGATGGATATTGAGCCGCCTGCTCCGGAGAACCCTAAAAAGAACGTAAAATGAGTATCGGACCTGGACTTGTACGCCGAGCGGAACAAAAAGAAAACGAATACTGGGCTTTCAAGACCTGGAGTGCCAAATGGTGCATATACGGTCAGTCGCCTTCAGCCCCGCTTGTAATTACGTCTATCGTCGGTAACAGAACGCTGTCTATCGACGGCAAAGAGGTGAAAGGTTTTCACCAAGGGCTGGATATTTCGATGCCCGTCGGTACAGGTATATATGCTCCGGTGTATTGTAAGTGCGTCCGCATAAGCCGCAATCCCGACGCTCCTTCAGGAAACTACGTTTCAGTGGTAATTCCAGCGTGGTGGTTTGGAGACGTTGGACCATTTGGCCAATTCCATACGGCCAATTTAGCAAATAACGCTTTATATCGAAACAAATGGGCCGAAGACGCCATAGCTTGCGGCGCTTACGCCACGGTGCGTTTCATGCACTTGAGCAGTATATCCAACGTCAAAGAAGGCGACTGGATGGAGCCGGGTGATCTCATAGGGCGATCAGGAAATACAGGCCGTTCTACTGGGCCGCACCTGCACTTGGATTGCGCGTTTGGAGCCGACTGGTTGAATCCGGCGCAAATGATGAGTAACTGTTACTTTTCTACTTCCAAAAAGGAATTCAACCCTTATATAACCCCATACGATCGACGGCGGTTTACTACTGATGTCGGTTCAAAACCTGTACCCGACTATCAATGGATAATCGACTTTGTACGCTATCAAAAAGTTGACATTCCGTACGATTCCAACGCCACGGAGCCGTTGGTTCCTGATGTTAAACTCCAAAACCTTCAGGCCCAACAACGGTTAGCGCCCGGAATTTGGCAAATAGTGAAACTTATCATTGACGAAAACGTGGCGAATCGCCAGTTGTACGATGGTACTATCACAAACCAGACTGGGCCGTTGCTTAATTGGTTCAATAAGGTTTGCCAAGAACCGTTCGTCGAGTTCATGGGTGAAACGTTTGGCGATCAGTATTACTTCATCGCTCGGCGCCCGCCCTTTGATCATGGAAGCGTGTTGAGGGCTTACAACTACGCCATTGGTGGAAGCGGTTTGTATCACGTTGTCCGAAAAGAGCAGGTCGTCGAAACTAATTTCAGCCAAAGTATCTCAAACGCTTATTCATGGTATTATCTTCGTCCGCGTATTTCGTTTGGCGGAAATAGCAAAACTACCTACTACATCCCTGCAGTATTCTTCCCTGAAATGGCTGCGATGTTTGGGTCACGTGCTTGTCACGTTCAGAGCAACTACTACAATGCCGTTGATACTGGCGAAGATGACATTGATAACGCCAACGAAGAGATCAGCAAGTCAGCACGAAATAACTTTGCGAAGTCGTACCTGCAAATGATGCTCGACTTGAAGTTCTTGATCGAAACGACGATCTATCTGCCGTTCACGCGCCAAGGAACTATCACACTGTATGGTTATCGCCAAATTAAGCGCGGTATGTGGATTCACTTCGCGCCAACAGACGAAATGTACTATGTCGATGCCGTGACGAACACATTCCAGAGCGTCGGAAACAAGGTATTTCGTTCAACCGTGTTACAGGTTTCACGCGGAATGAAAGTGAGTCTAATTGATGGAACAAACCAACGGTCATTAGGTACAGAAGATCGCGCAGGAGGGTACGCTCCTAAAGCAGGCTATTTTGGTCTTGTTGACTTTGGTTCAACCAGAGTGGGGGCTTCTTATCCTGAAAAGTGGAATGGTTTGATAGACGGTACAACTACTTTTAACGAGTGTATATCGAACATAAGAATTAATCAAACTATTTTGAATCAACTGTGTACAAAGGTAGGTTTCTTGCCTACGCAACAATAGTCCATGGAAACAAAAGAATACAGACGCGCTCCGGCGCCATTTGGCGTACAAATGAACCACCTCTATATGGGGTCTGGCGGTATAGGTTATATCGTCATACCTGAAGGAGGTGAGAATCGTGAATTGTATATCCAAAACTGCATGCGGACCAATACAGTTTCCATCCAAGGAGGTCCCGGCCGTTCGATTTACAACAATGTCCCTATTCCGCCGTCAGTGCTGGAAACCGTTGAATTTCCTGTATCTATTAACGAATTTGGAACGCCTATCGTTTGGGTACTGGATGAATACGAACAGTGGCCTATCGTGGTAAATTCGTTGGACTTGCGCAACTTCAACCAGCAGCAATACGGCCAACGAACGCTGCGCAAAGAATCTAACGGCGTTATCGCTGAAGTAAAGACCGATGCTTCTCAGGGCATCATCGACATCTATGTAAACGGCACGGAATACACTCCAGCGGAAATAAATATTCGCGTTCAATCGACAAACGCCGATTCAAAGGTCAATATTGTTTCCGACGCTGACATAAGCGTATCTGGCGACAAGAACGTTGAAATCACCTCTGCCGCTCGTATCACGGCGCATATTGTAAATGGCGTTGATACTGAAGCGGGCATTGAAGTCGTTCTCCAAGACGACGAACTTCAATACGCCACTAAAGGTGCAAAATCGACCTTTATTGTGAAAGAGGGGAAAGCGTCATTCAACAACGGCGAAAACCGCGGTATGGTAAATATTGCACAAATTGAATCGCTGGTGCAAGCCCTCCAAAAAGACCTGCTGATCGCTTCGTCTGGTTCGAACCTTTCAACATGGATGGCAAACGAGATGCCTAAAATGGAAGACAAGAAATTATCACATTAACGCCATGGGAAAGTTAGGAATAGACCCCTCAATGGTAATTCGCGCCACGTGTAAAGATTATATCGCTACACTCCCCGCAGAAGAGGCTGATAGCTATGTGGAAGATATGACAAAATCCGTCGGCGATTCTATCCAGCAGAAGATAGATGAGGCTGAAACGTGGTTGACCGCTGCCGAAACTTCCGGTCAAAACGCCATTGAAGCCTGCTCCACGCTGGCGGTTCAGGCCGTATGCGCTGACCCTATGGCTGGCGTGGCGTCGGCAGGCGTTATCGCTTCAGCTAAATCGGGAGCAGCCACAGCCAAGGCCACCGTTGCTACGGGCAATGCCGCTATTCAGCAGGTAATACGAATTGTTGGCGGTTTCATGCTACCTTTACCAGCGCCCGTTACCGCTGCTGCTCAACTGCTGGCTTCGGCCGATGCAGCGCTGTCTGCACTGCCCTTGTAACAAGTATAATTGATGTAAATTTACGACGATGCCGACCATAGCAGGAACAGTTCTGAACAAAGCCAAAGGAGACTTCGCTACCGCAGCGAGCGACGCGCTCGTTACGATGGGGCGCGGGTTGGTACACGCTGTTGCGCCGGACGACTACGAGTATTACATGTGCACGTTGGAGTTGTTGAGGTCAAGCGGTGAAACAGCGGCTTTCATGAACTTACCTGTAATGCCCAGCAACATCACTGAAAGCCGTACATCGCTAACTACCATCACCAAGACCAACAACGTGGTAGTGTCGATGATCAATCCATCGTTCAACCCCGTCGATATTTCACTGCGTGGTACGTTTGGCCGCAAATTGCGTATTTCATTCGGCCAGCAACAGTTCAAGGACCAAGCCGAGGACGGGGCTTCGATACCGTTTTTCAACATCGGTATGTTTACCGGAGCGGCTGGCGTTGGCGATAACCGAACGATGATTGCTAAAACGGGGTATGGTCTCACCAAGATGATGCAGAAAATCTTGACCGCTGCTACAAAGTTGGACCCCAACGGCAAGCCCTATCGGTTGGTATTTACCAACCACGCTTTCAATACGGCGTATTACGTTGAGGTCGTTCAGGATAACTATTCGATGGATGAAAACAGCAACATGATCTGGAATTACTCCATCGAACTCCGCGCTGTGGCGGCCTATACTACAATAAAGTCGGTGAACGACTTTTTAGGACAGGTCATGAACCAATCGTTGAGTAGAAGTGTGACACGCGTACTGGGGCAGGTTAGTGACCTGTTGACGTGCGGTGTCATGAATATGTTTTAGCCATGTTGATACCTGAATACATAATCCGCTTTTCGAACGTCACGAAATATCGCCTGACGGAGTTCTTGGAACGGTATCAAGACTTCTTCGACAACGACTATGCATCCATAGACCAGTATTTTTCCGGTCTCAGCGAAAGCGTCGATCACGATCGTTTGCGCCGCCTTCAAAAACTTCTCGGCGATTGCCGCGAACTTCAGGCCCAGTTCAAGAACTACAGTAACCGCTTTGATAACTGCGGCTATTGGCTGCTGATGGAGTGGATAGACGATCTTATCATACAGGTGGAAAAGGTCATGAAGTTACCCAAGTTCCGCCGCACCACGCTTACGGCTCGTAACTACAAGCCTGTAATTCAGGTCGAGTCTACTATTGGCGCACAACGTACCATGGAGGACTTGTCGTTTGCTATCCAGTCTAACGGCATGGACCGCGTTTCATGGGAGCAACTGATGTTGGATAATGACCTTGAAGAAGACCAGTGGGAAATCGACGAACTGAAGCCTGTTACTGCCATGGTGAATAATATCACTCCGGCTGCTGTGACGACTATTCTCGAACCGCCCGTCGGCGAACAGGTCTACGGCAAGGACATCGCGCGTAAAATTACGATCGAGGTTGAAGAAGAAGTGGAAACAAAGGCCGATTTCAGGCGATCTGGCGACCGAACGTCGGTTATATCGGCCCGGCGTATAGGTGACCTGAAAATCGCGAAATACAAGGATAATATCGACCAAAAGGTGATGATCCTCATGGGACTAAACCGCGGAACGGTTCCTGATAATCCGTTACTGGGCGTTGACGCTAACCTCACCGCAGGCGTCACGGCGGCCCAGCTGTCATTACCCACGGTTCGACGCCAGATGGTCGATACGTTCCTTCAAGACGACCTGTTTGAATCGGTAGACATGACAGCCGTTGAACAGAACCAAGACTCGTTGGTTTGTACGCTTGAAATTAAGACGAAGTACAACGACAAAGTGACCAAAAAAGTGAAGCTATGATAACGCAAATAACGCCAATAGAGGAACTCAAGCAGATGTGGCTTGAAATATTCCTGAATAAAACCGATAAGATATCTGACGTGTCAGCTGAGTCGGTTTTGAATGCCATGGCCTACGCCGATTCCAAAATCGGCCAGAAGATCATGGTCAATCAGGCCGTTATCGAAGGTCATATCTTCCCTGACACCGCCGCAGGCGAATACCTCGACGCGCTGGCTGCGTTACGAGGCGTTGCACCACGATTCGAAGCCGCTCCCGCTACGACCTACGTTCGCGTGATTGGCGATCCGGGCACGTTCTATCAGGCAGGCACGATGTTCACCTCAACGACCGGGTTAACGTTCGTTTCCACGGAAGACGCGACTATTGGCGGCGTCGATGAAAATACAGGGCGTGTGGTTGTAAATTCACGGTTGGCGTATATCCCAGTTCGGTGTACGAAGTCCGGCGCTACTACCAACGTGCCTCCGCTGTCGTTGAATCGTGTTAATCCTACACCGCCGGGACATCAAAGTTGCACCAACGAATATCAGGCCACTGGTGGGCGCGATAAGGAAGATGACGAAACGTTCCGCGTCCGTATCAAGGAAAGTGTCAACCAATTGGCAATGAACACTCTGTCGCAGTTGGAGCAGGTACTGATGAAAATCAACCCACGTGTTCTTCGAGTGTTGAAAGGCGGGTATGGCGAATCGCAAACTACAGGTTCTGCCGCTGAAAGCCGTATCAACCTCACGGTGGTTTCAGTCAACGGCCAGAACTTCACTCAAGAAGAGTTTGACGAAATGTATTCCCGCGCCGAAGAGTATTTGTGTCTTACCGACCTGTTGCGCGTTTCTATCGCCGGAGCGCGTTATCCGGCTATCAACCTGCGTAACGTGAACTGGCTTGCGGTCAACGTCGACTTCCGTGTTGATATCGACCCGGCCTACAACACGGACGACGTTCGTACCCAGATTCAACTTCAAATGAACAAACTGTTCGACTATCGTTTCTGGAAACCGGGCGACAAGGTTGAATGGGAAGATATGCTGTATGTCGTCAAGAACGTCGAGGGTGTGCGCTACGTTCCCGATACACACTTCAACCCCAGCTACGATATTAACGTTCCGGAATACACGTTACCTCGTGTACGGAGTTTCGTGATGCGCGATTTGGACGGTAACGTGATAATCGACAACAACGGAGTTCTTTCTGAAGTGTTCTACCCTAACGTCGAAGACTCAAACTACCAAGCAACCGTGTTAATGTCTATCTGATATGAATCTCACTACCTCTATACGCAGTAAGGTCGTTGTTTCGTCATCGAACGAAGTAACGATCACCGCCGTGGCTGAAGGCAAATTGCCTGAAATCTACGAGGCTGAGATTCTTCAGGAGCCGAAAACCATCAACAATACGTCAGGAGTTCAGGGCGACCTCATGATCAGTCTCGATAAGCCGCCTGCTGATGCTGCTCTTACGAGTGATGGCCGACTGGTTTTAACCGTGTCTGACGGCGAAGAGGATAAGTACCGCCGCGACGGTGCAAACTTGATGTATGACCGCACAACGGAGCCTGCGCTGAATAATACGATGGCTAACGTCGGCGATCAGCTGTTGGTGGCCATAACGTGTGATATATCAGGCCGCGTGTCGTTGACGGAGTTCGTTGACGACCTTACAGGCGTAAGCGCTCCAGCCGACGTGGTGAGATTATTCCAAGTGTCGGCCGACGGTATTTTCTGGACTGAATGGACTGAACTAACCGACGCCGTTCTTCAAGCGTTAGACCCCATTACGGCTGATGGTGCGTTGATGATCTCGATTCAGTACATCCGTCAAGGGGGCCTCGACCCCATCGAGTTCAAGTCGGCTATGTTCAGCGGCGCGGTTGAGCCTATACAGTTTGTTGCCCCGGTTATCGACGAGTCAATATTCGCTTCAGTGGCTTCTTCTGAACAGACCAAGCGTATAGAGCGTAACCTGTTCAAGAAACTGTACTATCGCGGCGTGATGGCGCAATATGTTACCCGCGGCGCTAATCGTGACTACGACGAAGATCGTGACTACGTTTCGTTGTTTTCTACCGTTGGACGTTTCTTTGCCATGATGGTTTCGTTCGCTAAACGGTTTGAAAACATATACAACGACTTCGAACTCCTGCGTGAGTACGTTCGTCAGATAGGACTGTATTTCGACGAAAAAAGCGTCACGCTGGAAGAACTTCAGTATTTGGCTTCACACTACTACGATGAGATACGCCAGCGCGGTACAGCCATGGTGTTTGCTCGGCGTGACAAAAATAGACCCTACAACGGCGAATTCGTAAGGCTGTTCGGCATCGAAGACAGTGACGAACTTTTGACCGCCAACCTGCCTGCGTCAGCCATGGGTTGGTGTTTAGGGAAGTCGTCGCCCTTGTATCGCGGCGTTGGCGATTCTAACCAGTTGAATAAAACCCGTGAAACGTCGCCTGACTTTGAGGCGTTGGACGACTTCGTGACTACGGGAAATGTATCCATCGAAGAAACCGCCGATAAGTACATCGTTGGCTACGACCGTGAAACAAAGGCTCCTATTTACAAGAACAAGGTTTGCCTCAAAATAACGGAACAAGGCGGTTTAGGACGCGGTGACGCCACTACGCCTGTTGATGATCGGGTGTATACCGCTGACTGCAACCTTTCATACGAAGTGTCGTTTTGGATGAAGAGTAACGGCAAGGGAACGCTGAATTTCGGCGTTGAAGGTTTCAACATTTTCAAGACCGCACTCAACACGGGATTCATTCGTTTGGATTCCACGCAGGTGACAGATTATTTCGCCAACGAATTGCCACTTTCGTCCTTGAAGGCCAACACGTGGTATCACGTTCGCGGTATTATCCACGCTTACAACACCAAACCCATTACCGTAAACGCACCTGGCCTGAACATTGCGCCGCACCTTGGTACGCAATTATGCTACAACAATTATTCGGTTGAGTACATTCTTCCGAAGATTCAGTTAAGTGGCGACGACTCCGCGGCTGTACTGTACATCTGGGACTACAAGATACGACCGCTCGTATACGGCAGGAATATTCTTCCGCTCAAGGAAACGCTCCGCGTTGACGCTCGTTCAAACGGATTTATACAATCACAGCGGTTGTTTTACATCTTCTTGAAGAATAACAACAACTCAATGTCGCAAGCCCAGCTGGAACAAATCGTGAATAAATACCTCATACCGTATGGATTCCAGCCTGTGTTTGTGTACGGTACTACGCCAGTTAACACTTCAACTACACCGTCGGAATTTACGCCGTATTTGGTATTGACGCCAAATTCAATTATCATAAACGCGAGTGGCACTCCAGCGCTTGTGGACCTGAAGACCAACACCAACGTCATTAAAGTTGAATAAAGATATGTCGAAATTGAAACTATCGCCAAACCTCTTTCTCGAGGTGGCTGAATTGGAGAACTTTCGTCGCCTGATGGTAGACGAAGGTTACAAGGCCGTGTTCCAATCGATGGTGAAAAACTTCGGAATTGCTCGTAATTCCGACTCCAGTGCTTTTGAAGTCACGGCTACTGGCGAAGAAAACATCGTTTCCGTGGCCCCCGGCGTGGCGTGGAATAAGGACTTTGATCGTATCATAAGTCAAGAGGCCGTTACACTTCAGGCCCTTCAGTCCGACGTCAAGACGTGGATAATTCTTTCTCGCGCCACAACAAACTACGAAGCAGGAACGGTTTCCGTCACTACCGACGGCACGCTTACTGGTGTTGGAACCGAATTCACAAAGGTACTGCGCGGTGGAGACAACTTCCCTAACGCCGTTAAGTTCATCGACTCTACAGCCAATATCCTCAGTTACGAAGTTATCAACGTGGTTTCTGACACGTCGGCTGTTATTGCCGCTCCCGCTACGGCCGAAAGCGACATGCGATACGGCGTTGTTGGAGCCTTCACGCCGGGCTTCGTTCCGTCGGCGGCCAATGAACTCATTTACGAGTATGACTCCTTCCAAATTAGGATGGTACAGTCGGAAAACGCGCCTGAAATTCAAGAGGGCTATGAGTTTATCATCGCCCAGCTGAACTGGGATAGCGGTGAAATGTCGATCGTCGATATGCGCAACTCGTGTACGTTTGACGCCGAACCCGCGCAGGAAATCGCTGCTGCTTCAACCAATATCGTGAGCGTATTGAACGTAGAACGGTACGGAAATATGCTCCGCGTTGGCGTTGAAAACGGATACACCGTAACGGGTTTCGAAATACGAACATCGACGCTTCAATTCCGCATTTTGGAAGGCAAGAATAACGTACTCGGTACGGTATCAGGCGGCGCAGGCAGTATTCCGACATCGGCATTTGCCGGTTGGACGCTGTTCAATCGTGCTACTGGAAAGGGTGTTCGTATCGTAGATAACGCCAACACTACACTTACGCTGGCTTCGTGGAGCGGCGATATTGCACTTGGCGAAGGCGACGAATTCGTGATTGTACCAACGGTGGCTGATATCGAATACCAGCTACTGGCCGCTGGAGCGACTACATGGAGCAGCGTTCGAACCACAGCGCGTTTCCCCGTTACGGACGCTCAAGTCAACATCTTCGTACCGCTCAACAGCGGTCAAACTTCTCTCACGCTGCGCTACCGTGATATTGACGGTCGTGCTGCAAGTGCCTTCAAAGCATTCGCCGCTGCAGGTTATAAAGACCTCATTGACGGAATGTCGAAAATACTGACGAACTCTGTTTTGACTGTAAATCTATGATGCTCTACTTAACAGGCGCACCGAACTCCTTGATGACGTCATCTGACGCGCCTCAGAACGACCCTCGTATGAGTTTGGGAGGTTACGTCAGTTCGACCCCGGTGCCGAATGCGGCGTTGAATACGCTGTTTGACCAGGTGTCGCTGCTTACGCTTCAGAACCGTCCTACGGAATGCATGGCGTTTGCGCTCATCAACAAGACGTCACAACCTGTGGCTGACGTTGAAATCAAGATCGTTGGTGCTGATGATGATTTATGCCAGTTTGAAGTGGCTGCGGTAGTGGTGAAGAACCTTCAAATGGAATCGCTCCGCAACCGATACTCGTTACCCATCGGCGCCACATTCTACAACGCCGACTTTCGACGTGCAGGCGTGCAAGTGACCATACAGTCGCCTGCGTCCGTAGGTGAGGAGTTTGTATTAGAACCCTTCAATATTCTCGTCAAATCGCCTAAAACGGCCGATTACGAAGGAACGTTCAATGCTGTTAAAGCAGCGTTCGAGGGTAGTTCAGTATGGCAGGTGGTATACATCAGTGAAAAGGTCTTCCGCATTGAACGCAAAGACTACGAAGCTATCGAGCCGTTCCCTGTGGAAGTAATGGCTGAAGAAGACGGTCGAATACGCTTGGAGTTCGATGGTGACTTCCGCAACGCCATCAATAATACGCTGCTGTTGGCTGAGAAGCTAAATCCTGATGACTGCATAGGAATCTGGCTCAAGCGTACCATCAAGGAAACAGCGCATAAGACGTGCGATCAACTGTTCGAAGAATACGACGAAAAAGTCAAAGAAGAAACTCTCGAACGTATTTCACTTGTCGTCAATTATAACCCTGTTGACACTCGTGAATACAGCGACGAGTATAACGAACAAGAATATTCATAAGCCTTATGCCACTGTCTTATAACGACGTCCGTAAACTCATCCTTCAGACCCTCGAAGAGCGGCCCGAGGGGACCAAGGTAGAGGTCCCCAACCAGCAGAACTACGAGTTGGCGCTGTTGGACTACGTTCAGCAGTTGGAAACGACGATGAGTACGTCGATGGTCGGTATCGCCGACGCCACCACGGAGCCTATCGAACCGCCTTCGGCGCGTGTTGCGTACCTGTCGCAAGTGGGCGTCAACACCACCGTAACGTACAAGAACTTCGTCGATGCCCAGTTGAATCCGCTGGAAGTTACTACGGACGAAAGTCATGTGGCGTTTGTAACGCTGTTCTGGAATACCAACTACTGGCAGTTACAAGCCGTTATGATCCCCGTTATTGGCGGCGGTGGCGGTACAACGGATTATAACCAACTTAACAACCTCCCTACTATTAACGGTGTTACGATCAAAGGTGATCTTACGGCTGAAATGCTGGGGTTGGTTTCAACGGAAATATTCAACAACTACAAGAGCACTACCGACGGTCGCCTCAACGCAATCGAAGAGGTGTTATTCGGTCAAAAGGCTACGCTGACGGCGGCTGTGGTTCCGACTCATATCGCCGACGGTGTACCGACCGACGTGACTGTCAGCTGGTCTACACAGTACGACGGTCAAGAGGTAACGCCTGATTCACTCACGGTAAAACGCGGCGACACGGTACTTACGACCGACGTATCGCTTAAGAGCGTTGTAGACCGCGTATCTACCGCTGCACGGTACACGGTATCGGCTGTGATAAAAGGCGTCGCAAAAACGGCTGAAATCGTCGTTGAATCGAATTCCGCTATGTATTACGGAGCCAATCCGAAGGACACACTCACTGAAGACGATGTACTGGCTCTTTCGAAGCGTGAAATCGAAGGAAGCGCTGCAGGCGATATTGAGGTTATGTTCAACGAGGTGGCATATCTTTGGGTGTGCGTACCTGCGCCAATGACCATTCGCGGCGTTTCATCCAGCGGTTTCACTGTGCCTATGAAGCCTGCTGTGGAGGTTTTGGTCAGTGGAAGCAGTTATAACTGCTATCGAAGCGCCAACCAGTTTGCAACGGGTGAATTTATCGGTGTTATATCATAATTACAAAGTATCATGGGAGAATACATCAACATTTATGGCTTGCTGTTCGCGAAGACTGCTGACGGTAAACTCGCTTTCACGGGCCAAATCTGGGACGAGACGCTGCAAAAGTTCCAGTCCGACATCAACGCCAAAACCCCTCAACTTGGTGAAGACGGGAAACTGCCTATCGACCTGCTGCCTGAATCGCTTCAGAACGCTACGTCGAGCGAGGTTGTAGCGTCGCTGCCTGAAACGGGCGAAGCCAACAAAATCTATCTCGTCAAGCGCGAAGGAAGCGATCCGGTGGTTTACGATCCTTCGATGTGGATCGACGGCGCTTGGGCTTCGTTTGGAGGATCGGACGGCGGTTCGGTGACATGGGATGACATCCTCAACAAGCCGACCATTGCCAACACCTATCAGCTCCCTGACGATTTTCAGTTTGGTACGCCTGTAAGCGACGAAGTTCATGCCGCTATCATGGCTGCTAAACTTATCATCGTCCCTCAAATGTACACAGGAACTCCCGCCTACGCAGGGATGATTCTCACTTTCACCACGGCGACGAACGGAATTCTCTATTTCAATGCGCCTTATATCGCTGATTCTTTCGTCAGAATCACTTACACCGAGGCCACGAAGATTCTGTCGGCTCCTGCTTCTTCGCATTACATCGACTACTCGGCTGTACACACAACTCAGCAAACACTCTCGACTGCACAGAAAACGCAAGCACGAACGAACATTGGCGCCGCCGACGAGGAAGCGCTCAAAACGCTTTCGGACAATTTCGTAATGCCGATGATGGAGGCACTGGTGCCGATGAACGCAGGCACGGGCGGCGACGATCTTTCACAATACGATATCGCCGCCAACAGCGATATGTACAACTTCTTGATGAAGTTGATCAAATTCCAAAACACCATCGGCTCTGAACTCACGAACCAAGTGTTCTGGTTTTACACGCAAAACAGCGATCCTGACGATTCAGGCCGGGTATTCAGCGCAGTCATTTCATGGGCCAGCACCGACAACGGCAAAAAGTTCACCGTGATACGCGCTAATGGCGATGTTGCCGAGTACGAAATCACGATCGACGAAAGCGGAAGTGAGGTTGTGCCCACGGCGCTTACACGCTTGAACCACTCCAACCTGTTTGCCGCCGGAACAGGTGCGGTTCTCTACGACAAGGCTCAAACGCTTCAAGACGCCGAAAAACTCCAAGCACGAGAGAATATTGGCGCCGCTTCTCAAGCCGACGTCGATGAAATCAACCAAATCCTGTTCACCCAGTATACGGCCCTTACGATGAGTCGTACTCCGGCGTCGTTCGAAAAGGGCGTTGAAACCGCTGTGACGCTGAACTGGTCTACGAAGTTCAACAATCAGGAAGTCACGCCTGATTCCATCGAGGTCAAAAAGGGGTCTACGGTTCTTACTACCGATAAGACCCTCAAGACAATCGGCGATAACGTTTCCGACACTCAAGCCTACTCCATGACTGCGGTCATCAAGGGTATTACCAAGACGGCTTCGGTGACGGTGAATGCTTACTATCCGATGTACTTTGGCGCGTCGGCCAAGGACGCTCTGGTTTCGGCTGACGTACTGGCACTGACCAAGCAGCCCATTAAGTCTTCGCCCGCCGGCAACGTAACAGTCGAGGTTGGTGCCAACGAATACCTCTGGCTGTGTGTACCTTCAACGATGACCATCAACAGCGTGAAGTCGGGAGGCTTCGACGTACCGATGGCTGCTCCGGTTACGGTTGCCGTTGACGGCAAAGGAGACTACAAGTGTTACCGCAGCGCAGGTCCCTTCGCTGAAGGTACGTTTAACGGCGTAATTGCATAAGTGTTATGGCAGAGATCGATATATACGGCCTTCTTCATAATAAGGCAGCTGACGGCAAGTTGGCGCGAACGGAACAAATCTTCGATGAGGAAGAACAGCAATTTCAAAGCGCGATCAATGCCAAAACCGTTCGTTCTATTTCAGTTCGCGGTGTAGAAATCACCGAGAACGCACCCTCTCAACAAGACAACATCTTATACATTGAAGTAAAACCCGAAGAATAATGGCCAATAGAAAGATAGCGGATGTGGTACTCAACGGACGGCGTTTGCTGTCCGGCGAGGCCGTCCGTCGTGTTCTATTCAACGGTCAGGTTATTTGGCCTTTTATTGAAGGACAAACCACACCGACTATTCAACGTGTTGTCTACAATGGTGAAGTGTTGTATGATCGACGTTCCTTGCCATATCTCGACATTGAGAAATTGATTGTCTATGTAAGTCAAGACCCCTTGGAAGAGAGCAAGAACATGGTATTTACGAATACAGAATTTACTGTAGAATAACTTCCATCTCAAAAAAAAAAG